TGACGGCTCAGGATCGGGTAGGGCGTAAGCGCAGTCCGCGCACATGATCGCCCGCTTGTCGCCGATGAAGACGCGCTCTGCTTCCGGCTTGCTGGCACAACCATCACCGTGACATCGAGACAGATAACTTCCTGGCGCCCAACCATAGCGCTGCGGTCGATCGTCTCGCTTGGTCGGGAATGAAAACAACGGCTTTGTTGGCTTTTTCAATGGGCTCATTTTGACCTCACGATACAAGGATGCGTTGCAGTTCGCCCATCACCGCACCCGGAAGCGCGTTAAGGTCACGCAGCACGGAATACTTCGGATAGAAGGTCTTGACCGACTGATCCAGGATGCCGAGACCGACGCACTCGATCTTCTTTTTGTCGAGTTCGGCGACTGCGGCGTGCAGATCGGATGCGAGCTTATGGTAATTGCCGTTCCAGCCGGCTGGCTGTCCGTCTGACAGCACGATCAGCACCTTGCGAACCTCTGTCCGCTTTACGAGCCGATTGCCGGCATAGCGCACACATTCGCCGTCGATGTTGCCCGACAGATCGATTGTGCCGTTGTAGCCCATGACGAAGCGCCGCTTGATCAACGGATTGATCCGCTCGTCGAAGCCTTTGTAGATCGGCATGTAGATCGGCTCCCAGCGTGTATAGGGCTTGCCGACAAGCGCCGTTTCACGATGAATAATTTCCTTTTGCTTGTGACTGGCGTTGTAGCAGGTGAAGCCGAGAACCTCATGCTTGATACCGACCCGCTCAAGCGTCTGCGACAGCGCATAAGCCGCTTGCATCGCGATCCGAATTTTCGGGCCATTCATCGAGCCGGAATTGTCGACCAGCAGCGAGACGGCTGTTGCCTTCGACAGATTGACCTGTAAACGACGGAACACCCGATCGTCGTTGACGTGGAGACGATGCAGGGATCCACCGTGTAGCCTGCCAGATCGAAAACCCGGAATCTTCACGGTCTGGGTTCGCGACGCCATCATCCGCTCGATATGCTTCTGCATCGGGCCGACCATGTGCCGGGTCGCTTCTTCAAGACCCTCGACGCCACGACCAACATCGCAATCATCGGGCGGCTCGATGCGATCCCAGTCCTGTGTCAGAACCGTGTAATCAGCGCCGCGCGTCTGACGAATAGCCTCGTCGCCGATGATCTTTGAGACGGCGGCAGCAGCGTCGGAATCGGCCGGATCCGCTTCGAAATCATGAAACACGGTACGCGGCTTCTCGTCAGCCTTTTCCTCGTGTTCGTCGTCAGACTCACCCGGAGGATCCTCGTCTTCCTCTTCACCCTTGCCGCTGTCGTCAGTCTCGTCGGGTTCATCATCGCCAGTTTCGTCGGTCTCGGGCGTCTCGCCTTCACCGCCGTCTTTGTCTTCGGACGAAGGATCGGGTTCTGCGTCGCCTTCACCCTCGTCGGCGCCGTCCTCTTCTTCCTTCTCACCAGCATCATCTTCGCTGGTATCCTCTTCGCCGGCGTCATCGCTCGACTCGTCGGAGGCGTCGTCATGCGACGGCTTTGCTTTCGACGTGCTGTCGCTTTTCGATTTGGGCTTGGACTTTGATCCGGATTTGCCGGAACCACCCTCGGGCGGCGCGTCGCTCTCGCCACCACCACCTTCACCGTCGCCTTTGCCGGAACAATCCTTGTCGTCCTCAGACTCGGGCTCCGGATCCTTCTTCGGATAGAGGATATTATAAAGCTCCTCGGCGACCTCCAGACACTCCCAGGAATCTTTCATCTTGGGAATGCGATCGATGATCCGCGTCGGCGTCGCATCGAGGAGGGCCTTGATGTATTCGTTGTCCCAGTGCTTGCCGTCATCCAGGAAGCGCTTGAACTCGCTCTGTCCGGACCAAGCGCGAACGACCACGACCAACAGCACGTTGAAGCGCTGTTTCGGATCATCCTTCGTCTTTTCGACCGCGTCCTTAATGATCTTGTGCAGAAAGATCGTGTAGAGCTTGTCCAAGTTGTAGCCCGTGCCTTTGAACCGCTCGCACATCTTCCGCTCGATGAAGGTGTCTTCGAGCATGTTGGCGAGCATGTGCATTCGCTTCGCGCCAAGCTCCGGATTGTGATTGAATTCACGGGCCTTATCGGCGCCTCGTGACGCGGCCATGCGCGGCACGTCCCAGTCGGTGAACAGAACGTGGGCAACCTCGTGATCGATGAAGCCCTGAATTGCGAGGCAGAAGTCCTCGCTCGCATCGTCGGCGATGTAGGGAATATTGATCAGAACAGGGCGACCCTTCGCGTCGCATTCGGCTCGCGCCTGAGTGCCGATCTGCGTCACGCGCAGACCTTTACCGGCCAACATCGGCGTCAACTTGCTGACGACCTCACGAAGAATCTGGACCCTGTTCATTTTTTCCCCTTTAAGTCAGTTCTGACTCTAACGTGACACTACAACTCGAAACTCTGGATTACTACCGGGAGAAGGGTGGCATCACCCAGGGGCGGGATGACCACATGAATGTGTCCGAAATTGTCGTGTTCGCCGGTAAACACTGTGATCGCCGAGGTGCTGTGCTCGGTTCGATTTTTCAATTCTTCGGCAATTTGATATGCGCGGTCGATAGTGACGTCGATGATGCTCGGGGAGGTCTTGCCAGCCATGATGGTCCTTCGTTCGAAAGGCAGTGGAGAATAGTCAGTTCTGACTTAACTTTCTAGGTAAAAACAAGGCGGTCACGCATGACCGCCTAAAAGCGGGATTACTCCTCGCTGAGAACGGCCTTGATCTTCCGTTCCTGGGCCGCGGTGATAGCAGGAACCTCACCTCCGGTCATCGCGCGAACCTTTCGAACAAGCGCGCGCTCGTTTTTGGTGTAGATGTCACCAAAAATATCCGCAATAGCCTTCTCGGCGCCAGGCCAGAACTGGGGCAGGGCCAGGCGAAAGAGATAAGCCGGGTCGCAATCGAGCGCCACAGCCAGTTGAGGAATCTTGTCAAGCGGCACCTTGACGGTGCCGGCCTTCCACATATTGACCATGCTCGGCTGATCGTATCCGACCATGTGTGCAATATCCCGCTGAGTGATGCCCAGCAGTTTTTGCTTGTCGATTTGATCGGAAATAAATTTGAACAGCGGCAGGTCTGGATTATGAGCGGAACCTCGACCAGTGCTATGCGCCGCCGTCTTCGCGGCCTTTTTTGCCATTCCACTAATCTCCTGAAACATTAAATCCTCACTCGTTACGCTACCGCTTTAATCGATCTGTTTTACGCTTCGATTATAGCAATCGATCAACGGATCGATGTTAACGTCACGCGGGTTGATTCAAAACTGACTGACAACACCAATAAGTCACGATCAAATCTGAATTGTCAACGCGGACTTATATGACAGTTGAAGGATAGGAAAATATTCCGTAATCCATGTTATGCGAATCCGTGCAATGCGGACTCTTCACGACTCATTTCGAATCGGGCATTACTCGTTACGTTACGAGTCAGTCAGGGATGCCAGATGACGGACATTAAAAGCCAACGGCGTGTCGAACGGTTGCGTCGCAATCGACGCGAGCGCGGTCTGAAGGAAACGAACGTCTGGCTCCCCGAATCAGTCCGGCTTGCGATCGAGGAAGCCGTGACGAGTGGTCAGTATCCGTCGCGTCGCGTAGCAATCACAACGGCTTTGGAGCAACAATTCCTAGCTAAATCAGAGGCTTAGACAAGCAAAAGCCCCACAAGGCGCCAACCTTGCAGGGCTTTCGGAGATCATCGCTGGAAGGCATAACCTACCGGGCAAATCGCTCTAAACACAGCCCTTTATGCCTTCCCTCAGCATCAGTGTCAAGAACACCGATTCGGTGATCGCTCCCGCTTGTCCAAAATTGGGAAAAGACCATGCGATCGGCATCAGGGGGCCGGCGATTGACGGCTGCTGCCTTGGAGGGACGCCAATTCTCGCTCGTCGAGGACTTAGTCGTCTCTCGCAAAGAACTCGCGCAATGTGCGCGCAACGCCATGAAGGCGATCAAGATGCGCCCCTCCCTGCGGCTGGTACTTGCGGAGCTGGTGGGCTGCTGGGGCGAGACAACGCTCCAAAACAAAATCTACGTCTGGCCCTCCAACGAATACCTCATCGAGCGCACCGGTCTTTCTGAACGGGCCGTGCGCTATGGGATCCGTGGTCTGGTTAAGCTGCAAATCATCGTGCCGAAGGATTCGGCGAACGGCAAACGCTTCGCGATCAAGAACCGCGGCGGGAGCCTGGTCGACGTCTATGGCTTCGATCTGACGCCGATCTATGCGCGACGTGGCGAATGGATCGAAGGTATGGCTGCGATCGCGGCCGATCGAGAGGCTCGCGCCAGGCTGTTCGACGAAATTACGATCTGCCGACGTGTCATCGCAGACGTACTGGAATCGTTTGCGTCTCAATATCCGCTCGCTGACGCTGGGGCACTCACCGGTGCGTTCACCGATCTCACAGAGCAAACTCCCCGTCGCAATCTGTCGAGCGATCTGGGGCCGCTACAGACGCTCGTTGATCGATATCGGAAGCTGCGCCATCGCTCCGAGCAGGAGTTTTATAAAGCCGCCTCTGGGGGCAAATCGTGCCAGCATATTGAAACAAACCCTCTGAATCTAAAATCTGAGGATTGGAACAAAAGCTCGCAGGATCGAGCTGGTCGCGTGGAAAGTCCTTCTCCGACGATCGACCTTGGATTGGTGACCGAAGTTTGTAGGGAAATTTTGGACTACGTCGAACCGATCCGCACCGAGGTCGACCTGGTTGCGGCCGCGCGATATGTCCGCGGCAGTCTTGGCGCCAGCCCATCAACCTGGGATGAGGCTGTCGAGGTGTTGGGACCGATCAAAGCGGCCGTAACCGTGCTGCTGGTACTCCAACTCCACGCCAACGACGCCCGCGCCGGCACCAATCGGATCAAGAACCCCGGAGGTTATCTGCGCGCCATGATTCGCATGGTTGCAGACGGTCGGGTTGATCTGGTTGCGGAGCTGTTCGCACTGCGGAGAAAGAATGGTGCCGGCTGAGAGACTTGAACTCCCGACCTCCTGCTTACAAGGCAGATGCTCTACCAACTGAGCTAAACCGGCTTGATCTTTCGCGTCGAATACCGCGACTGAAACTCGACTATAGCGACAATGTCGCGGCGTAATCGCTTGGTGAACTCGTTCGCCAGATCAATCATCGGCTGGCGACTGTGGATCTTGACGAAATCAGGAGGCGTGTAAGCCATCCAATCATCCTCGATCCGAACGATCCAAAGTCGCTTGTTGATCTTGCGGACCTCGAACGTGCCGGGACAATTGGCTGGGAGAGTAGGATTCGAACCTACGGTAGGGACATTAACAGTGTCCGGCCTTACCACTTGGCTATCTCCCAAAACTTAAACGAGGTGTGGGCATACTTGCCCCATCCACACGTTGCAGCCGCCTCGCCTCTCGGCGAAACCCCGTAGAATGGAGCGGCGAGACGGGCTTGAACCGTCTACTTGGCGAGCGGTCCAGTCGGTCGATCAACTCCAACCGATTCCGTCGTTGCTGCCTTCAGCGCGCCGCGAAACTCTCTTTGATGCGTGAAACACCGACGACAATACGGTCGATCCGGTTCGCCAGTGTTTCGGTTAAACTGGGGCTTCCAATCGTGCTCGATGCGCGGCTTGTGACCGTCCGGATGCGTCGCGTAGGTCGTGCCGCATTCGTCGCAGCCTTCGCAATCCTGCGGATTCATGCCGGATGCGAAGTATTCAGATTTGCCGCATTTGCACCGATAGTAGATCATAACCAACCTCTAAACCTGGAAGCGGGGGTCGGACTCGAACCGACGACCTTCAGGGTATGGACCTGGCGAGCTGACCAACTGCTCTACCCCGCCTTAATTTCAGCCGATCGTAAACTTTACGATCCGGAATTCCTTATCGAGGATCACATTGAGCCGCTTGTGATCGACATCGATATTGCCGCCCATACCTTCGCAGGGCCGAATGACATTTACCGACAGACGCATCTTGTTGGCGTGTTCGGCGACCGCGTCGGCCGCGTAGAGCCACTGCATGTTCTTGAAGGTGTTCAAACTCGACAGATTCATTTTCTCTTCCAGATAATCTAAAGGCGGTCCCGTAGGACCGCCCTCGACAAACACTTGAACCGAAGTGCTGTCGGTTATGCGAGAGTGCCTGTGTTGTTCAGAACGACCCAGGTGCCGCCGAGGAACTTGGCGCGGAAATACTTGCCGACGGTGTCGAGGGTGATCTTGGTGCCACCCGCGAAGGCGCCGTTGACCTGCGCGTTCGAGCCTGCGCCCTTCGTGGCGAGATAGACGGTCGTTTCCTGACCCTCCTCGCCCGCCGGCAGATCGAATTCCGATACGGCGCCAGCCGGGGTAATCAGCGCCTTGGTTTCGGCGTCCAGGTTCAGCTTGTCGCCGGTTGCGCCACCCACGAGCTTGGCGTCGGCCGTCGCGACCGAAGCGGCCAGCGTGAAGTCGTTGCCGGCGTCGTCATAGGCGTCATAGACAACGTGCAGCTTGGTGCCGCCGACGTTCGAATAGGTCGCAACGGCAACCTTCGGATCGGTCGAAGCGTTCAGGACCGCAGCCAGAGCGTCGAGCGAAAGGGTCAGGGTGGCATCGACATTGAACTGGTTGCCGGCCGCGCCGTTCGCCTTTGCGGTAAAAACCACGCCGTTGATGGTCACAGTGTCGTCGGCCACGATATTCGTGGCGAAAGTGATGTCGCCGGCTGCTCGGCGCTTGCCGCCGAACGAGTCCCACTGGCGCTTGCCAGCCGCAAGTTCAACGACCTTGCCGTCGTGAGTAAAATTTACATTGGTCATCGTCGATCTCCAGGTGGCTCTCAGCCGGGATATAAGTCAGTTCTGACTTATTATAGCACGTTCGAAATCAGAAAAAAGGGGCGGATGATTAAATCCGCCCCTCAGAACAACGCAAGGAACCCTTTCGGGATACCTAAGATAGGATGCGCTCCGCTATAAGTCAATTCTGACTTGGTTCGGAAATTCGCAGCAGATCGTCGGCGGTTGTACTCAGCGGCCCATAAGCGATAAGATCCGGCTGATCCCACTCGCCGTTAACTCGGGCACGGACGGCTCGCAATTTACCCTCGGCGAGACGGGCACGCGCCAGAAGCTCGTTATTGTGCTCCAGAAGATCCTGATTGCGCCGCTCCAGCTCCGCAATCCGTTCTTCCAGCAGTTCGATCGCAGCGGATCGGGCGACGTGTTTGATGACCTCTTCCGTAGGTCCGGATTGCCACATTGCCCCGCTCATATCTCAATTCCCTTCTGTTCGAGAATCCAGGTCGAGGCGTAGAGCTGCCCGTCTTCGTTTCGTAATTGCGAAAACGGTATCCAGTGATCCTCGCCCTTCCAGTCGAACAGGGCCGCTGCCGCAGTCGTCGCTTTGAGATCGTCAGGATCGAATTCGACAAATCTACGCCGATCCGCATCGGTGAGATCGTTCAGTTTCTTGAGCAATTCCCGCAGCATCAATCGATCCTTCCGTTCTCGTGAAAATCGATGGCGACCGGGAATCGCAGCGAGCCGTCCGGCGTGCGTCCGAAGTGTCGAATTGTCGCCTGATGATAGCGAGAGGCGTTTTCGAGCAGCTCCTTCGCGAATTCCTGGCTACCGCGCATACCGGCGCCTACTTCGTTACCCTCAACATCGAGGACGACACGCTTGGCGTAGCCAGCCCAGTTGCCGAGCCCCTCCTCGATCCGCTTGATCGGAAATTCCTCGGTAATGAATTCCTTGCGCTTGAGCAGGGACGCCGATCGAGCGTCGAAGTCGTATGGCGCATTGAGTCGCACCATCTGCCCTTCATAGCCGTTCGCGACATATTCGCCGTTCAGTTGATCGAGCAAATCCTGTGTTCCGACGTGGGCAGTCGAAACAAAGCGAATGAAGTTCCCACCAAACTTGTCGAATTCCTCGAAAATGTCGGCAAGCGTGGAAGTGCGTTCTCCAAAAGGTGCTCCACATGCCATGTCGTAAACATGGTACTGGATGAGCTTCGCGGCCTCGGCGCGCTGCTCGTCGGTTGGCTTCTGCTTCCGAACCACGCTGACGATCTTGTTGAAATCGTCCTTGAGATCGTGGTTGTAGAATTCGCCATCGAGCACCAAGTCCGGATACTTGACGAACACCGGCGCCAGTGCTTCGAGAATGTGATCGCAGTTGTAGTGCCGCTGCAATTCACGGCTGAAGGCGCCGTGCCGATTGATCATGGCGCGAATGCCATCGAGCTTCGGCTGAGAATAGACCGGGAATTTCAAAGGCTTCTTGAGCTTGTCATAGGACTTCGCCAGCATCGGCCCTTGCGGGACGGCGCTCAACTCGATCTCGGTCCAGCGATACTCCCGCTTGAGCTTCTTCTTCATTTCAGCTTCGGCCTCAGCGAACGCCTGCTGTTCCGCGGTTGTCGCATTCGCCCGGCCCTCGTTCTTCGGCTCGCACTTGGTCCAGCCGGACGTGACAAGCGCACCACCCTTGATGCCGGCAATCGTGCGATAGCTATCGCCCTCGACCTCGTATTGCCAGGTGCGAACCTTGCCAGTGGTGTCGAGCTTGTAGATCGGTGTCGAAATCATGGATTGTCCTCTTGCGGTTTGGAGATTGTCGCCGGTGACAGAATGTTCAAAAGATCCATTCGCCGATCACAGGCGTAACTGGCGAACGCAAAGGCGGTGTCGGTGTAGGCAAGGCGATGAGCCTCGTAGAAAAACTGTTCCAGTTTCTTCAGGCGCCACTCTCGCGTTTCGTCCTCGACAGCCTCGGCTTCGGTCTTGAAGATTTTGCCGGTATCGCTCAGGTAGCCGTCGACACGCCTAGCCATGTGTCGTCTCCGCGTTGATGGCCGCGGAAAGATCGCCGGTTGTTGCCGCTTCGATCGTCTTGTCTTTCTTGACGGCGTGAGACGATTTGGTGTGATGCGGCTTCGAAGTGGCGTGTCCAGCCCGATGCCGGGCAAGATCGTTCGCCTGAAGCAACGCCTGCTGCTCTTTTGAGTTGAGCGCGAAACGATCCATTTCGCTTTTCAGGACCAGCACCGGCGCGACCTTGTCGAGATCCACGTCGCGCAACTTGCGAAGTGTCGCATCTGTCGCGTGGTAGTCGTCGCTGCCTTCGCGCACCATCCGCTTAAGAATGAACGGGATCGGGCACTTGCTCGAATGCATGGCGACCTGACAGCCCTGCCGGACATCGACTCGATCGCCCCGCGCAACAGCGTCGCGCAAGGCAAAGCATGAGGCGATCTTCGTCTCGGCGTTGAAAACCGGGCATTTGAACCGGAACTGATTTTCCGGCGACAGTGTCTTCGAATGCATTACCATGCTCCCCAATTCGTCTGTGCAATGTCATCGGCGAACTCTTCGAGTTCGTCGGAATCTTCCAGATCCTCGCTGCGCGCTCGCAACAAGCCGATCAGTTTGATTTGCGGCGCCCGCAGCGCGACCAGAAGCTCGCCCCGCGCCAGCGTGTTCGCCAGCGCGAGCGCGTCTTCCAGCATCGGGCGTGAATTCACCAACTTCCCCACGACGAATTCTCCTTGATGCGTTCTTCGAGCGTTGGCGCAGCGGGTGTGGGATCCGCGATAGTGGGTGCCGCGACTTCATCGTCGCTCAGCCAATCGACGTTCTTGACGACAGATGCCCAATACAGTCCAAGCGCGCTCTTGAGTTCCTCGATCGTGTCGACCGTCGTGATCGACTTACCCAACTCCTCCCGGTATTCGCGATGGAATTTACTTCTGACGTAGCTGTTGAAATGTCCTTCAAGCTCCCTCTCGCTCGTGGTGGTTCGAACCTTGAGACCGTTGCCCCACTGTCCGGCTTTCGCCCAGCGTGTGATTAGGAAACCCTGGTTCGTGATCGAATCGCGAACAGCGACAAGGTGATAGTCTTTGCCGCCAGACGAGGAAGGTGCGCGTCCGGATCGACGCTTGATCACATAGGACATTTCAGATTGTTCTCTGCGTTGTTAGTGAGACTATAGCGATTTCATCGCGGAAAGCGGTCGGCAAAAGTCAGAACTGACATTTATTTTGCGACCGTATACGGATTGCGCAGGCGCCATTTCACCGATAGCCCCTTACTATAGCGCTTGGCCGACCAGAACGCCTGACGCACAACCTCGGGCAGAACCTCGTTGGGATCCCGATCGGCCGGCAACAGTGCGATGCGCGCCTTAAGACCGATCTTTTCGAGAAGTTCGGCGGCGTCCAGCGCCGAAACCAAGGCCCGCCATTCGCCGTCCCACATGATCGTGACCTCTTGAGTGCCAAGATTGCGAAGCTGACGGAAACGACCCAACTGATCATTGCCGTCTACCGATCCGTAGCTCAGGTGCTTGCCGAATGATCCCACGGCGATCACGTCCCGTAGCTCGGCGTTTTCGTCGAAGGCTTTCTTGATCGCCATAACGTCAAAGGCGCCCTCGCCCATGCAAACGCGGCGATGCCGTTGGGCTGATTGACCATTCAAAAGATATCGACCGGTTCCAGGCAAGCCTTTCGGAAAGAGATATTTCCGATCACCGGCAGTTCCTGTGACGTCACGTCCCTGAAATGTCTTGCATTCGCCGTCGAGGTCGAACACCGGGATGATGACTCGACCGTCGAACCGCTGACCTCCGGTTGTGCCATCTTCGCGCGGGAAATTGTGCCAGCCTTTTTCGCAGTAGCGCAGGTGAAAATATTTGGCGAGATCGTTGGTGATGCCGCGTTCTTCGAGGTAAATCAGGTTGCGACCGTCCTTGGTCGGCAAGGCCATTGACGACGGCAGTTTGACCGTTCCAATGTCGACCGCGACCGTCGTGGTGGTCCGTGGACGCCAACCGCGCTCACCCATGACCTCTTCCATATGACGATAGGTCGCGCGCCAATCGGCTTTGCTCTCCATGTCATGACCGAGGGTCAGATGGACGAATTTTTGCTTGCTGAAGGTCTCATTGCAGACGAAGCAGTTGCCGCGCCCGGTTTCGGCGTTGAGATAGGTTCGCCAGCGACGATCGCCACACGCCGGACAGGTCTGCGCGTTAATCTGCATTCCTGACGAGCCGCGGCCGAGCTTGTAGGCCACGCTCTCGCGTTCGAACCAATACTCCAGATCGAACGACTCCAGGAATTCTCTGGTTTCGCTAGAGCTTGACACCAAGAACCTTCTTGAGGAAGCGCATCGTTGCGCGGTCCTGTTCGATATCGAGGGTGATTTCCTTTTGATTTCGACTGGCCGCGAAATAAAGCCTAGCCTTGCCGGCCGCGATTTCAGCCTCAGTTGCGTTGCCCGAGATCACCAGATCGGCCGTGCGGATCTTGTTGTAGTCTTCCGCAACGTCCGTTGCGGAGGCCACAGAGGCTTTCGCGCCGTCGCGGTTGGTCTGCGTCGCGGTCAACAAGGCCGCGTTTTCCATCTGAGCCAGCGCGCGCAGATCGACCCAGATTTGCCGCGAATCTTCACGCGGAATGCCGGTCGTCTTTTCCGGCATCATGATATCCGCGTAGTCGACCACGATCATGTCGAACACAACGCCCTTGTGACGATAGCGTTCGACCAGGCGCCGCAACTGCGACACCTTGAGCGTTCCACTGGGGAAGTCGTGAATCATGATCGGCTTGGCGTGAGCCTCGGCCTCACGGACAGCCTTCTCGACGATTGACGGTTTGTGTTTCAACAGATCCATCACCGTCTCGGAAAAATTCGCATCGAGACGATCGGCGTAAATCTTGGCCGAGACTTCACAGGTGACAATCAGAACGTTGTAGCCGGCGAGTGATGCATTCTTGCCAAAGTCGCCAAGCGACATCGACTTGCCGAACTTTGCGCGCGCCATGATTGCGGTCAGTTCGCCGCGACCCCATCCGCCGTTGTAGAGGTGTTTGTCGAGGTCGGGGAAGCCAGTTGTAATGCCGTCCGCCTTGATTTCACCGGTCAGCAGCTTCTTGCGGTGTTCGGTGCGGGCGCCGATCTCCTTGAAATAGTCGTAGGCGTTCATATCGTCGTTGGCGCCGACATCAAGAGCCTGACGAACAAGTCGATCGATGCCGACGTAGTCCTTGCGCTTGAGCAGATCGACCGACTTGATGATCGCATCTTCCATCGCGCGTTCTTTGGCGAAGTCCGCAACAACGTCGATGACAAAGTCGCGATCACCGATCTTGAACTTCATCGCCTCAGCGACAGCCTTGCAGACGTCTCTCCACTCGTCGTCCTTGATACGACGAGCGATGCGCTCGGCCTTCAATAAGGTTGCGATTGACGCAAGATCGGGCGGCTTCCGGTACTTGGCGTAGAATTTACCGAAGATATCAATCAGGACAGCATCCGCCGGATTCTCGAAATATTCCGGCTTGATCAGTCCGTCCGTGCGCTGATTGAAGGTCAGATCGCGCATGGTCAGAGCGACGATCTTCGTTTGGAACGAAGCGTCGTAAGTAAAGCCCGGCGCTGTCGTCGGGCTTTCTGCTGTGGCGATCTCGTCGGTCATTACGCTGCTGAATATCCCATGAGAGCAGCCTTAAATAAAGTCAGAACTGACTTTTCCCCGTCGACCGAAACTTCGACCTTGAGAGTGTACTGATCGGCCTCGACGAGGATAGCTTCCTTCGGCTGAAGCGTGGCAATTGGCGTAAAGATGATCGCCTTGCCCCTGAGCGCCGTCAGTTCATCTTGATGCGACCAGCGCTTTTGCGTCGTTGGTTTCGGCTTGACGCTGAGAACAGGACGTCGCGGCGGATTAAGTACTCTCATAGCAAGTCTTTCTGTTTGCTCAATTATAGTGAGATTGCATCGGGTAGCGGCCGGCGTGTGTCAGAACGCGCGCATAGACCTCGTCGCCGAGGCGCGACTTTACCTTCTCAGGCGGCAACACCCCCTGCTCCCAGATCAGCCGCGCAATCAGCTCGGGATTGTCGTGCCGGCGATCGATTTGACGAAACAGCCATTCGTGATGGTCGTTCTGGTGATGCGTCTGACCCTCGAAGCCGGAACCCGCCAATGTCTGACGCAACTTCTCGTAGGCTGTGTTCTGATATTGCGGCAGACGCGAAAAGAACAGATTGGCGTTTTGGCGCTCATCCCAGGAGATCGCCGCGCGATCGGTCACCAGGTCCGAATAGAGCTGCTGCGGGCGCGGCGGGTTGCGCTGCTTCCAGTATCGCATGGTCCAGTGAAAGGCGAATTCGAGGTATTCGGGATATGGCATTCCCATCGCATCTGCGAACATGCGACCGCGCCAGATGCCCGACACCAATTGCTTCTTCGCCCGAATCTGCTCGGAGGTAGCGCCTTCTGGAATTTCGAACAAGGTTTCAAGTTTAAGCGGGGTGACATACGGCCCCCGTTCCGAACTGAAATTCTTGCTGTAGGTCAGCCGGTAAAACCTCACGAATTCGTGGGCGTAGAGATAGGTCGCCTGGACCGGATTAAGGTATCGGTAATCGAACCACTTACCGCGATAAAGCTGTGGTTCCATTGCAATCCAGTCCTTGCGAATGAACTTGTTCATCAGACGCGCGGCGTCGTCGGGACCGGTATCCAGGCCAAAAATCTCTTCGGACATTACACTCTCGAATTAGACGCATCGTGCGCTTTGATGATGTGAATATAGCGTCATTCACTCGGTCGTGTGATTCTGTTCATATCGCAAGGCAATTGCGTTGCACATGGGATCCCGAACAATATCGGCCGCGGTAAACTCGATGAAGGCAACATTGCCGAGGCCGCGCAGCCGCCTGACGGCATCCGCAAGACCCGACTGACCCGGAATGTCCTTCTGGCGCGGATCACCATTGATGATGAATTTGGCGTTCTCGCCGATACGGGTCAGGAACATCTTCATCTGGGCCGGCGTGGTGTTCTGGGCTTCGTCCAGCAGTACCCAGCAATTCTTTAACGTGGAGCCGCGCAGGAGCCCCAGCGGACGCGCCTCAATCGTTCCCGCTTTCAGATGATACTCGACTGCCCCGGAGCCCAAACGCTCCTCCAGCGCGTCGCGAACGGGCCGGAAATACGGTTCGTATTTCTCGTCTAGCTCGCCCGGCAGAAAGCCGAGGCTCTCGCCGGCCTCGATCGCCGGGCGGGTCACGATGATTCGTTCGATCTTGCGCGTCTCAAGCTGTTCGGCGGCGCGGGCCGCAGCCCACCAGGTCTTACCCGTGCCAGCGGGACCGGTGCCGAAGACGACCCGGTTGTTCAATATGGCGACGTCGTAACGCCGCTGATTTTCGGTGAGAGGTTTAAGAACAGCCTTGGCTGCTTTGACCGGCCGGCGCTGCGTTTCTGTTCGCACCAGCCTAAGCAACGGTCCGTGATCAGGCGTTTTTGCCATCCTCCGCTTCTGACGAGCGGTTGCGCGGTCCATCGAGCGGGCCATTCTTTACTCCGTTGGCAGGTTTGTTTTTGGTGGTTTTGAGCGACTTGATTCGAAGGGTCTGGATACGACCGCTCGTGACTGAGTTGTGCGCACGGGCGGCTCGAATCGCATCGACGGAGCTGGCGCCAGCCCACATCGCACCCAAAGCGATGTCCGAGCCTGCACCAATTGAACAATAAGGACCGATCACAGGGATTGGATCGGGACTGAAGTTTTCGAACGCATTGACCTTGCCGTCGTCAGTGATGACCAACGCAGCCAGATCAGCCATTTTAGGATATTCAGATTCGTCGGCGCCGTTGCGGATCCAACGAATGAACGCCTGGATTTCAGAGAGACGCCCGGCGCATCCAACAATCACGCCGCGAACACGAAAGACCTTCCGAACGCCGTGAACATTGGTTTCACCTTCCCAACAAGAACTGTCGGCTGCGAGAACGCCAGCTCGGTACGCAACGGTCGTCATCGACCTACTCCTTAGACCGGAGTGGTCGCTCCAACCGGTCGAGCGCCGGAACCTGGCGCATTGGAAGTCGCGCCGTTCATATCGGCCCAGGTGATGACACCACCTCGATTGACGCGAACGAAATAGGCGTTGGTGTCATCGGTCCACAGGGTTTCGCTGATGGTCGACAGGACGTCGGGAGCACCATCAAGAACGCGATTTTCCTCGTTTTGGGTCTGCGAAACGTCTGGCATCATCAATCTCCGATCTGTGCAGATAGTATAGTCAGAACTGACTTACATTTCTAGCGGCGAAATTTGCCGTTCTGGAGCGTCAGGAGCGCGCGCTTGCCGTCCGGGTACTGCACGATCAGGGTTACGGCCCAGCCTGACGGCCCTTTATTGTAGCCGTGTTGCAGCTCCATCACGCCGGCGACGTAGACGCCGTCCTCGATCTGGGGCGAGTGCTTGTCGCCGATCGACATTTTGCGACCCATGCGCGCAAAGCCGGCAACAGTTCCCTTCGCGCCATTGGCGCCACGGAAGCCGTGATGACCGTGCTCGATGCCGTCGATGATGAAGGATTTGCCGTCATAGGCCCAGGACACGCCATGATCGAGCGCAGGACGAACGCGACGCACGGCGCATTCGAGCAGACTGAAATCGGGTGCGGATGAATAGGTGTCGCGAGCGCGAGCGATCTTCTTGCGCTGCTCGATCAGATCCCGTTCGAGCAGATTGCCGATATCGAAGTTTTTGCCGTCGCCGCGAAATCGGCCTTCGGTGATATAGCGGTCCAGCGCGATGTCGTGGTTCGCCTCGATGACCTTGATTTCGGTGCCGGATCGACGAATGGCGAGAAGATAGTCGGCCACCTCCTCGATCTCGGTCAGGACGTTGTCGCGACCGCGCCATGCCTGCTCGAAGTTGTGCAGGACGTCATCGGCGTGGTGATGATTGCGGGTCTCGTTGTCGAAGATGTCGTGCGCGGTGATAAATTCCGGATTGAGCACATCGACTAGGCAGTCCTTGGTCACCTTCTTGCCGGTTGTGATATCGATGCCGTAGATCGCCTTTGCGTTAGTTGGCGCCATCTTGGCGCGATGACTGTCCGGTGTCGTCAGCGCCTTGATGCGATGCTTGCCGCGAATGACCTTGCCGTCTGTAACATAGGCGTCGAGATCGTAGAAGTTGCCGTCCTTGTCCGCGGAAATGTGCCGGCAGAATATATTCCCATCCTTGTCGAATTCGACGATCACGGCGCCGAGAACGTGATGAAACACCGACTTGATGCCGGCCTTGCGGGGAATAACCTTCGGACGGGTGACAACGCCGGTTGTCATGACCTGGCGTGCCTGTTGGGTCGGATCGGTCGATGGCACGCTCTTGAGCTGGCGCTTGGCGTGGGGAAATACCGCCCACCTGCCCCGGCTATATGTCACCAAGTCTGTAATGGGACTCGACGCTGTTGGAATAATGTTCATTTCGCCGCAGAACACAAAGTCGTTGCCGATCTGCATCTGGCCGAAACACAGGTAGTCGACCAGCTCCTTGGCGTAGGATCGCGAGGTCGGATTGTTTTCGCTCCACCATTGGGTCTCGTAGGTGCCAGGGCCGATCGCAATGGTGCCGCCGAGATCAGCCGCGTAAGCCTTGAGATTGCGCCAGAAACCCTCGTGAACCTCGGTGTCGTTCTGGGCGCAGGAGAAGATCATCGTCCTGTTGCGGGCACTCTTGATCGGGGCGACGCGCAGGGTGTCGGATAGCCAGGTCCGCGGCGTGCCCTCGACCATTTCATAGGCGCCGCTGGAACGATTGTATCGGCGCGACAGAAAGCTCTCGACGACGATGGCTTCCGGATTGATCAGAGGGTAGTTGGTGTTCATCACCAAGCCGGTGACCTCTTCCGCAAGAGATCGAGCGCGGGCGCGGGCATGATCCTGTGGAAGCGGCTTCTCAGCTTTCTCTTTGATGTGAACCTTATTGCGATCAATCAGAGCCGGTTCCATCTTATGCGCCCGGTACATCGCCGCGCGTTCGCGAATTGTGCGCGGTGCGATCTTGAGTTTGATCGCTAATTCCGCCATAGACGGATATTTTTTGATGTTGTTGTAGGCTTTGGCGAAAGAAAGATAATCAGCCGAGGTCGTCATGTAGATCTTATCCGGTTGGATCGTTCAAAAGCAGCAAGTGATCCGGAACCCTTCGATAAAAAGCCGTCTCTTCACTCTTACTACTTACTTTTAAGAATCTAAGAGTCAGTAGTTATTGCGAAGAAGCGGCTCCGGAAACACAAACGTCTTTTCCTTCGCGGACTTCGTAGTAACAAAACAAAGCGTTGGCCTGGAGCATCCAGTTATAGATCTCGACCTTGTTCTCGATGCTGCGTTTCGCCTCTGAGGGTGTCAGACAGATCATCTTGCCGCAGCGCTTGTACGGTTCATCGTACAGCTTGAGCGGGGCCGGTCGGGCTGGCTTTGCTGTCGCTACTGGGTCCGGGACGAACTTGGTCTCCCGCGGCATGTTCGAGCAGCCGGTTAAGCTCCCGATTGCGAGCATTGAGAGTAGCAACGGCGTGGTCAGCCTTTTCATCATTGTCACCTGCAATGTCATCCTCAATATCCATGTTGCGAATGGTGTCCCGAAGCTGCACGACCTCATGGGCGATCGAGGTACGTTGCGCTTCCAGAGCGTCGATCCGGACGGTCTGCATTGACGCCTGGAGCTGGATCTGATCCGCTCTCGCCTCGGCCTCGGATCGCAGCGACTGTTCCCGCGTCAACGCGGTCTTGGCGCCGATCAGGTCGTTCTGAATCTTGGAGACGTAAAGATAGCCGCCGGCGACCAGCGCGAGCACCAGGAGCGCCGACAGACCGATCAGGACCAGTTTCCACGGGATCGGGATCATCGCGGCGTCTCGCAACTCTGCGGCGTGCCGTTGCCCTCGGGAAGCTCGGGAGCCGCCGGGCTGTCTTCCTGATTGTCGTCTGGAGATTCAGCCGGCAAGTTGAAGCGGCGCTTCGAATGATCATCGAAGACGGCGCCGAAGATGTAGAACATCAGGATGGCGATCATCGCGCCCACAACCGTCAGAAACATCTGAACGATCATGGCGTTACCGCCGGCATAAATGGTCCAACAGATCATTGCCTCGGCGTTGCCGCCAAGCCAGAAGATGAACCACTTCATCCAGCGTCGGCGGATCTTCCAGTTGTCCGGAACGATCGCCCGTCGCGCCTTCTCTGTGAGGATTTTGGTGATCGACATTACTGGACCTCGTTCTTGAGCCGATCGGCCACAGCGGTATCGCGACGATCGATCTTGGCGATCTCGTCGGCGATCTGGTTCATTCGAATGGTAAGTGTCGCCTTTGTTGACGGCTCTGCATCCTTAAGCGCGCGCTCCAGAGCAAACTTCTCATTGCGCAGGGTTGCGCGCTGAAGGGTGCTCAGATCGCTCAGAATGACGTGCTGGGTGACGCGCAGATCGCGCAGGGTAGTCACGATAGGGTTGATGCGCGCGGTCACAGCGGCTTCGGACATTGGAATGGGCAAGCCCAGTGCGACATAGGCCGTACAAACGGCCGTGATCGCACCGAGAAGAACTCCAAGCTGTTTGGCTCGCACGACGACTCGGGAAAACATGGCCGCACCTTATAAGTCAGTTCTGACTTACATTATAGTGGGCAAAGGTCAGCGAGGATACCCCTATTATGGGTTCCAGACCTTCTCAACCTGGTCTTTCGTGATGAACGCCATGGTGATGTCGCCGTTGTTTTTCTGGATGGCAACCTGACCTAGAGCGGTGCCCTTGGATGAACCAAGCACGATCGCCGGCATACCCTCGATACCCTGGACGCCTTGAAGAAATATTTCCTTGATGACAATCAGGGTTCCGCGCGGATACGGGAACTGTTCGTTGTCCATCTTGGAGGCGAACTGGCGGAGGAGATCGATGACCAGCTCCGGAGTGGCCTCGACTTCCTGTTTGACGATCATTGTAGCCATAATTAGTCCTGTGTTGTGAGAGCCTTCAACGCTGCGATCTCTGCTGCCTGTGCTTCAACCTTTGCTGAAAGTTTCTGAACAGCCTCGATTAGCGGAAACAGCAGCTTGTGGGGTGATGCTTCCAGTCGATCTGGATTTGTCTTATCGACAAGTCCGAAATCGACACCAAAATCGGTCTGAATTGTATCCAGTTCCTGCGCGAAAACACCTGCCTCCGGAGCGTCGCCGCGGTCAGTACCGTCACGCATGTTCCATTTAAACCAGCGAACGGTCACGTTGTTGATGAAATCCAGCGCGTCGATCGGTAGACGACCATCACCCTCCTCGATCTTATCGCGTTGATCCGAAATCGCCGTAATGGATGTCTGAGCGCATCGAAGCGATGTAATGGCGGTGTCGCCCAGGACGACAACATTGCTCGCGTTAGCGAGAGCGTTGTTGCCTATACAAGAGGTGTTGGTGAAATCACCATTCGGACCGGAGCCAAAACCTAACGCGGTGTTACGATTGCCCGTGATCAAGCTCGCGCCGGTCAGATATCCAAGGAAGACATTGTATTGCCCCGTGGAAATATTCTTGCCGGCCGTGTCGCCGATCATAACGTTGCCAATGCCTGACGACAGGTTCGTCAGAACGTCATTTCCGAGGCCAATATTATGACCTCCCGTTACATCGACCGTTTGGGCAACACGCGAACCGATGAAGATATTCTTGTCGGCCTTGTTGAGTGTTCCGGCCTGGTTTCCGATGAGAATGCAGTCACTGTAGGAATAGACAGTGGTGGGAGCTGCGATATTGCCCGCGCCGGCTGTGTAGCCGATGACAATGCTGTTTGCGATAGTACCCGCACTAAAGCCCGCGAACGAACCCGCAATAAAGCTCAGATTGACGGTGTCTTTGTAAGTGCAACAGTGCGCACCAACCGCCGTCGAAGCATCGAGCGATGTTGTGAACGAAAAGCAATCAATTCCGTAACCAGTACCATAGGTCGCGCCGACGAGCTTCGAACCTGTTCGAAAGCCCATCATCGTCATGCCATAAACATCAACCGCATCGCCGAGCACGGCATTGCCAATGCCGATGCTAATCGTTGCCCGATCGTTGGCGGTTGTGAGAATATCCTGCCCTACCAGAATATTGCCCTTACCGGTAAGAAGTGAGTCGGTGTCGTAAACCGGCGTCGGGCGGATATTCTTGCCGAGGTGAAACTCATTGATGGTCGGATTATAGAGAGACGGCGACCACGCATCCATATTAACGGCGCCAGTCAATGAGGCTGACAGAGCCGCGGTATCCGAAGCCTCAAATACCGCTCGACCTGATGTGCCAGCAGGTTTAGCAACGGCCTTATCGAGTGCGCGAGTCATTCTGATTATTCCTTAGCCATCATTACTAGGCGCCTCGATAAACGCCATTCAAGTGAATATGAGCGCCGCTTGAAAGACCACTGATACTAACTGAGACGTAATTTGCCGCATCCCAATTGACCGCCGCGGCGGTTGTTGCAAAACCCGGCTCGTAGATGGCCTGAAGGGCTGGAAAACCGACAAGATTAGCGGCTTGATTGATCGGCAATGCAAACTTGACGCGGCCTGACGCTGTACCAATATCGGTAATGGAAACGATGCCTTCAATGAAGACGTATTTGCCGAGCCGTTTATAGACGCCGGTAAATTCAGCGTCGCCGATCGTCCCCGATACCGCGGTGACGGGTACTGCGTAATCCGTCGTCGGTCCGCCGACCCATTTCAAATCGGCATTAAACTCCGCATCACCATCATTGTAAAATGTTCCAGCAGCACCATAGAATGAGTAGTTCGACACAGTGCCATTAATTGCAAGGGCATAAACAGCGTAGTTATTTTGTACAACGCCGGTAGCTGCCTGCGAGACGAAGGCGCCAGCACGGGCATTCTGGATCGTAGATCCGACGCTGTCATTATAGACTTCACCGCGCACACCCACTGCATCTTGGATGATCGCAGACGTCCCAGAACCGGCGCTCTGAAATCCAGCGGTCCCCTGCACGCCGATTTGCGAATTCAATGTTCCTTCATGCTTGTAGCCAGCCGAAACAAAGGATACAGCCCAGCCGATAACCCCGACGCGCGTTCCGCTGTCGGTGACACCAGCCGGGATGCTGTTGAAACCATTGCAGAACGAGCCAGCCCAGCTTCGATTCAAGCTATCTGATTCAATCTTATTGAATGCTTCCGACAGAATCGTATCGTTGTTCTGGTAAGGCGACGCGGTCGTCCCGGTCCAATACCCGCGCGCGTTGAGCGTATTTCCACCCGGTCCGCTTCCGGTGTAATGCACACTAAGCAGCGCTGGAGGCGCTGCTATGATATTCGCGTCGTTCGTAATGCCGACCCGGCTACCATTTGTCGTTACGTTGAAAGCATCATGAAATACGCTGTTGCTCCACAGTCCGAGGTTGTTCCGCGCAGCAGTTTTATCGGGAAGATCCGCGAGATTCTGATCCTTTGCAGCGGCTCCGTCACCAATTAGAACACCGTTTGCCACAACATCAATGACGTCGCCGGCATTCAGCGCCGGCAGACCAGTGATCGACGAGCCATTGGTCGCGACATAGTCGGCGCGTGTGATGAGCGTACCGTTGAGGTAAACACACTCATAGCCGGGAACGTAGTTGAGCGTCAGACCGTTAGAATCGGCGCCCGTAAAACTCGTCGCACCAGCGCTAGCAATAAACGTGAAGCGCTGACCGCGACCGAATTGGGGACCGTTACCGACAAAACCAGACATTTATTCTATCACCACGGATCGAGTGTTTCGTACATGAAGGAGGAGAGGAGCGTGAATTCTTGACCAGATGTGACGCTCGGCGCCCCAACCGTCTCCCAGTTCAAATTAAAACCAGACGCGGACAGGTTCGCGTATTTCGAGTTTGCTATTGGATAAAGTCCGACCTGTCCGTTTGCGTTCAATGCGCCATAACCCGACAAAATCGCGCTACAGGGCCAGCCGGCATCGGTGACAGTAAACGGCAATCCATTGATTCGTAGCGTTCCAGCAGAGGTTGTAAATGTTGGGGTGACGCGAAGCACCAATTTCCCAAACACCATGCTGCCAATGCGCGTCCATGTACCGCCGGCAATCGATGCGGAAGCGGTCAGATCTCCGTTCGTATCGAAACTTAGCGATGGAACGAGTGTGCCGCGTTTTGTGTATCGAACGAACGGACTTTTCGCGACGTTACCGATCGTCGCTTCGTAAAGCATGGCCCCGGCAGCGTCGTAGCCTTCCGCCGACATGTGCGGCGTGGGCGTCCACATCGCCACACTAAGAGTTGAGGTATCAACAAAGGTGCGTGTCTGGAATTCAGATTCGCACCACTCCTGCATCCATCGAGTATATTTTGGAAACGCAGCGTCGTATGGGTTGTAGCCCATACAGTAAATCGGCAAGTAGTAAGGAAACCAAGTCTGGGCTCGCATTTGTGCGTGAAATTGATCCCAAAGACCTTTGAAGTACGCTTCGCTGTCGGCGTTATAGGCGTTCGATTCGCCGACCCAAGCATACATGCCATCAATTGTCGATTTGCCCAAAACAGCCAAAGCCGCGGCGACATTCAGACGCAAAGATGTCGCCATGTCATAGAGGCCGGTGCCGGTTTTCTGAAAGCCGGCAACCCACTGATCAACGGGATTAGCTCCGACCGCATTAATGACGATGTAGTAGTTCACAAATGGATTGGCGCGCGCCATGCGCGCGGCAGCGCTGTAGGCCCACGAATGACGAGGTGCATTACTGGCCGGAACAAACACCGAGCCGACATCGCCGGCGCCAAAACTGTTCCAGATCCACAAATTCGGCGGCATGGGAAGGGAAGCGTCATCGAAATACCCAGCGGCATTCGACTGACCAAAACAAACGCCAAGAACAGTCGAAGTGCCTTTTCGGATGTACCGAGCATCCCCCGCCCCGGCGATTCCAGCTTCGGTCAAAGGCGCCGCAGAGCCACCTGCACCAGCAAAGGCGCTCATTACGCAGCCTCGGTGTAATACGGCATCACAACGTCGAGCGAAGCGGCGACACTGGATTTGACGTAGACGATATCACCTGACAGCAGCACGGCCTTACCGAGAGTGCCCCACGGAAACAACGTCTCGCCGGCTGGGATGGCGAAGGTCTTCAAAACGTAGGTATCGAGCGGGCCGGTTTCGCGAATGAGCAGATCGATGGAGATTGCGGCTCCGCTCGTATTGCAGAGCGACATGCCGATGACAGTCCAGCTCTTACCTGCCGGCACCGCGGCGTTAACCGCTGTCAACGCAGTGCCGATACCGCGGGCTGTTACTCGTGAAAGGGCCATCTAAATCTCCGTGATGTCGTTAATATAAGTCAGAACTGACTTAAATCCAAGCCGAATTTTATAGATCATCCAAGGGCGATTGCCAGACCCGCCGCGCGTCCTGTCGCGGTTGTCAAGACATTGGCGAGCGTATCCGATACACCCGGCGCCGAGCCCGCTGTGACAGCCGCAATGGCCTGAGCGATCGCGGCAATACCCGAGGAATACCCACTGGCAAACCAACGCCCAAGAGCGGCGTTATAGCGAAGGTTGACCGCCTCGTATTGCTGAAGAACCAGATCGTTTGTCAGCAGGAACCGATTGCCGGCTGCGGACGCGGCCGAGTTGTTCTTAAGCGTTAGCGGGGACGCTGCGCTGTTGAAGATCATGATTTCGCGGCCTTCGCGCCCGCCTGCAAGACCGGTCAAATTCACCGCGGCAGACGGCGCCGCCATGATCGAGTAGCAATTAACCAGACCAGCGGGGTTCCAGTCGTTGGTGTCGGCCGCAAGGGTCGGCGCAATGGTGCCTGTGAAGGCAACCTGGGACGGCAGATCAGTGACGCCAGTGAACAGCGAGACCCAGCGACCCAGCGTGCCGTCGTAACGGAACGGAACGACTTGATTGGGAATAACGATCAGGTCGGTGCCGACGCCGATCAGGAAGCGATTGCCGGCCGTCGAAGAGGCGCTCTGATGACGGATCATCAAGTTGCCGGCACTGCCGTTTTTCACCGAGATCCAGATCTCACGACCATCTTCGCCGCCTGCAAGACCTGTCAGGTCGTGAGCTGCGTCCAGGTCGAGGATCAAAAGACCGGCCTCTTCCATACCGGTCGGGTTGAAATCATTGGTGTTCGCCGTGAGCTGCGCCGGCGACAAGGAAACACGAATGTTTTCGCGCTGGACGCGATAGCCGCCCGTCTTGAGGCCGTCGCCGTAGCGGAGCTTCTTCGAGGTGATGTCGTACCAGATCTCAGCCTCGGCCGGAACCCGCGGATCGAGGATATCCTTGGTGTTACGGGCGTGCTTCTTGATAAAATAGCTCATGTAACCAATCCGTCATCAAGGGTGTCATCGATCGTGTCGCCGACATAGCCGAAATCGGCGTTTGCGAGTTGATTGGCGTATGTCTCGACCAAGGTAAGCATCGACGATGTCTGGTCGCGCGCCGTCTCCGCAGCGGCTTGCGCCGCCGTCGCGGAGGTCGACGAAGCTGCGGCGTCCGAAGCACTTGCTGACGCTTCAGTGGCTTTTGTCGTCGAGGTTGCCGCTTCGTCGGTCGCGATGCCGGCTTGTGTCGTGGCGATGCCAGCCTGTGTTGTGGCGACGGTCGCCTTGTCCGTCGCGATGCCCGCCTGGGTGGTGGCAATATCGGCTTTAGCTATCGCGGTATTTGCGTAATCGGCCGCATTGTTCTCGTGGGCGCCCGCGCTGGCGTCAGAGGCAGCAGCACTTGTGGCGCTGTTCGCGGCAGCAGTTGCCTGTGCGGTCGCAGCAGTCAGGGTGGCGTTAATAGCATCGACGAAGGCTTGATCGACACCACGCGCCAGAAGCGCCCACTTCGAATTGCTGCCGTTATGGGTGATCCCATTGCCGACATTGGCGTTGACGAGCGAGATATAGGACGAGCCGTCATCGACAACGACGTTGCCGGCTGAATAGGTGGTTCCTGCGCTGTAAGGTCCGAGCGGTTTGACGCCTCGATCGCCCGTCCGCATAAAATGCACGGAGATCGGTTTGCCACTCGCGAAGATGACGCCGTTGAGCGGCGCAACAGGCACTTTGAAGTAGCCGCCCGAGCTGTCGATGTCGCCATTGACGTTGAAGATGGCGAATTTCGAGCGATCGCCGGTATCGATCAGCGTCAGGATGCCGCGATGTTCCAGACTGTCGCTGTCGTCGAAAAGGTTGACGAAGGCGGATGCGTCGTTCCCGCCACGCTCCTTGGAGGAAATCTGAAGCGACGTGATATTGGCAAACGAGGCGCTGTTGAACGCAATCTTGGTGTCGCCGGGATCTGTCACGGCGATCGACGTCGAAAAGATCCATTCGATCGTCGCCGGCGGACCGGAAATGTCGTCATACGGGAGTAGATCGGCCCAGGCGATGCTACCCTCATAGCTCCATTGGATCATGCGTGCGGCATGATTGCCCTGAAGAATGACTCGCTTACCCTCCGGACCATTGACGCGAATGGCATCGGATGCGTTCGTAACAAGACCTGTCGCACCGATAAAGGCGCCAGTCGCAGGCTTGTCGCCCTGCCCGCCTGTCCAGTCCGCGATCTGAGCGACGAGCTTGTTCTCGCCGGCGTCAACATAGGCCAGGATGGGCGACCAACCCTTATCGCCGTCGCCACCACTCGAAGATCCGCTCGAACCGCCGGATCCAGCCAGCAGACGCCAGCGATTGACGACGCCGTCGTAAATGAACATGCAGGCCGCGTCGGGCGCAAGGCTGAGGTTCTGACCCAGCGCAAAGCGGTTCGCAGCGCTCGACGTACCACCCTCGTCTTCAAGATCGATCACGTAGTCGCCGACGTTGAAAACGACGAGCGCGCGACCCGGTGCGCCGGTCGTGATGCCTGTCAGGGTGCGATTGGCGCTGCTGGAAAGGCGAAGGATGCTGGCCTGTTCGATGCCGGCCGGCGCCAGATCGTTCGCGGTGACGTTGATGGTCGGCGCTGTGACGACGTTGCCGAACAGGAGCTGTGAATACAGCGAGACGCCGCCCGTGGTCGGGTTGACGCCAAGCGCCTTGATCCAAGTCGAGGCCAGAAGATAGCGGATCGAGAATTCGTCATCCTCGAAAGCGCCAGCCTGAAGCAGATCCAAGCCGCCGTTTTGCAGAATCATGCCGGCGCGATCGGCCGAGGTCTTCTTGTTCAGCCGGATCGTTTGGTCGTCGTTCGTCGCATTGACGATCTTGCGATAAAGGTTCGAGATATCGGTGAGCTGGCGGGTCGCGGTGCGGACGGAATCGCGATCCTTGGAGGACTTGAAAATCCACCAGTCGACGCCACCAACCGCGTCAGCGGCCGTAGAGCCGAGATAGTTTGAGGTCAGCGTCGCCGCGGTATCGGTCGTAATCGCGTCGATTTCGTACCATTTACCGTCGGGGCCAACAACGATGTCTCCCGCGATTAACCCAAGGAACGTCGTTCCAACGCCACTCAAGACGTTGGAATTATTGGTAAAAGTGATCGTTCCGGTCGTAAGCAGGGTGATGTTAAGCATTGGATCCAAAGTAAGTCAGAACTGACTGATATTATAGCCTAAGATTTTCCAATGTCGCCTCGATTTCATCCTTGGTCGAACATTTTTCGATCGCAAGGAGCATCTTCTGGCGACGCAACTCTCGCGCATCGGCCAGATAATTTGGATCCGGCTTTGACAGAATCAATTCCGCGAATTGCATGGCTGTTAGGCTTCTCATCCCAGCTTCTTCGGTAAACGCCTCGGTCGCATCCGAACCATCGACAACAGACTGTGCAACAATCTTCTTTCGTCGCCAGGCTTCCTCCTGATGGGCCATCGGCCCGCTCATTCGCGAGAAGATTTCATTAACCTTCGTCGTCGCGGTTGCGCGCAAAGCCGGCATCGGATCTGCGTTAATTCGAACCCGAGTCATGCGATCGCCTCAATCTTGAAATGACACTCTTGCCAAGGCCATTTCATAAACATCACGTCATAGGTAAGAACACAAGGAATGCTAATCTCAATCTCACCATCTGGAAGTGTGCCTGATGCGATGATGCTTCCGGCGCCTGTGATTGAGTAAGCCGTATCCTTGGGGGCGCCGATAATGACAGCCTTATCCGTGCCACCCGCTTTGATGATCGTTTTGTCGATTACAACCGGCATAATCGGACGTTGACGCACACGCATCAAGGAATCACTGGTCTTCGTCGTCATCCATCGTTCGGGCGAAAGCAAACTGTGATGCTTCAGTTTGGTAAATGCGATGCCCTTATCGAGAAGCTGACGCTCGTAGTTCTCGACGTCCGTATAGACCTTGTTTGCTTGAACGATTCGATCGTCCTCGTTGGACATGATAAAAAGCATCGTCAACCCATATTCTGCATAATAGCGTAGTAGATCGTGATAGGCGGCTGATTCACATAAATCTGACCACCTGGAGGATAGATGTAGAATTTCTCGTTTGCATTTAGTCCAATCAACGTGCCGTTTGTTTGAACAACGAGACCATAACCATCGCCTCTGTACGAACTGCCACCCTGAATATCCACGTATGGCGGCGAAATGTCTGTCGCGGCAACCGGTCCGCCGTTACCCTGATAGGCTTGCTTTCGACCGGCTACGAGGACCACTGGGTATTTCCCGCCAGGGAAGCCGCCAACAGACACAGACTTATCGTTAAGACCGTCACCTATCTCGGGCGGCGGGACATCGCTGATTAAGTTCCTTGAAAGCAATCGGAACGGCGATTGATCCGCATTGAAGATCTGACGCTGAAAATTCGAGCCAATCGCATCATAGCCACCCATCGACACGACGAAGGGCGACATTCCGCTCTGACCGATCGAGACACGACGAGCCATTAGATGCCAGCCTCGTTGTAGACATCGTATCGGGTCAAAACTGGTGCGGAGACATACATGCTCGACCCGTCACTCGCGAGCGTTGCGGTTGAATAACCTGTTTGCGGAGCGCCCACCTGCGAGAAGAACAGAGGCGACGGGCGGCATAGACCTGTGAAAGCGTTCACATTTCGAATGCTGCTCAACATCACAACCGGTCGGACGCCGTAACCAAGAGCGACGCTCTGGCTGGAAGAAACATAGCCCATCAGCAAAAGCGAACTGACCTTCTCATAAATTGAAAGAAGGAGATCCGTATCCGCAGCGTAATAGCTGTCGTATCCAGGTGGCGCGACAAAGACGCCCGCCTCGCCATTGGAACGATTACCGATGGTAATTCGACGGCTCACTATTGCACCGGGACTTTATAGACGACGTAGGCAATCGACTGGCCGAAATAGTGTGTAGTGCTTCCATCCCAATAATTATATGGGAGGCCGGTGAAGCCCGTTCGGGTAATCGATTGTTTGTATCCAGCGATGGAACGATCAGATACCGATCCAACATAATCGTCATAGATCACGCCCCCGACATATTGTCGGACGTCCATAAAGGGAATGTATCCAAGATCTGCAAACGAGACTGCGGGACCGTTCAGAAGATCAGCAACACCAACCTTGTGAATTCTCACAATGTTGGACCAATTACTGTCGAAGGAAATATATGCAGGGTCGTCTGGAGCCGTCAGAGCGTCGTAGCCCGGCCGCGCCGTCCGAAGTCGAACGGTGCCGTCACCCATCTGGCCGATAACAACACGCCGGCTCATGTGTTATCCCAAATCTCAATACGTCCTTCGTTAAGGTACTGACGAATGACGTTGTTCTGACTCAGGATTGTGCCGGCCGTGACCGTGCCCAAATTCGCCGTGATCGAACTAAGAGCCGAGACAATGAGCTTGCTGGCCGCGATCGTACCGTCGACGATCAGATCGCCGCGAAGCTGCAAGGTGTAGGAAACACTTCCATCCAGACGTCGAACGCCTGTGAAGACGAAGCCGCCCGTGGTGCCGTCGATCGTGCCTATGACGCCGTACTGAACCTTGACGCCATCGACACTCGTGGTGAGTGTTGAAATGTTCGAGGTATGACCGTTAACGGTTGTCGAGAGCGACGAATATTGACCGGACAGGGCGCTATCGGCGTTCGCGCGGGTCGTAGATTCGGTCGACAAACTGGCATTGGTCGACGAAATCTTGCTGTTGTAGTCCGAAACAGCATTGGTGATCTGCGTCGTGAGAGCCGTGTCGGCATCTGCACGAGTGGTCTGTTCGGTCGCAAGCGTGGCATTTGTCGAGACGATTGATGCATTCGCATCGGCGATTTTGCTGGTGTAGTCGGAGATCGCTGTGTTGAGTTGGGTCGTCAGCGCTCCGTCGGCGTTAGCGCGTGTCGTAGATTCGGACTGCAACGCGGCCTTGGTCGAGACAATTTCTGCGTTCGCCGCGTCAATATCGGTTGTAAACTGCGAAATCGCGCTGTTGATCTGGACGGTCAGGGCTTCGTCAGCCGTCGAGCGCGCAAGCTGTTCGGCCGCAATCGCTGCGATAATTGTAGTGTTGACCGTGACTTCGAGGATCTGACGGCGAACGGCTTCTGCGTAGTCTCCTTCAATACGTGCAGACGTCTCCTCAGCCACGATCGCGCTGAGTTTATCGGTCTTTACGGACAGCTTTTGCGTGGTTCGCTTGTGCAGTTCATCGTTGTCGTCGCGATCGGCAATGACCTGTGCCAGGACGCCGGCAATCTGGTCGCTGATATCCTCGGCCGTCTTCTCAAGAACAGGGATCGTCACCTGCCCCTTGGCTTCGATCAGAGCCGGAACAACTTCGGCGAGCGTCGAGGTCAGGTCGCTAATGTCGATCTGTTGCTGGTCAGAGACCAGAAGACCAATCTTGCCGAAGGCATCATAGAGGGCAACGCGCACGTACCATCGGCCGTTGTCGACCCAGACAACCGTGTTTGTGTCCGGCCCGTCATACTTCAGCGTCGAGGCGTCAGGCGTAAAGCCATTGACCTTCGAGGCCCAGACCAAGGCGCCGGCATAGTCATTGTCGGTATTGATCCACGACACATCGATCGAGCCGATATCGGCACGCATGGTCGGAACGATCTTGGCTGGAACCGGGTTCGAAACAGTGATCGACGCGCGGTCGGACTCGCGCCCGGTCACGTTGAGGGCACTGACGTCGATACGGAGCGTGCGGCGCGGCCCGCCGTCGTTCAAATTGTCTTCGTAGGAATAGGTGTATTGGGGATCGGTGACGCGCTCGGTGCGGAGCAGCGTCGATGTCACCGGGTCATAGACCCGAACAATGTTGGTGACGGGATACTGGACAAAGTCCGGCGGGAACACGTTGATCCAGGTGAGCGTCGGCGCCCTACCCGAGAACGTGTCGCCGCCTTCGAGAGTCTTGAGGTCACTCGGCAACGGTCCATCAACGGCCTGCCAGCCCTGCACCGAGACCGTGTATTGCGTCGGCACCGAACTGGCGCCACTGTGCGAGCGCGCCGAAATATAGAACGTCCAATCGCCCGCGACCGGATCGTTGATGTCGATGCTGGGGTAGCGTGTGGTCGGGAACGCCTGGAAACCACGCGGCGAATCCGCGGTGATGTTATAGGCATCAACCATGAAGTCGTTGGGCGGCGTCCAGGAGATCGTCAGCCGCGAATGCGACACGCCATTCTGGAAATAGCGGCTTTCAACCGACGTGACGTTGATCGGCTGGCGGATGATATCGCGCGGCCGAGTGTACTGGATCGGCTCCAGCACCACGTTCTGCTCGACGCGAGCAAACTTGTTCGGATCGTGGAACAACGCCGTCACCTTGAACAGGTGCGTGTCGGTCTCCTCGACAGCCATGACGCGGTAGCGGCGAGCGTTCAGGTCGACGGCTTCCAAAATAAAGTCAGAACTGACTTGCGGAAGCTGTGAAAACGGAGCTTCGAGGGTCAGCGTCTTGTTGCCGTTCGAGAAACCGCTGATGTTGCGCTTCTCCATCGTGCCGTCGGGCATCATACAGGTCAGCGAATAGCTCTGGGCGCCGGGTGCGAACGGCGCATCCATGACCACCTGAGAGGTCGAAGTGACCTGTGCGAGGCGCCCGCCGGTACGGAAATTGCCAGTCTTGGCGGGATCCGACACCAGGATGATATCGCCGGGCTTCAGCGCCTGATTGTTCTTCAGGACATAGCCATCCCAGGACATCGTGAATTGGACTGTCTCAGTCTCATTCTGCTCGGTATCGAGGATCCATTTGCCGAAGCGATGCGCCTGCCCGCGCGAGGTGCAGCCGGTCAGTGGCACATCGACTTGGCGCCAGCCGAATTTCGTCAGCATGGCGTCGTTCTGAACAACCTCCATCGCCGGCTGATACAGCGCCTGTGGGTCGTTCCAGGTGATCATGGCGACCGAATGCCGTGCCTTCAGCGCGGTGCCGGAATAGTTGAAATTGCCGTCAATGACGTTCGCCGGCGTGATGACCGAGACCGGGTCTGCCGGCATATCGGCAGAGGCAAAGACCTGCCCCAGCGACCAGTAGGCCATGCCGCGGAAGGCCGTCGTAATGTTTTGCAGCACCTTATAGGCTTCATCCCGATTGTTGATGACGCCGTTGAAGGTAAAGCGCGGCTCGTAGGTCGGATTGCCGAACTGGTCCCGAAAGCCGGATGGGATGGTCTGGTCGCAATACTGCGCGATCTGATAGAGCGACCACTTGTCGACCAGCGACGGATCGACAAACTCGCCGAGACCATAGCGGTTATTGGTGATCAGATCCCAGAACACCCAGGCAGGGTTGTTATGCCACTTCTTGACGAAGGTGCCGTCCCAGATGCCGGTATAGGTTCGTGCGATCGGATCGTAATTCGACGGCACGTCGGTCTTCAGCCCCTTGACGTGATAGCTGCGCGTTCCGAGGCTATTGCCGAACTTCTCGCCGTCGACCTGCAATGCCACCAAGGCGGTGTAGGGATACTGGTAATGCCCTTTGACCTGAGCGATATAGCTCTCCCAGAACAGGTCGTTCTGGAGCGTCACTTCGGTCGAATCCGCGGTGTTGCGGACGATGCGAATATCGAATGATTCCGTCCCCGTGCCGAACGGGCGCGTGACCAGCGTGACACGATTGTAAGGGCTTGTGCATTTCTGACCACGAATGTCGACCGTCTCAACGGTAACCCACGCGCCGCCGGTTGCGCGCACTTGAACGGTCCACGACAGATCCGTGCCGGTCAGGTCGCCATTGTCCTTGTTCTGGTACGCCAGAGCCGGAATGCGCGCGACGACCAAGACCTGATCGGCCTGTTCGGCAACAGTTCGCACGATTGGAATGCCGTATTTAACCTGTTGCTCGACGTTGACGGGCGTGCCTGTCTTGGTGTTGCCAAGGAGCGGCTCCTGAGTTGGCAAACCGACGCGCGTGTCAAAGACGACGCCTTCGCGGTTCATCGAGCCGTCGAAGTTCTGAACCGGCATATTGTCGAAATAGATCGACTTCAAACCGTCGACCAAGCCGACGATCTCGCCCTCGCCCAGCGCCTCGACGATCGACACGACTGTCTTGGATTGCAGAGTGTTGGGAGATTCTGTGCCTCCGCCCCCGCCGCCCTTGCTGCTCTTTTGGCCGGTGACGATCATGAGAGCGGGATCCCGAATTCGCCGCCGATCCAGCCAACGATCGGATTGGTGACCCCCTTGTAGGCCCCGATATCCTCGATGTTGGCGTCGAACGACACACCGGTCGAGCCGACCAGGCACTCGCCATAGATCAACTGAATCGCTTCGCCCTGTTTACCGGTATTGGTCGGGCCGCTGATGTTGTAGGAGGTATCCTTCTGGGTCGACGCGGGCTTGGACAGCAATGTAGCGGCGCCAGCGAGTGTCAGGCCCAGACCGACGACGGCGATCTGACCCCAGGTGATACCCATGGTGTTGCCGAAGACGGCCGTTCCCAAGCCGCTGAGAGGCGATGCCAGCGTGCCACCCGACATGAAGATTGCGCCGCCAATCAGAGCAACGCCAAGGATCGTCTTGACGACCCCCTTGCTGTTGCCGGCGCCCTTGGCGACCGGGATCAGGTGAAGATCAGCCAGGCCAAGATTGAGCGTGTTGACGAGATCGAGGTCGAGCGACATGCCGCTACGCTTGTCGCCGCGAATGAGCTTGTAGGAGCCCGTCTGCAACGCCCCGACAAAGTCACCAGGGAATGCGCAATTCAACGCACGTAGCGCCTCGCCAGCCGTCTTGACGTCGAATTTGAACGAGGGGCCGAACTGTTTCTTGAGCCGGCCGTGAAGATGAACGGTACGCATCATTGTTTCGGCCCCTCGTAGCGGAGCCAGATGTCAGCGGCGCGCGCCCACAGGCCGGCGGGGTTTCGCGCGCTGATCGTGGTCGGCAGATGATGCAGGATCTGGTCGTGTTCGAGCAGAACCCCGCCATGATTGACGCGCTGTTGCGGATTGGCCTGGCGATCGCCGAGCTTCATCAGGAAGACGTCGCCGGCGCGGGCTTCGGGCCGGGTAATCTCGCGAAAGCCAAACTTGGCGAAATTCGCCATATAGAGATCGTCGTCGGTCTTCCACCAACCATCGCCGCGCGGCACCTCGGGCAGCTTGATCGGGTCAAACGGCCAGTAGACCGTTTCGGGCAACAGGTTTTCGCGCCCAAGACGGTAGACGTCACGGATCATCGCATAGCAGTCGAACACGCCATGCAGGAACGGGCGCGAGATCACAGGTGCGATCGGCAAACCGTCGCCCCAGGCAATGAGTTGGCCGAAATCATCCTCGTTGAGCGGGATGATAATCCACGGCACGTCGGTCTCGATCTGCTGCACCATGTCGAGGTGCGAGGGGTAGATCGGGCCATTCGGGTGGGAATGAACGATCGCCTTGACGGTGCCGGCGCGGATCGCCTCGTCAAATCGTTCGTCGTTGATCTCGAAGTGGGTTTCGGGTTTGGGATGGCAATTACGACAGGCGACGTATTTGCCGTCCGCAATGAAACCGCAGCTCTCCTGCGGAAAGACCTCGCGCGCGTGAGCTTTCGCCGCCTCGACAGCGGCGTAACCCATCAGACCGACAATTTTGGCGCGATAGGCGTCAATCATGATCCAAGCCGCTCGATGCCGGGAAAGCCCGCGAACGGCAGGGCGGCGTCTTCGCCGAAGCGAAGTTTGCAATCTGCGACGCGACGACCGCAGCTATCGAACGGCGCCGTGGTTGGCTGACCTGTCGACGTCCACGCGGAGGAGCCGGTGTAGGGACACGGCATAGTCTCGGAATAGAGGTAGCCGTCCGGGTTGGCCTTTGGATTGGTTGGATCCCAGATTCGATAGCGCTGGGTGCAAATGTCGCGAATGTATTGCCGACCAGGCAGCATCTTGCCTTCCTGGTCGATCGCCGCCGACAACTCCCACTCGATGAAGTTCTTGTTCTCGTCGGACTTTCGCTCGATACGGAAGACGTCGGGTCCGACAAAGGCCGTACCGTCGGCTTCGGGCGCTCCATCGAGAAAGCGCGCAAAAGTGCGAATTCTACGCACTTCGCAACCGCACAGATCGCCGTAGTTGTTGACGAGGCCCTGAATGACAGTGTCGGAGTTGGCAATCTGCATCTTCGGCGTCGGCAACACGCCGCCGGCATTGGTCTTGAAATCACTGACCACGATATCGATCGGCGCGTAAACCTGACCGCCGAAACTGACGCCTGCTCCGTTCTTGGAGGCTTGCGTGAAATAGTAGACGCTCGCCTTGGCTTTCGTCGCATCAAGACGGAACAGAAGAATTTCCTCGCCCGGATCGAGCGACTGTGAAGTGGACGTTAGTGACATGAACACCCATCTGGTACTGACCTAATATAAGTCAGAACTGACTTATGTTTCAAGGCTAAAGTCTTCCACGAATGTTGCGGTTACCTGATTGGGCGTCTGCCAGGTTCGCGACCATGTCTCGCATGTCCACTTCCGGGTGACGCCATCGCGCAGCGCGTAATAGAACGGCGTTGTTCCGCCGTGTGCCTCGAAGAACGCAACAATGGTATCCGCATCAGCTTCGAGCAGAGAATCCCAGGTCAGCGTCGTGCTCTGCCGGATATGGTTGAGACCATCCGGCATTCGCTGAGTGTAGCCGTCGCCGAATTCAGCCTTCTTGATCTTGACGATCGGCGTCGACTTCGTGCCGGGGCTTTGCTTAATCGGCGGATTGAAGGTGTCCAGTGCCATCGTTACCTCGCCAGAATCCCGCCGGGTCGGGTCTGCATCCGAATTTCGTCGCCCATCATGCGGCGGATATGATCCATCGCGGCGCGACCGACCGCCTCGCCCATTTTCTGATGATCAGCGTCGGTCATGCCGGCGCTGCCCTGCACAGTCACGGCGACGGTCGGCGAAAACACGGTCCCGCCCCCGCCGTATTGCTTGGCGAGATTTGCCGGCCAGTCGACCTGTTCGCCGCGCTTGGCGATGATCGGGATTTCGTCGCCGCTCAGGGTCAGGCCACCGGTGCCGCCGTGGAAACGACTGGCGCCGGCGAACAATGCGGGACTGACCGATCGATACGGCATCATGGCGCCGGCAAGACCGCCTGTGTGGTGCATTGCCGGCAGAATGTTCATCGGGGCGCTACCGCCCTTACCGAGCGACTTGCCGCCCGTCGGGATACCGAGCATGTTGCTGATCAACTGGCCGAAAGCACCCTTGATGGCGATGCTGGCGAGGCTCTTGGAGATCGACGCGGCAAGATCTGCGAAGTTCGCCTTGCCGGTCGTGACGAAGTCGGCGAGTTTGTCCGCGGTCTGGTCGAGCCAGTTGGCGCCGGCCTGGTAGATGTTCTTGCCGAAATCGCTCCAGTCTTTCATCAGCTTACCCATCGGATTGAGGGTAAACTGCTGGGCGCGCAGGGCGCGAATGTTGCGCTCGACCATCTGTTCGACGCGAACGCGATCTTCGCCCGTGCCCTGATAGAGCGCGAGGTATTGCTGGTTACGGCGGATATCGTCCTGATAGGTCTTCTCTCGTTCGCCGTCGACCGTCATCAGGCTGCGTTCAATAGCAATCGTCTTCTGTTGCTCGGTCTTGAGCGCTTCCTTGATCTCGTTGTCGCGGAGCATCGCGATCTGAGCCTTGCGACCCTCAAGGAACTTGTCCGATGTCGCCTGATCGGTGACACCGGTGCTGACGGCCTTCTGCTGATCGGCTGTCTCACGCGCCAAACGACGCAATTCGGCATAATACTTCGAGCTGAAATGGAGCTTTTGCTCGTCGCGCAATTGCTGATCGAGGTCGTTCTGCTTTTCGAGCAGGCTTATATCCTCTGCGGCCTTGCGATCGGCTGCGGATTGCAACGCCGTGCGCAGCTTCTTACGCTCGGCATATTTAGCATCTGATTCATCAAGTGCCTGGGCCGCGGCCAACAGATCCTTGAAGATCGGATCATCTGGGTTCTTATTGGCGACGCCGGACGGCCCCTTGCCGTTCATGATGTCGGCACGCACCTGGGCGAGATTGCTCAGTTTGCCGGCGTCTGCTGTAGCGTTCTCGATCACGCCGTTGAGGTATTTCCGGGTACGCTCGTCGAGCGCCTGTGCGGCGTCGAATGCCTTCTTGGCCAGTTCCTTTTGAGCGGTATCGTCGAGCGCGGCCTGCTGTTCAGGTGTCAGCGCCGGACCAGATGTACGCGGCCCGCCAATGGGAGTTGTGCCGCTGCCGACCTGACGAAGCGCCCAGGCTTTCAGATCGCCGACGGTCGTGATGTTCTTGAACACCTCGTAGTTCTTGCGAATAGCCTCGGTCAGGATCGGGATCGACCGAACCAGCGTCTCGTCAGACTGCGACAGTGCGGCCGAAGCGCCCGCCGGGCCAAGGAAATGCCCGAGGCGCAGGTTGGCGTCAGTCGGCTCAATGCCGTTCTTCCGGAATTCGGCCGCACTTTTTCCCATCAGCCATTGCGTCGCCTGTCGGGCCAATTCGCTGTCGGAGCGCAGCGCGAGCGCAGCTTCACGCCCGCCGGCGAGCAGATCCTTGTGCGTCTCGGTCAGGAAGGCGAGCCAGGTCTTTTCGATGAATTGACCAGGACCGGACGCGGTCGAATTGGGGTTCTTGATGTCGCGCCCGCCGCTCTCACGGTTGATGATGCGATCGGTCAGGGAGTTGCCGCTTGAAAACGACGGCAGCGAAAATGCGCCGCCAGACGCACCGGCGCCGCCCTTGATATTGGACAGGTTCTGAAAGCCGGTTGCCGCACGCTGAAGCAGATTGACGACGGCGCCGCCCGGCTCCATCAGACTGTCGAAGACGCGCTTCATTTCGGAGCCGGCTTCGGCCGCACCGCGACCGATATCGCCCCACTTGTCCTTGATCTGCTGAAGCTGGGTCTTGCCGTTGAAGACGCCCTCGCGCAACTGGATCATGAACCGTTGCGTGCCGCTCAGTTTGTCGCCACCCGCAGCCTTGATCTTGGCTTCGGCCATGTCTTCCGTTGCCTTCTGATTGAGGCGCTGGATCTCGGCGTTGATCTTGTTCTGAGCGTTGATCTTCTGGGACAGTTCGTCGTGAACTGCCATTTCCTTCTTCAGGTTTTCGATCTGCTCCTTAATGTCGGCGTTCGACAGTGGACCGACGTAGTTCTTCTTGGCGACCGCCTCCTCGATCATGAACAGTAATTTGGCCATGTCGCTGGAAGCGCCAGCCAATTCGGCGCGCATCCCGGCGTTCGACCCCTTCAGATCGTCAGTCTTGGCCTTTGCGCGCTCCAACAGCTTGTCGAGGTTGATACTCTTGTCGATCTCGACCGGTTTCGCCGCCAATTCGCGGATGCGGATCATCTGCTCGCGAAGCGCGCCCTGCTTCTTGATCAGGTCGAAAACGTATTTGTCCTGTAGGCTGATGGCCCGCGCATCGCCGTCCTCTGCAAGCGCATTAATCGCGTTGATGCGATCCTCGTAAATGTCGTACTGGGCTTGCAGTTGATCGACGAGAGCCTTTTTGTGCTCCTCGCTGTATTTGGCCTGAATTGCGGAAATATCGCCGCGATTCTTGTTGGCCTCCTTAAGCTCGTCATCATAGGCTTTGGAGCGGATCTTCGCCTGAGCGTCATACGATTTCTGAATTTGTCGGATTTCACCGTCGAGCTTATCCTGCTCCTCGCGCGCGATATTCTCGGCCTCGCGTTGATCAGCTTGCGCGCCGGCCTTAGCCAGAACAGCACGCGCTTCGTCACGCTCGCGGGTCAGCCGGGCGATTTCCTGGGCATTCGGCCCGTCGATCGTCGCTTGACCCGTCACCGGGTTGATCGTGACCTGAGACTGTTTCGCCAGTTCAAGCCGACGCTCAAGCGACTTCAGGTAAGGCTCCGCCTCCATCACCTGTTTGCGCGATTCGGCGCCGAACTTGACGAGGTTCTGGTAGGCGTCGGCCGATTTATCCGAGAACAGCCCGAACGAAACGGCAAGCACGCCGATCAGGCCGGCGAGCGGGATGATCACGCTGGATACCGTGCTGATGGCGACGCCAGCCATGGTCCAGACCGCGGACATATTGCGCACCGCGAGCGTTGTACGGGAGATCGCTGCTGTCGCCGGCGCCGTCGCTGCATCCAGATTGTTGAACCGGATCTTTTCGACCATGCCGTTCCAGGCCAGACCCAGTTGCTGAACCTTCGGAATAACGCCAAACAACGCGCCGCTCAGGTTCATCAAGCCGGAAAGCAAAACCTTGATGCTGATACCGCCGCCCAAAATCATGGCGAGCTGAACAATCTCGTCGCGGAAACGGACAATGCCGTCGAGCGCCTGACGAAGACCGCCGACGATCGACGCCAGACCAGAGCCGAGGCTCTTGGCAAAGCGTTCAGCGGTCGGACCGGCAAGGAACGTGTTGAGGTCGGCAAGCTGCTTTTTGACAGCCTCGAAGAAGCCCGCATCGCCGGCGGTTGTCGCCAGCAACTGCCACAACGTCGTCATCTGGGCCAGGCGACCGTTGAAGGTCTGCATCTGCTCCAGAGCGGCGCCGCCGAAGGTTGCTTCAGTCTCGATAAAGAACGCCTCAAGGGCGGATTTGGCTTCGAGCGTGCCCTTGCTGATGATCTGGATGAGCTGACTCATGCTCACGCCCATCGATCGCGCCATGATCTCCACGGCGCGCGGCATCGCTTCACCGAGTTGCTGCCGCAACTCTTCCATCTGGATCACGCCCTTGCCCGACATCTGGCTGATCGCGATGGTCGCGCGCTTCATGACGTCGTCGGTGCCGCCGAATGCAGCCACACCGTCAAGCAACGCGTTGAAGCCGCCCTTCATCGGGTCGAGACCGGTCGCCTTCATCTTGACGAAGGTGTCGGTCATCGCCTTGAGCGAGAACGGGGCGGATTTGGCAGATTCACGCAGGAAGGCAACCTGGGAGGCTGCTTCCTTGATCGGGTCGGCCGCGTTGGACATGCCGCGCAGGAGGAAGCCGAGCTTCTCCATTTCGGCATTGACCTTGATGATGTCGGTCGCCCAGCCGGTCGTCACCATCCGCAGGTTTTCGATCGCCTGCCGCGCCATACCGAAGGTGATCGACAGATCCCGGATCGTGCCGAGGAAGGAACGGTTGGTCTCATCGAGCAGCCGGACCGAGTGAATGGTCTGGCCGACGTTCCTCTGGAATTGACGAACGGACTCTCCCGCATGGATCATGCGGGAGGTAAAGGTGCCGTCCTCTAATTCCAGTTCAACGCGAACCGACACTGCTCATGTCTCCAACGGAGTTAATCCACGCCTTGTCGTCGGCCGACAAAACGTCACGCTTGGCATTCGCTGCTTTCTTAGCCATGTCGATTTCGACGACGTGGCCGATCTGCTCCTGCAACTTTTCAAGGTAGGTTGTGAGACCTTCCTTGTCCGAATTGGTCCGTAGAATGAGTTCGGCAGAACGAATATCGTTCTCCGCATTCATCCGATCGATGTTCTTACTCAGCATCCAGAAGGTGACGAGCGGCAGGCTCAGCACCTTCTTGACGTCCGAGAAACCGTAGTGCGCAAGCACCCGCGAGAAGAGAAAGCCGAAATCGATGGCTTTGATCATCCCGCCGTCGGAGGGTTTTCAGTCGCCTCCGCAGCCGCTTCCGTCTCAACCTTCTTCTGGCCGTTGTGCTCCTGGGCGAACTCGACCAGCTTGTTGAGCTGTGGCAGCGTGAACCTGCCGAGCATTTCCTTGGTCATCGTCGGAAACGCGCGCATCAACATGCCGGTGATCATGTCGATCTCGGCTTCGGCGGTCACAACGCCGGCGGTGAACTTCTCGATGGCGCGCGTGTTGGCGATGAAGTCGTCGACGGTCAGCGGCGCCAGCTTGTGCTCCACACCGCCAAACTTGACGACAACTTCCTGATCGGGAATGACTGCATCCAGGTCGATAAAATTAGTGGCCATGTATCCTGCTCTGTAAAAAGAAAAGACTGACATCCGTGTCCGGATATCAGTCAGTTCTGACTTATATTTTCGGAAGAAGCAAGGGATTATGCGTCCGCATCTTCGTTGCCGAAGTAGAACATCTTGCCCGACACGCCGAGGGACGAATCCGGATAGGCGTTGAACTCGACGTTGAACACGCGCTCGGCGTCGAGCTTGTAGTTGAACGTCGCGGCACCCGGCGTGTTAGCCAGCGGCATGATGAAGTCTTCGCTCTTGTCCGCCGCAGGCAGGCCCTGCGGGTGGAACACGAGCTTCTTGGCCGTCTTGAGAAGCGAGATACCCACGCCAGTCGGGACCGACACACCCTCGATGCTCGGGTTGGCGCCGCCGGTGAGCTTGGCGCCCGAGAGCGTCAGGTTCGCCGTGGTTGTGATGTCGGAGGCCAGCGTGAAATCATTGGCTTCGACACCGTATTCGTCGGCGGTCAGGGTCACGACGCCGAGATTGGCCGACGCGGTGATACGCGACACCAGAGGATCGGTCGACGCATTGATCTTCGCAGCCAAACCAGCCGCAGCCTCGCTGAAGGTGCCGGCAATCGGCATGTCGTTGGTGTTCGGCAGCGGGTTCGTGGCCCACGAAAATACAACGCCATTCAGGGTCACGCTGTCACCATCGACCGGCGCTGCTGTCGAGAACGTCAGAGTGCCGGTTGCCTTGGTGCCGCCGCTCTGTTTGAGCACGGCACCCGGCATGATACGCGCCATGTTGGCGATTGTGGTCTCGACCAGCGGAACCTTGGCCTTGCAGGTACGACCGGTGATGTAGTCGTCGACCGGCGTGTCGCCGTACTGGTCGACCTTGACCTCGTGCGAAGTGGTGCTGATGGCAATTTCAACACCACCCTGCGTCAGGCCCAGATCGACGCCGTCCCAGGTGACCTGGCAGACGCCCAGCTTAATATTGCGGGTATTCGAAGACATTTGCTCAGATCCTTCTTAGCAACGGATGAAATCTACCCAATATTTTAGCCGATAGAGGCGAAAAGACAAGTCAGAACTGACTTATATCACGCCTCATTTTTTGACAGCGCGCCGTTGCCCTGAAGATAGACCACGCGGATATTCGCCGGCTGAATCGTCATTGGCGATCGACGAGCAGCGTACAGCCGATTCTTGGCAATCCGGGTGATGTTGACCTGATCCGACTGGTTGCACCCCAGACAGTGATAGGCGTTGGAATCTTCGCCGATATAGAGGGTGACGTGGCCTCCCCCATTACGCTTGAACGTGAGGACGTCACCGAGCATCGGGCGCGGAACCTTGGTGCCGAACTTGGCCCATGACAGCGCCCACAGCGGCGAGTTCGGGATCTCTTTGCCGGCACGCTTGGCCGCAACAGCCATGCCTAGCCCGCACCACGGAATCGAGTCCGCGGTATAGACGTTGCGCAGACCAACCTCCTCGGCCCACTTCATGATGACCGGGTTGTTGCCGGCGCCGGGCGTTTCGCGCGTGCCGTACATCTTGAGCATTTCGACCAGGATCCGCGGACCAGGTTCGTTGGCAAGCCAGGCGTATTGGGTCGGGAGCATGATTTATCCTTCCATGGGTAGAACATAGGTCACGTTGAAATTGAGCGACCATTCGGTGACACGCCCATCCGACCGCGGATAGACGATGGGGAGCTTCTCGGGGTACATCTGATTGATCTGCATCAGGAATGCGCCGCCGTTCGGATCGCTGAAGACGACCCGGTACATGGTGAACAGCTTCATGATCGCGGCCGACGTGGTGTCGCCACGCACCTGATCGGTGTCGCGCACAATCACCTGTGTCGTCGTCTTGAGGTAGCCCGGCATGTTGTAGTCGGTCTCGATGCCGTTGATCGGATTGCGCAGCATGATGCCGCGTGTGGCATCAGCGTCCATGCGATGCACGAAGATATCGGTGCCACGCTGGCCAAAGCCGTTGATTTCAAGCATTTCGGCGAGGAGATCCAGCCTCATCCTTCCAGCTCCTTCATGTCACTCATGACCGATTTGATCAGCGCGCTCTCCAGTCGCTTCTTCGACTCGGCCGCGGCGCGTTCAAGGAATTTGCGGCCGATGTCGACGCCTGGATTGGCGTCGCGTTTGGCAATCGTCTCGGCGCCAGGCTTCATACTTTCGTAGTTCTCGTGGATCAACGCTGCGTACTGGTCGACATTGACGCCGTCGACGACGCCACCCACGACGATGCTGATCGACAGGCGCCCGCGCGTGCCGTAGCTCTTTTCGATATGGATGGCCTTTTCCAGATTGTGCTTGTCGACCGGCGCATAGAGCTGCGCCTTTTTGACCACCTTGGCGGCTTCGCGATGCATCACCTTGCGAGCGTTGTCGGGGACTTTCTGCGCCGCGTGTTCGAACTTAACCAGCAGTTCGTCGAGCCCCGTAACCTTCATATTGATCATGACGGGTATCGCTCCAGCGTGACCTCGTAATGGTCGAGCCGGCCGATCACGTCGAACCGCTGCTCAATGCCGACGACCCGCAATACCTCGCCGGCGATCTCAAACTTATCGTCAGTCTTGATATTGACCCCGACCGGAAACAGGATGACGGCCTTATCGGTCTGTTCCTCGGCGCTGCCGCGTGATCCGCTCTGGTCGGTACGCACCGAACTCTTGGCGATCTGCCCGATCAGGTGAACGACCGCGCACATGACGCTGACCGGCGCCGCATAGGTGAACTGGCTGTAGAGGTCGCGACGGGTATGCGACGACAGCTTGCCGGTGTTGTTCGACATGAAAAACACCATCACGCGACCCTCGTTAGAACAGCTTCAGAATTAGGGTGAAAGATCACGTCCTTGATCTCGGCGTAGGTCGGCAGCGTCGAATTCGAGGCGACCGAAATAATCATGCCGTGATTGTCGGACTTGGGATCGCTGTGGTCGATCTGGGCAACGTCGACGCCGTGATCGCTCAGGGTCAAAAGGACCGCTTCATTGTAGGTCGCAAGCAAATGCTGGCGCCAAACCGAGCGAATAAATTTCCGTGACGGCCAGCGCTGATTGCGGCGATCATGAAAGAAGAAGGCCAGTTCGCTCGCGTTGCCGATGCGGTACTGCATCAGAGCGGTTCGCAGCGGAATCCGATTGGCGCGAGCAGCAATCGCCACATGCAGATAGGTCGATCGGACCGATTTTTGCAGGAATGCAATGTCGCGCTCGATCTGTACTGAGATTTCGCGCAGCAAATATTCGTTGTTCGCGTTGACGTGCTCGCTGACTGCGTCCGCAAGTTCTAAGACGTGTTTGTTGCTCAACTGCTGCAACGTCACCCCTTGAGCTTCTAATGCGACGGCGTTCGAGACCTCTTCGATTCGAGCCGTCTCGTCGTCGAGATAGGTGTGGGCGAGGCGATAGGCTTGAGCAACGATCGAGCGGAGCTGCTTCTCGGAGCCGAAATGGGACTGGTCGAGTGCGGCGCTGTAGATCGAACGCCAGCCTTCGACCAGAAGACCGTAACGCTGCGACGCGGCATCGGCGTCATTGCTGATAAGTTGCGTGATCCTCATAGGCGGGTCAGGGTCACGCGATTGTTGAGCCAGCCGGTTAACCGGTTCATGGTGTCGCGCGACAGCCGGCCCTGAAGCGGCCCGACGCCCGAGCGGAACATCATCTTGCTTTCGCCGACGGTCCAGGCGAGCAGTCCAGAACGCATCTTGTCGCCGATCACGTCGCCGGCGAGGACTTGATTGGCCTCGATGATCTGCGCGTCCATCATCGCGTCGCGGAACTGGACCGGATAGCGCTCGTAGAGATCCGGGGTCATCATCGGCCACATGCGCGGCGACAGACCGGAGGTGTATTCCGGAAACAACACGCTTTGCATGTCGGGAAATTCCGGCCACGAAATCACGTAGTTCATCTGGATCAGGCGCTGGAACGCAGCAATCAAAGCCAGTTCCTGGTCGGACCTGGCGCCGGCGTCGAACGCCGTCAGATTGGGTAGATCGCGCGCCCGATACATCGCCTGCTGATAGGTTTGCAGGGTGTTCTTGAGATAGATCAGGCGCTGCACGGCGAAGACGCCGTAGACCACTTCCTTGATATAGACGCGCCCGCCGACATTGATAAAGAGTTCGAGCGAATAGCCTCCTGGCTCGTCATGCACGCTGGCCGGAATAACGATCTCGGTCGACGTACCCGACAAATCGGCAATCGGGGTCAACTGGACGATCCGCACGCCGTCTCCATCAGACACGGCGTAATTCAGCGCGGTTGGGACGAGGGCATTGCCGGCGTCGTCCTGGAACGGCACCGTCAGAGCAACGTCAGATCCAGCCGGGAAGCCGATCATTAGGTTGCTCCGTCAATCTTGGTGTAGTCGATCGAGGTCACGCCATTGGTCAGATCGATCGTCACCGCGCCGTCGGGCGATGTCAGAAGCTCCGGATTGATCACAGGCTTGGTGTTCGGGTCGGTGTGAACCGGCTTACCGTCGGGGCCGATGGCATTCGGCGTGGTCTCGGCATCGCGCAATAGATTGCCGACCAGGCGGGCTTGCTTGTCGATCTCCGCCTCGTGCTCCTTCTGAAGTCGCAGCGTTTCGGCAACCGCAGCCTCGCGGCGCCGCTTGGCGATCGCCTCGCGTTCGTCGACCCGCGCCATGTATTCGCTTTGGGCCTTCAGAATCTCGAAGATCAGGTTGTTGATGGCACGATCACGCACGCCCCACAGGTCGCCAATGGCGCGAAGACCCTTGATGCCTTCGAGTTCGGCGATCGCCTCCAGCTCCTGCTTGGTATAGATGCGCTGGGCCGGATTGCGCAGCGCCCGCGCGAGAGCGTCGCGACGTTCCTGGCGCAGCTCAGCCGGCGTCATCCGATCGAGCGGCTCGGGAATTTCGATCTCGACATGCTTCATGTTGAGATAGCGGGCGATCGGACCGGCCTCTCCTTCCGGCACGCCGTTTTCATCGACGATCTCGGCCGGAAGCATCGAGGCGATGCGATCCATCACGTTGCGCGGCAACGGTTCGACCGAGACGCCGTCGACGAACTGCACCATGCAGAATTCGCCGGTGTATTTCTTCCATCCCTTCGCCGTAAAACGCAGGTGATTGGCCATTATTGTGCTCCAAGGAGTTTGCGAACAACGGCGTCGGCATCCCGGAATTCGGTGAAGCCGCCGACGTGGTGTTCTGCGATGAAAATCTGGGGGACTGTTTCGGGCTGTTCGCCGAGGCGTTCGACCAGCTCCTGCATGATCAGAGGATCACGGCCGACATCGTGGTAGACGTAGGGATAGTGATTGCGTTCACAGTGCGCGACCGCTGCCGCGCAGAAACGGCAGTCGTCCCTGCCGTAGATCTCGACCTTATGGGTCATGGAATTCCCTAGTCAGCAAAATGGGGCGAGGTTTCCCTCGCCCCACAACTATAAGTCAGAACTGACTTATATTCAAGATTAAGCGGACAGAACGCCCTTCAGACGAGCCAGAGCCAGCGTGGACTTCAGCGCGGTCGAGACGTACCACTTGACACGGTAGCGGACAGCATCCTTGTTCTGGATGGTGCCGATCTCCTCGACCTTGAGGCCCGCCGCCTCGCCGCCCACGATGCCGTGGAAGCCGTTCGCGGTGTTGAGCTTCATCGCGTAGATGGAGGTCGTGTCGTTGTTGGTGCCCTGGACTTCGTCATCACCGATGAAATCGTTGATGATGATCGGGGTGCCGTCGTAGGCCGGAATCGGGAAACCGAAGTTCTCCCGCATCACAGTCTCGGACGTGTTGCCGCCCATGGCGCGGATCAGCATCTTGACCGAACGCCAGGTCGACTGCCGCATCATGAAGCAGTCGGCGCCGATGGTGACGGCATCCTTCAGCTCATCGAGGGCATGGAGGGTGATTGCGCCGCCGTTCGCGCCGGCCACCAGGGTCTGTGACGCCGGGGTCAGCACCTTGACGCCGTTGAACTCCTTGTTCACGTCGTTGGTGCCACCAACGCCGTTGATCAGCGAGTTCTTGAACTGGCGAGTCACAGCCTTCGACTTCGCTGAAAGCTGTTCGGCGAGCTGCTGGTTGTGGTCGGACTGGGTGGAGAGCAGGAACTTGTCCATGTCGACGTCGCCAGCGATGATGCGCAGACGGGTCGTGACAGGGGTGAACGTCGCGGCGCCTTCCGGCACGACGTCGTAGGGATCCAGGAACGCGCCCTCGGAAATGGTGTTCTCACGATTGTAGTCGTAAGACTTTCCGTTGACGGTCATGAACGGGAAGATCGCAAACAGCTCCTCGCGGTCGATGATCTCCTCGATCACACCACGCTCAAGCTGGCTCTGCGAGAGCTTGGCGGCTTCTTCAACAAGCAACGGCATTTTTGTAACTCCTCAAGGAAAAGATCGCCGTGAAAACTGAGATCAGGTGTGACCTACGAATGTAAGTCAGTTCTGACTTACATAAGTGTATCGCGGCGATCGCGTTTCTCCAAGGACAAAATGCCTATACTGGCCAAAAAATCCTAGAAAGAGGTTTTTATGCCTTTTTCTTGATCGCGCCGGCTTCCAGAGCTGCCTGAATGCGGGCCATGCCGGTCGGGCCGGTTGCCTTGCGTTCGGCCTCGCGCTGGCGCGCGCTGACGTCGAGCGTCTTGGTGCTGGATCCCGGCATCAGCTTCGAACGCAGCAACTGATCCTTGTCCGGACTTGCCTCGATGATCTTCTTGATCGCATCCTCGAACGGCATCGGTTCGCCCGAACCATTAACCAGCTTGGTGCGATTGGCGGCGCCGCGCGGCTTGTCGTAACCGACCGGCTTGCGGTCCTCGACGTCGAAGTATTCGCCGAAGATCTTTCGCGCGTAGGTCGGCGTAAGGATCAGTTCGTCCTTGATGTAGGACGAATTGCTGAACGAAGCGCCGACGGTCAGATCGTTGATGGCGTTCTGAGCCTGCTCCAGCGCTGTCTTGGTCGTGGTCACCTCGGTCGCCAGACTTTCGGTTTCCTTCTTATGCTCCTCGACCATCATCGCCTTGAGGCGATCGAACTCGCCGGCCTTGCGCAGGTTCTCTTCCTCCGCGGCCTTCTTCGCAGCCTCGGCGGCATTCGATGCCGCGACCAGCTCCTTGACCTTCTCGGGATCGAGACCCTCGAACGCCTTCAGCTTTGCAGCCGCCTCTTCGGCCTTCTTGGTCGCCTCTTCGAGCTTGGCCTTGGTCGCCATCTGCTCCTTGAGCAGCTTGGCTTCGTTGTCGGTCAGGTTGCTCCGGCGCGCCGCATCTTCGGCCGCGGCCTTGTCAGCGGCTTCCTTCGCAGTCTTGTCAGCCGCTTCCTTTGCAGTGCGATCAGCAGCTTCCTTTGCTGCGGCCGCAGCAGCCGCGGCAGCGGCGTCACCGTCGGTATTCTCCGGATCCATCAGGAAGCGCGGGCCGAAGGAGCGCTGCATCATCGAAATGTGGCCAGCGTGAACGGGGGTATTGGGTGTCTTGATCATAAGAACCAGTCTCTCGGTCTTGTGTGAATGGAAGCGCAGTCTCTCGGCTTCCGGGGAACGGATCGGAATCGATCCGAATTACTTGGTCTGGGAAGTAACCTGACCTTGACGATTTGCCGTCTGCGGGTTTTTTGCGCTCGGCTTGTTCATCTTGACGCCCTTAGTGGGGAAGCGCGCCGTCTGCGACGTGCCGCCCAGCGTCGAGGAAACCATCGCGTCAAGACTCGGAGGCCAGGACTTGAGATCCTGCTCCATCTTGGCGCGAATGTCGGACGCCAGCCGCGGAAACAGCTTGTCGATCACCTGTTTCATCTGCTCCTGACGAACACTATCCGGAGCACTGACCAGCGCCAGGCGCTCGGCGACGGTGAATTCGTCGAACAGGGAGCGAACGTCGAATGTGTCCGGATACTTCACCAGCTCGTTTTCAGGCTCGATCGCGGACTTCGAATTCCACAATAGAACCATGTCGACCAGCTTGTTCTCGACGTTCTCCAAAGCGTCGGCCTTGGAGGTCAACAGACTGTTCATCCGCTCGAAATCATATGCCTTGGCGACGCCGGAAGAGTTGTCGATGCCCATGGCATTGTCTTCCTTGGTGCGCTCGCCGGCCATGCCGATGGTGTGGTAAATCTCGCTGATGATCTTGTTGATCACGGTGAGAATAACGTTCGCCTGCTTTGGATCGGGCGACAGGAAGAACGGCTTTGCATTGCCTTCGCCATCGTAGACGAAGGCGCGCTTGGTGCTCATTTCGAGCAACTGATCGTATTCCGCCGTTCCCGGTGTGATCGCTTGTGCCGGCATCGCCAGTTGCGAAAATGTCTGATCCTGAATGATCGCGTCGAGGTTCGACAGATAGTTGGCGACGGCGCGGTCGAGATAGGCGATATCGTTGATCAGCGCCGGCGAACTGTATCGATTGTCGTTGACGACATGCGGTGTCTTGAAGCCCGGCACGACCCCGAGATTGTGCTCGATGGTGCCGAGGTCGACCACCTGCGGCACGCGCAGTTTACCGCCGCGCGGTCCCTCGTATTGGATTTTGAAGGTGCGGCTGTAGGTCTGGGTCCACAGCACGTAATGCGGCTCGATCTCGCCAGTCGACTTGATTGGATCCTTGTCGTCACGGATCCAGGTGCGAACCAGCACCCAGAGCAGTTCGCCCTCGTCGGAATATCCCATGTCGAGAACGTCTTGCGGCTTGACGATATAGGCGTAAACCCGTGCCTTGGCTTTCTTCTGGTCGGCAACCGAGAGAATTTCACCGGTGCGATTGGTATCGGTGAACACCCACGGGCAACCCAGAATCGATGCCGAGGTCGAGACCAGCTTCATGAACTGGCTGATGTCAAGGCCCGACAAGGTCGACTGATGCCAGAAATCCTTCACCACCTGCTCGGCGTCTTCGCCGCGTGCGATGGTCGACTTGAAGATGTATTTCTGCACCAGATCGGTGCATTCGCGCGTGTGATTGAAGCGATAGCAGCGCTCCACGCGCTCCTTGAATTCCTTTTTGCCTTCCTTGAGATAGCGGAAGATATTGCCGTCGGTGAACCACTCGCGCCCACCCCGGTAGGTCGATTCCAGGAAATTCCATTGCGGCAGCATTTCCTCGTATTCGGGATGCCGTCGCTCCAGAAATTCCAGCAACTCTTTGTTTTCGTCGGGGGTCATGTGCTCAAAGGGTGAGAGACAATGGAGATAAATATAAGTCAGTTCTGACTTAATCTCAAGGTTAAATGGACAAGCCCAGGATTTTGACCTTGCGGACCGGGAAATTGTACTCGATGCAGTAGCCGACGGCGTCCGCCGGATGCTCGAAGCCCTGGCTCTTGTCGACCTGGTCTGTGCCTGGCTTGTAAATCGTCTGTTCAAACGCCGCGATGGTGTGCTTGCAGTTCTGGTCGACCTTCAGCCGCACAGTGCCGTCACCGTCCTTAAACATGCGATTAACGGCGTTGACGCGATCGGCGACGCGCGGGTGTTTACGGTGATGCAGGATTCGCTCAAAACCCGCCTCACGCAGAATGTCGAGGTCCGACTTGCCGCGACCTTTGGTCGTGCCGGCGGCGCCAGCCGGGTCCGGGAAGATTGTCGAGGTCTTCATCCAGCGGAAATAGCGCCGGGCCAGCTCGTCGGATGCCTCCTGGGTGTTCGACGACGCCAGCACCGCCTCGTCGACGATCCACACCTCGCCGTTCTTCTGCGGCTGCATGATGACGCAGGACATCGGGTCGATGTTGAAGTCCATGCCGATCCAGATCGGCAACTTCGGATTGAACTTGTATTTGCCGACGTGAATCTGGCGATCGAAGGCGTAATAGACCCGCCCCGACATGGTCTCGAAGCTCGCCTCGAACTCCTGGCGGAACGACTTTTCGTCCATGTCGTGCCGCGCGGCCGCAATTTCCGATCGCGGAATGAACGGCGAGGTAATGGTCGGAAACTGCCAGCTTTTCCAGTCGTTTAGCTTCGCCCTGCCCTTCTTTGTGCGATAGACCTCGCCGCGCTGGCCCATGACGTAAACGTCGTGCAGCCAGTTGAACGCCTTTGGCGTGCCGATGATAATGGTCTCACCGGATTTATCCGCCAGCGCCGGGCGCAGAATCTTGAAATAGGTGTCGCGATCGATGTCCTGAGCCTCGTCGATGATCAGAAGGTTGAGGCCCATACCGCGCAGGCTGTCCGGATTGTCGGCGCCTTTCAGTTCGATCCTGGTGCCGTTGTGCAGCCGGATCTCCATGCGGGTCTGATTGTAGGATTCGACCCACGCGCGCGGGATCGCCTCCTTCAGATCGTCCCAGAGAATGCCGCGCGCCATCGCGTAGGTCGGCGCCACGTACCAGATGATCTGCTTCGGGATGCAGGCGCGCTTGCAGATGATCAGCTTGCTCAGGGCGGTCTTGCCCCAGCGTCGGCCGGCAACGACAACGCGGTTGCGGTGCGTGTCGGAGAAGACCGTGCGCTGGCCTTTGTGCATCTTGAGAAGGACGGCGGGGGCGCTCATGACGTTGGCGTATCCAACTCCATGTCGCCAAAGTCCTCGGCATCATCGCCATCATCGTCGTCGCTCTCGCGCGACGCCATTTCGTCAAGTTCGTCCTGATTGAGATCCTGGAATTGCAGGCGCGGCAGCGCCTTTTCGTCGACGTCCTTCTCGATGTCGAGCAGACGCCAGCGATTGTTCGTCATGATTTCGATCAGTTTTTCGATGCGTTGCAGTGCCTTGATGTCTGCGTCGGCGTTCGCCGGAGTTATGGCGCCGTCGGCGATCGCCTTCTGAATCTTCATCAGCGACGCCTGGTTGTTTCGCGAATGCAGGTACAGCGTCTCACGGCTCTGTTCGATCCGGCCGCGGCGCTTGCTCTCAAAAGTGGTGACCGTCACCGCGCCGTCTTCGACCTTGGTTGCGACAGCCGCAGCCATTTTCGCCGCGAGCAGGTGTCGCTTCGAGCCCTTCTTGATCAGCCGTCCCTTCATCGCGGCTCGCCGGATATGCTTGGACAGCGCCGGCATAGTGATCTTGTATTTCTCCAGGATCTCGCCGGTCTTCAGCGTTCCGTATTCGTAATGATCCTCGATCTCGCGCCACTCTTCCGCGGTCAGCCGTCGGCGCGCAGCACCTTCATCGGTCGCCGCAGCGTCCAATTCCGATGTCACGTCGGTCGTTTCGTCCGTGATGTCTGCTTCATCCATCATGTAAGTCAGTTCTGACTTGTAATTGAGCCGAGTCCCATGCGTTTTCGAGCCGTCTCTTCACTATAGGTATAGATATATATCTCTACTAAGAATCTAGATTATTAGTGGAGAGCTTCGCCATCTTCCGGAACTGGATCCGGCGTTGCCATGAAGACGGTAAATCCTTTTGTCGTTGGCGCGATCGTGGCGCTCCGGTTGCCGTGCCTGGTCGTGGCGATCATGCCGTGTCGCTCCAGCGCGCGCAGCGAACAGGTGATCGCCTGTTTACTGACCGGGCCGTATGACACGCCGGCACAAAGATCGTTGGTGGTGATCTCTACGCCGGTTGACGTTGCCTCGCAGATCAGCCGCATGATCTCGCGTTGTTTCCGGGAATTGGCAAATTCGTTTCGCGCCGGCATTACTCGCCTCGGAACGGCGCGTTAGGCGCCTGTCGGTCGAATGCGGTAAGGGGAAGACGCTGGGGAATGGTGCCGTGACGATCCGGATTGGTCCAGATGCCGTACATTGGCGAAGCCAGCACAATCTGCTGGAGCCCCTTAATGATAGTCCTTTCGGACATGGCGTCAACCCTGCCCTGTCCGCGGTCGCGATTGTTGCCAGTCTTCTCAAGCGCGGAATGGCGATAGTAGAAGTCCTTGCAGAGCTGCAACAAACGCTCGCGCTCGGCCGGCGGTTTGGCTTGCAGCTCGGCCAGGATTGCCTCGAAATCCTGCGGACTGCTCTCGAAATGGGTCCGGAAGAACTTCAGCCCGATCTCGTATTTGTTGGCGTTCAACGGGCGCACGAAGCGAAAGCCCGCCTTCTGGCCGAACAGATTGAACTTCGACATCGAGGACTGGATCTCCATGAAGGTGTTGCCCTCCATGCGCGAGACCAGGTTCATCATCCGGTAGCCGCAGCCGATGCCGCGATACATGGTGTCCACGACGAACCGCGAGACCACACGGAAGTTCTTGTTGATGAACTTGTACCGATAGGTGTTGGTGATCTTGGTGTCGCCGGCGCCAGGCTTGAGATTCTTGAACACCAGATGCCGCTCCTTGAGCAGCCCCTTCGGGTTGCCGGTGACCAGCACGCCAATGGTCTCGCCGAACAGCGTCAGTTTCCAGAAATGCGGCCCGATCGGCAGGTTTTCCGCCTTGTAGTGAAGATCGTGCAGCAGATTCCAGTCAGAAATGTCTCCCTTCTCGACAAACATGCTCTCAAGCAGCGGGAAACAGGGCGCCGGTGCGTCCACACGCTCTATCAGCGTATCATATGCGTCAGCACTCTCGGACGCACCGGTGAGCTTCTCTGCGAACGGCATGGTCAGTCGACGATCTGCCAATCCTCGGCGAGAAGATCGGTCTGCGACGCGACCCACGGCACAACATCGCCTTGAGCGGTCTTCATGTCGATGTGACCGTGATACTGGATCTCGGTGCCTTCCGGGTAGATCCCCAGAAGCGGCGGGCGATTCACCTTGAAGGTCGAGCCACGCACCAGAAACAGGAACATGCCCTTGCCGTTCCAGCCGGCACGGGCGACGCGCGCTCCATCCTTGATCGCAACGAGGGCGCTGGAAAACGAAAAGCCACCCTGTCTGGTTCGCTGCGTCAAAACTTCTTCGGTCATTCTGTCTTCTCCAGTTCAACTTTCTCGCGGAAACGCTTTGTCACCTTCAATGAGGCGCCGATCTCATCCGCCAGATCGGTGTGGGTGGTCGCGACGATCAGGGTCTTGCCGAGACGCCGGGCGGTCTTCTGCATCGAATAGGCGACACACTTCGCGGTGACGCGGTCGAGCACGGCGCCGAACTCGTCGGCAACCCAGACGTCGGCGCCCTTGTCCATCAGCATTGCCAGCTTCAGCCGGTAGCGCTGTCCGTCGGAGAGTTCATTCGGCTTGCGGATATAGATCCAGGCGTCGGAAATGCCGGCCTTCGCCAACAGATCGGCCGCTTCGGTCGTGGTGTCACCAACGCACTCGATCACCGGCTTGTCCGGCGCCTCTAGCGCGTTCAGATCGGCAACCTTGAGACCCTTCTCGATCATCTGGTCGCGCAATTCGCGCAGCAGCAGCGACTTGCCAGACCCGGATTGACCGGTGATGTAGACCACGTCGCCCTGCCTGACCTCGACTTCGAGATCGTCGTAGATCACGAAACGCTTGTCCGAGAGACCAAGTCCAAAGGCTTCGGCAACTTCCAGTACGCGCGGCGTGCGGTCGACCGACGAGCTGAAGGACTTGTTGACGAGGTATTTCATGCGCCGGGATCCTCGGGATCGTCATCGACGCTTTCTTCTTCCTCAATCTCGGCCAGGCGATCGCGATAACCGTCGATTTCTTCGCGAATTTTCATCTTCACCGAGTCGACCGCAAGATTGACCATCGCCAGTTGCTCGATGGAGGTATCCATGCGGCTGACCAGCGCGCAGATCGGATTGTTCTGGTGAAGACCGGCAATAACCAGATGCGTCAGATCACCGGTCTTGATGCGCTCAAGGATGTCCTCGCACAGCGCCAGTGATGTCTTGTCGACTTTCGGCTTACTTGCTTCGGTCGGATCGGGCGCGACAAACGCCTTGCGGGTAAAGGCGTTGATGACCTTTGGGCTGTCGTCGCTCATGCTGCCTGCTCCAATACGAACAGCAGCGCGTCAACGCCGGTCTTGTCGACCTTTCCCTCGATAATGGTGAGCAATTCCCGGATCTTGCGGCTCTGCTCGACGGTAACGCGCTTGAAACCAAGCGCGTCGGAGACTGGCGCCGCGGAGTGATCGACTTCGGCTTCCTTCGCCGAATTCTCCTCTTTCTGCTTTTCAACCGCCGTGGTGATGTTATCGACGAACATGCCATCGTCGATATCGGCGAAATCCGAGGTCATTCGGGTGATCTCGCTCTCGTCGAAGCCGATCGTGTCCATGTCGAAGCCGTCCTCGGCCAGTTCGGTGAGGGCCTGCTGAAGCAATTCGGTGTCGTATTCGGTCGAGGCGACCTGATTGTCCGAGAGCCGCAAGGCGTCCGCCTCGGCTTCGGTGAGATCGTCGCGCACCACGACGGGAATCTGGGTCCAGCCCAGCGACAATGCGGCGAGCCGGCGCCCATGACCGGTAATGATGGTGCCGTCGGGGCGAATGTTCAGAGGGTTGGCGACGCCGAATTTCTGGATCGACTTGGCGAGCTTGGCGACGTGAGCGTCCGGGTGCTTCTTGGCGTTCTTCGGATGCACGACCAACTTGTCGATCGGCCACAACACAACAGGTCGTTTGGAATCAATTGTCGTCATCGTCGTTCATTCCTGAATAAATCGCCATCAATTCGTCGTCGTTGAGTTCGCGATCCTTGAATTTCTGCTCGAAAAACTCGCCAGCGCCGCAGTTTAGGCATCGCCGGGTAATTCGCGTTTCGCTGAAAAACTTGCAGTCCCGGCATTCCGGATGGCGAGGCTTGACGTACATTCAGTCCTCAACGGCTCCGAAAAGCTGATGCACGAGGGCATCGCCGGCGTTCGTGAGGTCATCCGATGCGTTGAAATTCTGGCGCTTTCGGATCTTGCTGATCAGTTCGGTGATCTTCTCGGCATCGCCGAGTGTCACCTTGAAGCGCATGATGGTGTGGGTCTTCGGTGCGCGCTCGGGTTTGGGTTCGTCCGGCGCGGGCGCCTCGTCATATCCCGTCAGATCGTCGAGTTCATCGAGCGCTATACTAACGGAATTGAAGATATTGTTGATATCGGTCTCAGTGAACGGCAGGAATTCCTTAACATTCGCGCCCTCTTCCATACTCTCCAGCATTTCAGCGAGGCGAATGGTGTCGTCGGCGCCGTAACGGGCGTTATCAGCGAGCGAAATCTTCTTCGCCTTGTCGTCGTTGATGTCGCCGAGATTGAAGATTGGAACCTGTTTCAGTCCCGCCGCCTTCGCGGCTTGCCAGCGATGTTCGCCGCCGATGATCTCGTAGGGATGATCCTCATCGTTAGTTTCGCGCACCACGATCGGCTTGAACAAGCCAAGCCGGCGGATCGATTCCGCCAGTTTCTCCTCGTTTTCCGGAGAGACGATGTTGATGTTGAAGCTGTTCGGCCGAAGCAGGTCGATATCGACCATCATTTGAACTGGCACCGAAGCGAAAACCTTATATAAGTCAGAACTGACTTTTACATAACCACGAAGATTGGTCCTTTGCAAGCCCATGCCTGAAACCATTACCATTGCCAGCAATGCCGTCATCGCCAAGATCATCAACGCCACCAATCCGGTCAAGGATCTGGTGTCGCAATGTCTGAGCTATGTCGTTGAGGGCGCTGAATTTATGTCGGCGTTCGCAACGTCCGGCTGGGATGGGCGTTCGAGCTTCTTTGCACGGCGCACCTGTACGTTCCCGGCAGGCTTCGTGCATATGGTGCATGGCGAACTCAAACGCGCCGGCTACGAGGTTCGCATCGTCAAGCGCCCCAATCCTTTGCCGCTCGGTCCGGAAAATCCGATCGTCGACGAGTTCGGCAATGACGATCCCCGCTACGACTTTCAGCCTCGAACGCTGCGCCAGATCGAAAAACACGGGCGCGGCATCGTTCAGGTCGCAACGGGCGGCGGAAAAAGCAAGATCGCCAAGCTGATCGCCATGCGTTACGGGCGCCCGACGCTGTTTCTGACCACGCGCGGCGTGCTGATGTACCAGATGAAGGACGCCTTCGAGCAGGATTGCAAGGTTCGCACCGGTGTCATTGGTGATGGTCACTGGGCGCCGACCAAAGGGTTCAACGTCGGCATGGTGCAGACCCTGGTGTCGCAGCTCGCCGAACCGGATCTCAACGCGGAGATTCGTGAAGTTCTGCGCCAGAACACCGAGAAGGGCGAGGGTCGAACCAAGGCGCAATGCACGGAACTGGGCAATCAGCGGTTCACGCTCAAGACCAAGATTCGCGCCCGTGTCATCAAGTTCCTCGAAATGATGGAAGTGGTGATCGGCGAGGAAGCGCATGAAGCCGGCGGAAACTCCTATTACGAGATCCTGAAATACTGCAAAAACGCCAATATCCGGGTTGCCCTGACCGCGACGCCGTTCATGCGCGAGAACATGCTCGACAATATGCGGCTGATGGCTGCATTCGGGCCGATTTTGATCAAGGTGTCGGAAAAGACGCTGATCGATCGCGGCATTCTGGCAAAGCCCTACTTCATGTATCGCTCGCCGGCGCCGCATCCGAAGCTGCGCAAGACCTCGCCCTGGCAACGCGCCTACGAACTGGGTGTGGTCGAAGGGCCGCATCGCAATGCCGATATTGCCGCACTAGCCAAGACCGCGGCCAATCATGGTCTGTCGGTGCTTATTCTGGTTCAGCGCAAAAAGCACGGCCCCTTTCTGAAGAAGCTGCTGGAATCTCAAGGTTTGCGGGTCAAGCAAATTCAGGGCGAGAACGACCAGAACGAGCGCAAAAAGGCGCTGAACGATCTCGCGGCCGGACGCATCGACGTTCTGATCGGATCCACCATCGTCGATGTCGGCGTCGACGTGCCCTCGATCGGCATGGTCATTCTTGCTGGCGCCGGCAAGGCAGAGGTGGCGCTGCGTCAGCGCATCGGCCGCGGAATGCGCGCCAAGAAGGTTGGCCCGAACGTGGTGTTCATCGTCGATTTTACCGACGAATTGAACAAGCACCTGCGCGAGCACGCGAAACAACGCCGCGCCATCGTCGAAACAACCGACGGCTTTGTGCAGGGCATTCTGCCAAAGGGCCAGGATTTTCCCTGGCACCTGTTCGCGAAAAAGAAAGCAGCGTGAGAGCGCTATATTCTGATCATGCGCAGATTAGTCGACCCCATTCACCTGTTTGACGCCAAGGCGCGGCCACTCTCTTCCTACGATGCCATGGAAAAGCGGATAGCGATGCTGGAACGCCAGCTCGCGCGCGTGTTGCGGCTGCTTCGCGGTCAGCGACTGCGAGACGGACCCTCCCCGCCCGACGACAAACCGATCATTCATTAGCTCGCTCAACGACCTGAGCGGGCACAGTCACGCCTTATAAAGAAAGTCAGAACTGAATGACAAACCCCGACAGTCTTCCCCGCTACATCGGCATTTGCGGCAATCCGAAGTCCGGTAAGTCGCTGGTTCAGCAGATTCTGATGGAACATTACAACGTCACGCCGGTCGATGACGGTTTCATCCTACGTTCGATCGCCATGCAGCATATGGGCGCCAGTCACAACGACGTTCACACCCAAGAAGGCAAGGCGCAGTTGGCCTATTGGCCCGACAAGACGCCGATCCTTGATGATCGCACCGGCGAGCATATGACCTGGCGTCTCGTGCTCGGTCGCGTTGGTGAACAGCTTGAACGTCTGATCGGCCCCTATGTAATGCCGATGACCGCGTGCGCGGCGTTGAGCGGCCCAGGCCCCTTCTCGTTCGGCTCGGTGCGCAAGGTGCAGGGCCGCTACTTCAAGGAGCGCGGCGGACTGATCATCGGCGTGCGCAACCCGATGGCGCAGCCGACCGGCAATGCTTTCGACGTGTTCGACGAGAGCCTGGTCGACGTCTGGATCGAGAACGACGCGCTCTACCGCGGACTGAGCCATCGCGAGGCATTGGCGGATCTGGAAACCAAGGTTGATCAGCTTGTTGCTGACTGCTCTTGGGCGCGAGCCGCCTGATGGACAAGAAATCCGACCTTCTTCAGGTGATCTACGACAATCAGCATGTCGGCTGGTTGAGCGATCATTACGGCGCCGGCATCATGAAGCGGAATCCGCGATTCATTCGGGTCATCAGAGACACGCTGGAGAGCACTCTGGACGTTGAATCGGTCAAGTCGGAGACTGTCGATCTTCCTCTGATCGTGCGCAAATTTCGGATCGACGAGGCTGAACTTGTCTCTCGGAAATTCGATCGGCCTCTGATCGATGTGCCGCCTTATGCCGTCGAAAATCGCTCTCCTCTCGATTGTAGCGTCACCTATCACTGGATCGCCGCGCTGATCACTCTCGATCAGTACGAATGGCTGTTCGATCGGGAAACCTTCATTCCGACCGACACCATGCCGGCTCTCGAAGAGATCAAGTCTTTTTCGGGAATGAAGCCGACGCGCGTGTGGCTTGATGAATATTTTGAATCGCCCGTGCCGATGTTCGACTCGGCAGAAGAAGCGCACGCCTACGACCCGCTTGATGCGATTTTGCCCAAGAAGATGCCGTCCTTCCACATCAAGGCGGAAGACATCGTCGCCGGCACGGTCACATCAACCAAGCTCACGTCGGGGCCGAGGCTCGCCGACTATGTCGAGACGCCGCGCAAATACGGCAAATCCATCATGTTGGAAAAGGCAAAATCGGAGATCATCGCGAAGCTGGAAGCTGATTTCGCCAAGTCAATGACAGTTGGTCTTTCTGAACCAGAATATTCTAGGTCGGGTGTTCTAACCGCTGAGAAGGTCCGCGAGGTCATGATGAAGCTGGAGTCGATGAAGCGATGAGCGTCGAAAAGGAATATTTCAAAACCTCGACGATATCGAACGACTTCTTTCGTTTAATTGCTGGTACGCAGTTGGGCGCAGGCTGCTTTCGCGAAGTTTATCGGTGCAGCATCGATCCTACGATGGTTATCAAATTCGAGGTCGGCTCCGGCGACTTCAACAATGTTGCCGAGTGGGATATCTGGAGCAATCTGAAGGATCACCCCAAGCTCGGTAAATGGCTGGCGCCGTGTATTGCCATTTCGCCATGCGGGTCGATTCTGCTTCAGCGCTATGCCGGGCCTCTGCCGGACAACAAGCTGCCCAAGAAAGTTCCGGCATTCTTCACCGACATCAAGTCCGACAACTGGGGCCTGATCAACGGTCGGCCGGTCTGTCGCGACTACGGCCATCATCGCCTTTATACCGTCGGACCCTCCGCCAGGCTGATCAAGGCCAATTGGCGCTAATTTAGGCTTTTCCGAATCAACACCGTGCTTTATGGAACTCTCTTTAGCGATTTAGCGAAATCGTTAAGGGGAAATTCGTGATAGCAATCGCCTGTCTGTCGCAGAAAGGCGGGGTCGGTAAATCGACCCTCGCCCGGCTCATCGCCAAGACCTATGCCTCGGGGCAATGGCGGGTCAAAATCGGCGATTTTAACGTCAAACAGAAAACCTCGGTCGATTGGGCGGCAATCCGGCTCAGTCAGAACGTCGAGCCCGAGATCCAGGCCGAAGCCTTCAACGACGTCACCAAGGCCATGCGTGACGACTTCGACCTGATGGTGTTCGACGGCAAGCCCGATTCAGACACCCAGACCATCCGGCTTGCCCAGGAAAGCGTCCTTACGGTCATTCCAACCGGGGTCTCCTCGGACGACCTGGTGCCACAGGTGCGGTTCGCTCAGGAGCTGAAGATCCGCGGCATCGACAGCCGCAAGATCATCTTCGTCCTCAACAAGACCACAGACTCGCTCGCAGCCATCATGGATGCGCGCAACTTCCTCAAGACGGCCGGCTTTACAGTGGCGAAAAGCTGGCTCCCGATGAAAACCGCCTACATCAACGCCCACAATTCCGGTCGAACGTTGTCGGAGACTGACTTTCCGACCCTCAACGATCGTGCCGAAGCTCTTGCACAGGAGATCATCGACCATGTCACCAGCCTCGAACGGGCCTGAAACCAAGGGCGTCAAAGTCCCCTCGCCTCCCCAGCGTCGCGGCATCATCGCCCAAGTCCCAACACCCGTCGCGGCGCCGGACAACCTGTCCAAGCCCAACTCCGGACTACAGGATATGAATTTCAAGATGTCGCCTGAATTTCATCGCGCCTTCAAAATCACCGCCTCGATCCGCGGCATGGCGATGAAGGATTTGCTTGAAGCCTCGTTCCGATGCTGGGTAGAACATTACGGCGACGATCAAGCCAAAGCTCTCCTTCCTCCGAAAGAATGACATGCGTTCACTGATTTTGCTGTCCACGCTTCTGCTCGCCGGCTGCGGAGGTGGCTGGAATAGACTCGACCCGCCCCTGATTGATATGTCCGGCGTCGATCGCGCCAAGTACGACCAGGATCTCGCCTATTGCACCAAGCTCAAGGCGGAATCGACCTTCGTGGGCAATGCGCAGTTGATTAGCCGCTGCATGACTGAACGCGGCTACCGGGTCACCAGCGCCAGAACGTAAATCGATTTGAGGTTCACGATGTCACTTCACGACGATCTCTTGCGAATGGCGCGTCTGGTTCAAAAGGACGAAGCGCGCATCGGCGTCTACTCTACCGGTGAGGTCATTGCTGTCGCGCTCATTCTCAATCGACCGGATCTGCTTCCACCCAGATACAGCAAGATCCTCGAAGCGGTTGATCGGCTTGGCGAAGAGTGGTTCCAGGTCGCCATCCAGGTGCAGCGCGAACTCTAGCCTGCGACAAGGTTAGGGCAATATTCCTATTGGTGCGGGGATCCGGATGATGTATCCGGGAGTTGGCATGGGTCAATTCTTGTGACAAGGTTAGGACGGAAAAGCTGTCGAGGGGCCAGAAGGCAATGCCTTCGCTGCATCGCACAAAAACCTAAGACATCGCATCTGTTGCAATTATGCAACACACGACGCGTCCCGCGAAACGCGTGACATTTCCGCAACACAGCGTTTCTTGCGATTCTGTGTTTGTGCAGCGCACAATAAAATAAACACGATTTCGCATTGCAACATGCTATGCGCAAAATGCATAACACGATTTAGTTAAGTAGTGATAATTATGTCACACGTGCTGCTGCAACAAATCTGTAGCATGATCAAGTCACGAATTGTTACACTCTGTAACATCATGTGATTTGTTCGCGTTGCTGTAACACGTTATAACTTAGTCACGTTAGCAATGACGCTAACACTACAGAGTGAGAAACGACGATGACGAAAGTTAATGACAAGATCGCGAACTACGTTGCAGAACTCAACAGCGCGCTTGACGCTCGCGCTTCGTATGAACACGACAAGAGCGCTGCGAACGACTCGATTCAGACGTGCATCGCAGCGCTTCGTAAGAGCGTCACACACGTCGATATTGCGAGCGTGCTACTCTCATGCGACGTCGATTCAAACTTCATCAATCGCAGCGAGCGTTCGAATAATCGTTATAACGTCTACGCTGCACAGAAAGTCGACAACGTCGCGCGCGCTGTCAAAAGCGTTGCAGAACTGAATCACTATTCGCTTGCGATCTTGCGCGTTGCGCTCGCTGTCGAAAAGATCGACTCTAAGCTGTCGCACAAAGACGCTGTAGCAGCGTGCAGCGCGTCTGTGAAGCACAGCGACGCGAAGCGCGAATCAATCATCAAGTCGCTACGCTACGCAAAGCACGTCGCTGCAAATACAGCGTCAACGCAATCGTCGTCGTCGATTAACGCGCTTCAAACGTGTCACATTCTGAGCGAAGCGCGCGATGCTGCGAACAACATCGTCTACAGCGTCAATCGCGAGAGCGAAGCGTTCAAGACGCTCGCGAAGAGATACGAACTCGCGATCTGACAACGCAATGCAGAGTGACGCTTCACAGCGTCACTCTGTAACATCACTTAATCAAGTCACCGCAAACACAGAGCTAGAACAATGCAGCATGAGAAACGACTAATGAAGCAACGCGAATCAGCGCGCGTCGAAAAGTACAAGCGCGCGTTTGACTGCGACTCTGTTGACGCTGATTATCTATTCGACGACGTCGCACGCGACTGTGACGCGACGTTAGCAGCGATCGAACTGCGAGAATCGATCACGCGCTACGCGATAGCGCACTAGACGCGTGACATAGTCGAAAGTCTATAGACGAAAGTTTATTAGACTTTCGACTGTGACATTTAAGCCTCACTGTTGCTCTGAAGCCACTGTGGTATGCCCGCCACAGTGGCATTTTTGCCACAGGCGAACCCCATGGGGAGGGTAAGGCAGACCTGAAATCCCAAGGATTTCAAGCGGTCTGCCGATCCCATGGATCCCACCGGTTCCTAATCCCATACCTAGTGACCGGTTCCCATGCCCATCCATGGCGATCGGTTCCGGACGCCAAAACCCATGGCAGGCTTCCTTGCCGGACAGGGCACCCATAGCAGGCGCCCTCTCCTTTTGGCTGCTGGCTACTCCTCGGCTGTGCCAGGCACCATCCACACCGACGAGGAAGCCCCGTAGACGTCAGTACGACGAGCGAACATCGACGACATGCGAGCGATTTCCATGAGCTTGTTTATGCATCCGAAGCGCATAAGCCCAAACGTATTCAACTTGGGCTGATAGAGGATGATCATGGTGTTTTCCTCAGATGAAGAAGGCGGCGATGATGAAGGCCCCAACGATCATGATGGGGTAGCTGATGAACTCGTCGAGCATCACTGGAACTCCACCGGTACGAAGCCGAGGCTGCGGCTGGCGTTCTCCAGGTGCGACCGGGCGATGTCGAGGGAATATATTCCGCTCTCGTCCTTGGAGATTTGCTTCACCGCAGCGTTGAGCCAGGTCAGGGCGTAGCGCAGGTGTTCCTCAGCGTCGGTATCGGCGAAGCGACCGATAGCGTTCAGGACGCTCATACGGGCGCGATTGACGAGTGCGAGGCGCTTGCTTCTCATTTTCGATCTCCGTGTTTGCTCAACACAAAGATCGTCGCATATCGCCTTGTGGGATGCGGTCGGGCGTATAAGGCGAGTTTATACGGCCTGGCGTTTACGGACCGGCCTGGCGATGGAAGACGGCCTGGCCGAGGATGACCGGACCGGCCTGAAGCCCATGGAGCGCCATGCCTGCCCATGGAGGACCGAGGGATCTCTAAGGGCGCGTAAAACCCTATAGATATATAAATATATCTATAGGGTTGGGATGCGAACGGCTACGCGAGGCAAAGCTCGCTGGACTGACGGGCTGCTTCTTCGATGCACAGCGCGACGAGGTGCTGGGCGTTGAAGGCTTTCTCGTGGAGCATCGCTTCGTTGATCGCGGGATCGATCTTGCTGATGGTCATTTCGTTGGTGTCGTAGTTGTAGGACGACGTGAACAGCACGGTATCTTTGTAGATCGCGCTGAAGGCGCATTCGGGGTTCATCGGGTGCGCGTCGTTGGAAAGCTCGATCTTGATGGTCTTGAGGGTGCTTTGCATGTTAGCTCTCGTTTGTGTGAACGTGAGAACTATCTCACGTTCACTTTTGGGATGCGAACGGGCTCAGACGGTCATGTCGAAGGAGATCTTCATGGTCTCGTCGACGATCAGCTTGCGGAGGGTTTCACTGGAGTTGCAGCGGTAGTAGACGCTGTCTCCCGCAGCAGCTTGCGCGTCGTTGGGATCGAACTCGCTGTCATGGAGCTGCGTGACGCGCACAGCGAAGCATTTGGTGTCGTCTTTGGCGATCGCGCACGCTTCGATGACGGTCCTTTGGTTCATGACGGAGAAGAAGCGCTCGCCTAAGTCTTGCGACATGAGGGAATCGAAAGTGGTTTTGTCGATCTGGTGCATGTTTTGCTCTCGCTGTGAAAATAAGTCAGTTCTGACATACGACAGTATAGCTAGGAATGCGAGCGGCGGCTCGTGGTGCGTCCGTTGGGGTATCGAGCTGGGTCTGTAGCTTAGGAGCGCTAAGGACGCACCATGGGGCTTCCCTAGCGATTTCCCATGGGAAGCCATGGTTCGCCTCGGGACACCACGGCCGCGCCCTCTCCAAAAATCCGCCTTGGTTCGCCAATCGGTCGGTCCCATGGACCCCACCGGTTCCAGATACCAAGGATGCCCCATGGTTCACAATTCGCCACAACGAAGGGGAGCCGAAGCTCCCCTCGCTGTCTCGTTCGCCTTACGCTGCCTTCGCGAGCACCGCTTCGAGCTTGGCGACCGCAGGGTGATCGGTCAGCTCGAACGTCGGGTTCTTGTGCGACCCCGAGCGCTTGACGATCCCGAGCGTTTCGAGCGCCTGCATCGTCGAGGAGGCTTGGGTCGGCGCCGTCGACGCTCCGACAGTGTGGCGGATCAGGATCGCCTTCACCGCGCCTTCGACGCGGATCTTGTCGGAGGCAGCGGCTTTCGCCAACTCGCCGGTGAACGTGATCCCAGCTTTGCGACAGGCGAACAGCGAGCGCATGATGGCGAAATTGATCTTGTTGGTGATTTCGCCACCACTGAGACCGACGATCGCATCGGCGAGCTTGCCGAACGCGTAGACGTTGTAGCGCTTGCCATCGTGTACGCTGCGGTTGACGAACGCCTCGGTGACACCGCACGCCAACAGCACCGCACCCGCTCGCGTCGAGGACAACTGGGCGCGCGCCTTCTTGAGCGTCTTCTGGATGTTGTCGTTGCCGTTCGCGAGTTCGAAGTCCGCACGCTCGTCGACGGCATTCGCCATCTTGACCGTCGCTTCGATTTTCGCCTCATCGCTGATGTTCGCCATCATGTCGTCGAAGCTCTGGATTTCGCCATCGGCCTGGACTTCGAGGACCGGGTCGATATTCGCCTCATCCTCGATCAGCGCCTCATCGATCGCCTCAAGCTCGACGATTGCCTCGGCCGACGCCTCATCGAGCATGTCGAGCGCCATGAACTGCACGGCGTTGCTGGTCTCGGTTTCGAGCGCGGCGATCTGAGTCTTCGTGGTCTTCTTTGCCATTGTCGTTCTCTCGTTTCGTTGTCGTCGCGTCATTGCGACAATCGAACTATCTCAGAACGAGGCAAGGGAAGCGGTCGGCAAAACAGTAGGCGAATAGGCAAGGTGTAGGCGAAAATGGGTGAGGCGAACCGCGGGCCGGACCATGGATTTTCGCCACCTTTCCGCTAAGAGAATCTATCTACTAGATATATATCTTATATAGTGAAGAGACGGCTTTTTTCGCAGACACATTCCGGACGTCTAAAAGGTTCGCCATGGAGACTCAAGGGGCTCCGGTAGCGACTGATTTTACAGGGAATTCAGACCCCGGCCGTGGAATGCCATGGGAAGTTATGGCGAACCTCGGCGACGCCATGGGTGTGTAGGCGAAAAGCCCTTGGTTTATAGGCGAAAATCGTGGGGAGAGCATGAGGCGAATTGGAATGCCACGGCGCGCTCTCTAATCTACCTTCTTCACCTCCTCTATTCGTACCCTCTCCCTCTCTTCAGACCCCTCACCTCTTCACCACTGCTCTCTAGGCTCTCTCGCTCTGTAGGTTCTCTCTACGGTTCTTGAGAGTTTTAGGTTGAGGTCTTGGTGCTATTCGCTTTGGTGCTGGCTCTGACCGTTCCCTTTGTTTGATATATCGGTTGAGGTCTCTCTACCGGTTCCTGAAAAGTTGATGGTTGTTGTTCTGCTGGTTTTGGGGATTGTTGACCCTCGTGTTCTGCTCTCTGAAAATTTTGCTTTGGGGTCTCTCTTGGGGAGTGCTGATTTTGGGTTCTGAAATCGCTTGTTTTGCTGGGAAAGTTGAGTGTCAACCTTTTGCATTTTCGAGGTGGGGTTGACGAAACGTTGACAAAAAGTAAACCAGAACTGACTTATACGGTAATCTGGTAGTGATATCGGGATTTGGGAGGTTTACTTCTGGTTCACATGTAAACCATTTTGAGAGCTGGAATTGGTATTGGTTTGAGAAAATCAGGGATTTTTGACGGGTTTTCAGCCGTTTGGTTTAGATCTTGGTTTACATGGTTGACAAACCATGGGGCCGGAATGGTCTGAAAGAGGGGCGTTTAAGCCCTCTCCTCTACCTTAATATCAGCCCTTGGCCTTGGCGTCGTCATAGCCGCGGTTGTAGTGAGCCTTCTGCTCGTCGGTCCAGTGGCCCCAGGGGCTCCTTGCCCAGCCGTAGGCGTGGTGTGTCTGGCCGAGGCGATAGCAGTCCTGGTCGGTCGGGTTGTCCTGGATCCGACGGTCGTTCTCGGCGTAGTTGATTTCAGCCATAGTGAACTCCTCACCCCCTTTCTAGCAGACATCGGCTCGATCGCGAAGCCGTCCGAGATTATCTGGGTCGTGGTCTCGACGATTTGGATGCCCGCCTCGTTGAGATCGCCATCATAAGCTGCGCCACCTCCACCAGGATCAAGAAGAGACGTTAGCGCATCCTCGACGTGTTCGACGACATAGGTGCGATCTTCGGTGCAGTCGCGCATGTGTTCGGTTGCGACCTTGAGGAGCTTCTTCTCGTCGAAGACCTCGATCTCCATTTCCAGGCGGTAGGTCTTTTTGGTCATGTGTCGTTCTCCATCAGTACCTTGGTGACCAGCGCTGTTAAGGCCAGGATCCCGAGGATGGCGCCGGCGTGCGTTATGACGATCATCTAGCCCTCACAGCGACGGCGCTTTCCGATGTCAGGTCTGGATCGAAATTCCACATCGAATTGACGTGGGTGAGAAACTCACGGCAAGCAGCTTCATCGGGCAAACGATAGTGGCTTGAGATACCGTTGAGGTGGCGCATATCTTTCGGCTCCATAACGGTATCGTCAGGAAGAAGGGTGATTTCGCCGAGGTGATATTTCTGTCCGTCTCCTCGTTCGCAGGCGAGGATTTGGACAAAATAGCGTCGGTTCACGAGCGCCTGATAGCGCTCGCAACAATCACAGTCGAGGTCGGCCGGGTTTGCGGTGAAATATCGGGAGATATTCATGTCAGCTTACTCCGATCGCGATTTCTTCGATGTTGTCCATCCGGATCCAGGTGTCAGGTGTATCGTCGTCCTCGATCCTCAACAGTAGCCATTCCTCGCTGTGTGCGACGACCGTGGCGCCGTTGAAGGTTCGGCCGGATTTGAGGATGAGGACATCGAGCCAGTAAGCCGTGCCCGCTTCGTCGAGCGTGGTCATCCTGGCGTTTGGTGATGCTTGGGTCATCTTTCCCTTACTCCGCGATCATATCGGGCTCGAAATCGCCGATATAGGCGAACGAGATTGTGTGGGAATGAATATCGAGATGACAGTCGATGTAGACCTCGCCCTCGACGTCCCAGCCGCGCACCTGAAGCACGTCGAGACTGAACGCCGTGGGAAGTCGATCGTGGTTCGGCATCGATTCGATCAGCGCCAGAAGACCGTCGACTCTCGCCTTGTCCGTGATCTCCTCGTGATCGTAGTCGTAGTCTTCCGGGACGAATTGGTCGAAAAGGTTCTCGTAGTCGCCAAGAGTTCGCATTGTCAGATCACCCCTGCATATATTCGGAGACGGCGTCTTCCGCGCTCTCGACGCATTCGCGGATCGTGAGGAAGTGCTCTCCGAACTCCTTCATCATGTTCTTTCGAACGTCGCGCGCCACGCGCAGAATGAGCTTTTGCTTGTCCGATTTAACCATTGCGACTCTCGCTCTCGTTGTGTTAGAGAGAATATCGCATATATTTCAATGGTTTACTACTGGCGATGCTATGTCCCAGTAGCTTTCCGCGCAAGGCCAGCTATATTCAGAACAGCAGGAGCGACGTTGATGGCGACGATGGTGACCGAGGTTTACGATGCGCTGAAATCCGCTGGCGTGGCGGAGGACAAGGCGCGTTCGGCTGCTGTCGCCATGGCGAACTATGAGCCGCGGTTTGCCGGCCTCGCCTCTGACCTGAACCTGGTGAAATGGATGGTCGGCTTCAATCTGGCGCTGACGGTCGCGGTGCTGTTCAAGCTGTTTCACTGACCTTGGTGCGGAGTTCTTCCAGCGCCTCGACACCAATCTTGTTCAGTTTGCCATTCGCCGCGAGTTCGACCAGACGCAGTTCCTGAATCGTCAGATCATTGCCATCGTGAGACTTCTGAAGGATCTCGATGGCAAAATTCTGCTGAACAATGCGCTCCTCGATCCATTTGCTATCCGTAGGTAGGGAAAGACGCTCCCTTTCCTGTTGAGTAAAGCGGGTGGCGCTGGGAAAGCTCGTCCAGCCCAGTTCGTTCGACCAGAAACCATCGTCATCATCGGTCGCTTGAATCACCCAGGTCATAGTCCTCTCCCGATCGCCATCAGTTCGTCGATGATGTTGTCCGTTTGTTGCCAGCCGATGGATTCGCGCCAATCAGGCCAGACGGTCGCGAACCATGTCCGCATCTGTCGTTGGTTTAAATCGCCTGGGTTGCCATGCTTGGCAACGAGGTTCTCGGCGATTTCGCGGCTCTCGGTCATGTCGCACCGCCAGTTTTGACGGTGACTGACAGAGCCGCCTCCAACTCCTTGCACCGCTCCGCAAGCTGGCGCGGCGTCAGGCCGGTTTCATGGGCGACGGTGAAGGCTTCCGCGATCAGATTGGCATTCGCGACGGCTTCGCGCTGACTTACAGCGGCATCCCATTCGTAAGGATAAAACCCACCTGGACGAACAATGGTCTTATCTTCATCGTCGACGGAATTGACGGATAACGGCCAACCGCTCCATTGACCGCCATCATCACAGATAAAGACGCTGGCAGGCCCCTGCGTGAACATTCTGCGGCTTTCGGTCATTGCGATTGAGCCTTCTGATAGGCGTTCCAGGCGTCAACCGCGCGGCCGGTATCGCCTGCTTCATGCATCCAGTGACGACGTTCCTGATCGCTTAGATTGTTCCACCATTTCATCCCAGCCTCGTCGTTTGCGCGATCTCGATCTGGCGTTTTACCAGACTTTAGAAACTCGTTGAGGTCGCGGCCGACGGACGTTTCACCGGGACACGGCGGTATGTCGCGCGGCGCCACTTCATAGCTTGGTTCGCCATCGTAGGTGCATGAATAGAACTTCCAATCATGCCGACCCCACGAGCCGTCGTCCTGATAGCAATACAGGCTTCGACCGTCGCGATAGTAGACGCGACAGTTGCCGTTGTCTTCCGAGTCAAATTTCACGCCACGATCCTCCCCTTCTCCATCGCTTCCTTGGCGTAGGCGCTGATCGGCTTGTCGCCTTCGAACGATCGATCACGCTCGACTGGCAGACCCAGTTTACCGCGAATCTGAATAACCTCATTCATATCCACATAGCCCAGCTCGGGCTCGCCGTGACCAAGGTCGCAGAGACCGAACGCCATACCCGTCTCGTCGATATCGGTCAGGAGCCAGGTACATTGGGCGTCGGGCGTAAACAGCTTCACGACGGGGACGAAATCGTGTTCGCCCTTTTCCATCGTTCCTCGATTGGCGAGGAGCTGGCGATAGTCCCTTTCGGTCAGAATCCGGAATCTCATGCGAACCTCATCGTTTCGCGAATTTATGCGTCACTCTCGCACAACGCGCAACGGAATGCGGCTGGCAATCAGGTGGTTTCGTCGATCTCCACCTCTTCGAGCTTGGTTTCGTCCCCGCAGGTGTTGCAATAGGCGTGGTCATAGGTGTCTCGAAGCACCCAGCGTTGATCTTCCACGTCCCACTCCGCCCAGGCGTCACGAACCACATCCTCAGAGCGACAGTCGCGACAGACGATGCGAATTTTCTTCGGTTTGTCGGTCATTGAATGTCCTTCTTGGGATACTTGGCGATAGAGTAGACGTCGACCTCGCGGAATTTCTCGTAGACCGCGGGCTCGTCCTTCAATTCCTGCATAAGATCACCCATGATCTCCGCGAGTTGCTGCGCGCCGCGGACGTCAGAGGTCGCGATGGCGATGTTGACCGGCCCCGCATGGGCTCGCAGGATCGGTTCGGCGTCATTGCCGATCTGCCGTGCGGTCCCGCCGAGGTCGATAACCGATTGGTCTTTGCGGAAAATACCGAGCCTCATCATTCCCAAATCTCCGATGATTGGATCTCGAAGCGCTCGTCGTCGGCACATTCGAAATAACGGTCGATCGCCGCGTCCTTATCTGTCGGGATCGGCTCATTGGCGTTTACGCGTCGGTTCCACCATTCCTTGATGTAGGCGAACACGGCGTTCACAGCGGCCGACCGGGATCGAAAGACCCGCGTGTCGTTGCCGTCCTGATGATCGATCCGCATGACCCAGACGCTCATTGTCGTTCTCCGTCTCGTGCGTTGTCACAAAGAACAGTCGCACGAGACGCTTAGGTTGTCGGTTGGCAGTTACTTGGCAGTCAGCGAAACCTTGCTTTTGCCAAAGTTGATGATGATTTGCTTGGCGCCGCGGTCGATGTAGTTCTTGATCGACTCGGCCCAGGGCAGCGTCTCGCCGAAATCGTCGCCACCGACAGCGTCGTGGGCGCGATCGTACCAATCCTTGTCGGTCTCGGGGTTGTACCCCTTCGCGTAGACGACGTAGCGGGAGAAGTGCTCGTCTTTCGCCTTGGATGGATCCGCCGGGTCGCCAGGCGTTCCGTTTGACATCAGATACAGACCGCGATCCTTGACCAGAATCACGGACGGACCTTTGGGCGCTTCGGTAATCGGATTGAAATCCTTGTCGTAATCAACGAGGACTTCGCTCTGTTTGTTGGCGATGGAGTGCTCGACGACCCGCTTCAGCGCGGCAGCGTCGAAAACCAGCTTTGCCATGATCTGTTGTCTCCTGTTTGCGATGATTAATCGTCGCACAGTCGCGTCAGGATTGCGGTTGGGAGAGCGCTCTGGGCTTCAGGTAGACACGCACGCGATAGGCCGTGTTTTTTGCCTTCATCATGCCGGTCAACAGGCACTTCGATATAAACTTGCCGTGGACTGTGCATCCGTAGCCATTGTGATAACTATGGATATAACCGTCGGGCTCCCCTCGCCTGCCCATCGCCTCGTCGACCGTGAGCCAGACGTGACCTTCGAAGCACGACGGAATCGGATCGCCATTCGGGAAGAACGGCTTCTCATAGACCGTGGCGCGTTCGATGCCGGCCCAGACGTCCGATAGATCGTTCCAGTAGAGCCGCCCTTCCGGCGCCCGCTGGTTTGCCATGACGTAGCTCATGCCTCGTCTCCAGCCTGTATATTTTCCTCTACAAGATCCACGACCGGTTCCTCATCCAAGAACCCGTGAATTGTCATCGAAGGCGAAAGACTGACTTGTGGAAGATCTGGATCATCGCACTTCAAATCCGAGATCAGATCGCATCCGCCGGCATTGTCGACCTCGATATCGTCAAACTGGATTGTCTTGGCTAGTTCGATCGCTTCCGCTTTTGAGTTCGCCTTGATGTAGGCGGTCGCAACAACCTCGATGTCGATGGAGTAAAGGTTCATGTTGAATGCTCCTGCGAAATTTGAATAAGAGTTGCACGACGCGCACTGGATAGCTTCCGGCGGCGTCAGGGTGTTGCGAGCGTTTCTAAGCGTCACAGAGCGTCGGGTTTGAGAGCGTGTCTCTTCACACAGCGAGACGACGCAAACGCATAGAAACGCAAACCTGAGCGTCTACGCAGCGCTCCCGTCGCTCTTTCGCTCGTGAAGTAGTTCGAGAAACTGCGGAAGGTCGGATTTCTTGCCGTCGGGCAGCGGTTTGAACCCCACGGAAATGCTGACCAGGGTGTCGATCGGTGTCATCAGCCAGGTGTTGTCGATGGTGTTGCGCCCGTAGATGTCCGTCGGTGTAACCCGCACCGAGTCGATGCGGAAAACGCTGCCGTTCTCCAGGTTCAGATCGATGAAGGAAATTGCGTCTTGGTTCTCAGGATTGAGAAGGTGGAGCGCGCTAATCAGATTGCGAAACCCCTGCCTCATGGCGTCGTCACCCGCTCGACGTGCTTGGGATCCGAGGCGATCAAGGCGGCGCCGACGCACCGCATCATACTGCGTCGGTCGATCGGCCGCATATCGCTCCAAGCCGGCACAGGATTGACCCGGTCTGGCGTCCGCCGGGTGAACTCACGGCGTAATTCGCGGACAAAGGCTTCGGTTGAGACGGCGAGCGTCGTTGCATCAGGAGTCGGCATGTTACCTCATAAGTCAGAACTGACTTAATTATCGTGCGAAAACAAACGGTTGTCGAATGGTGTTCAGTTAACTTCCAGATGTTCCATCACCCGTTTGACAGTCACGGCGAACCAGACGCCACGACCGGATGGTGTCTCAACCTGATGTTCGTTGAGGTACTTGGCGATGTCGCGCAGACCGGTTCGCCCTTGGGCCTTGGCCTCGGCGATGACCGGCGCAATCTCGTTGCGAAACTTGACGGCTTTCAATTGCCGGACACGAACGGCGTCCTCACGCATCTTGTCCATGTCCGGATTGCCGTATTCCGCTGCAAGCGCGACCTTGGCCTGCTCTTTCAAATTCGACAAGGCCGCGGCAATCCCCTCGCCGGCCGGATCCAGGTCGATCACGGCCTGGGCCAGTTTCTTGAGGAGCTGTACGCGGCTCTCGTTGGACTTCTTGGGCATCTTAGTGAGTGGTTCCCACAATCTCGGGGTCTTTGGCCATCTGGAATAGAATATCCATGATCGCCGGCACCTTCAACGCCACAGAGAGCGCAACCAGTGTTTCACCAATCTTGAGTTGTTCGGGGGTGAACTGAGAGGGATCCGAGACGTTGTAGGTATTGAAAATCTGGACCGATCCGTCGGCCTTGATCACCAGGCCAGCATCGCCATCGGCGATCGGAGAGACAGGAGGTACGAGTTCTTCGATGGAAAATGGCACGTCAGATCCTTTGAACGTTAACTGCTGCGATACGCACAGTATAGCGTCAGAGCGTTGGCGAGCGCACGGTTATGCCAAGGTCTGCGAATCAAAAGCCCCGCGACGGGGTGTGCGGGGCTTCCGTGAATAGAGCTTCTTGCTCGGAATAACGCGACCGCGTCGGTGCGGATCAGGACACCAACGGGTCGGAATGCGCTGGTTCAGTTTGTCGAAATCGACCTTTTTGAGACGCTTTGCCATGACAGATCACCTTTACAAAATTATTCCCAACTTTTTTCGGAATTATGCATTCCGGATACTGGTTTTTCTTGTGCGGACTCGACCCACATTATATCGCTTTTTAGCGTTTTCGCTAAATGGCGACGACGTAGGTAAAAAATCCGCGCTAATAAGACAAAAATCCTGTTGACCAGCTAAAGAACATACAGGAAACATGGTCAGTACCCTCGCCTGTCATCAAGGAGATTATTATGAGTTACCATAGTGTCGAGGAGTTCGCAGAAATGCGGTCTTCTCTTGCTCAACAACTAGTGTCCACCGCTGCTCGGTTTGCCGACGATCGTGGTTTGACGAAACTGAACGAAGCGGCGTTGCGACAACTCTCGACTCCTGTGAACGACGTGGCTTTGGAACTCCTTGTCTTTGGCGCCGATGCCTGGCCCGAATATGTTCGGCTCGACAACGGTAGCGATTTCGCGAAAATGCTAAATGGAGAAAACGGCTCTTAACGAAAACTGCCTTTCGCGAAACCGCTAAATCGTCCTTTCGTTATTGCGCTAAAGGACGATTTAGCGAATTGTTACCTCGATCGAATCCCAGGTCCGCTCCTCGCCCGCTTCGTCGAGAAGTTTGGTAAGCGCCTTCTGAGTTGCCTCCGTTGGCGTCGCGCCGCTGGCCTCGACCGTCCGGATCCGCTGATGGGCCGCGTTATACGCAATCGCCATTGCCGTAATCAGTGCCATTTTCCATCGTTCTTTCGTTAAATCGTTATTTCGCCCAAGCGCTCTTTAGCGAATTGACGCCACGGAGCGCCTCCTTTGCATCGTAATTCGGGTGATTTTGCCACCATTTCAGTTTTCGCTCGCAGATGGTAAGTTCTTTTGCCGCCTGCATTTTCTCCGCTGTCGTGCCATTCTGATGCATAAAGGTCAGATATAGCAGGTTTTCGTAGTGTCTGAGGTAGCCCTTCACAGCATTCAGCTTGTGAAAGTCGACGGCGCCGGTGAACGGCTCGCGCTGCTCGGAATAAATCAGGCTCATCGCGTTCTCGCTAAATCGCTAAATCGTGAATTAACGATAGCGCGTCGCACGTCGGGATGCGGCTGGCGATTGCACCCGTCGAACGGCAATCGCTAAAGAGCGAAATCGCTAAATAGCTCGTTCGCTAAAACGCGATTAGAGCGTCACTGAGCGTCGGATCGATTGAGACGTACAATGCAGCGTTAAGACGACGACAGCGCATCAGCGCGCGTTCCTGCTCGATCCCGGTGATGCTGTAGATCGCGAAATAGCGTTTTCGCTAAATCGCGATCTAACAAAGCGGTGAATAATAGTTCATTTCACGTGGAACGAATTAACGGAACTTTAAACAGTTCCACCCTTCGCCTGATAGGCGGGGCAACCCTCGCAGTCCGAGGGGTATTTCAACAAATGGCCGGCGAGGGCGTTGCGCGAGAGCCACCTGGGCACGTTGAGCAACTGGTCCGGCGCCTCATCCATTGCCCAGCCACACAGCATCGGACCCTCGATCTGGCGCTGATCACCGGTGAGGGCGTCCACCTCGACAGCATTCTCGGCGCGCTGGGCGAAACGACAGGGGATCATGACGGATCCTAGGTCTGGGGGAGGGGGCGCCAATGCGTCGCCTTGAAGAAAAAGAGCCCATCTCCATTGTCGCGGTAAACACCGCGTTCTTCGCAGGCTGTGAAATTTGGCTTTGTCGAAATAGGGCGCCAGATGTTCGGCGGAACCGCGACACGCAGCGGCTCAAAATTGTCGGCAAAATAGTCCGCAGCGACTAGCCATTTGTCGGCGTGGTTCTTCGGGTTGCGAGCGATCATGTCACCGGTCTTGGGTGATCCATCAGCCGCATCGACGGCGGAAACACTCACGCCGCTCATGTCGAAGTCTGGCGTCCAGGGCTGCATTTCCGCGATTTGCGTTCTGCGGTACTGGGTGAAAGTGTCGCTCATGGGCGTAGCCCTCCCAACTTGTGCTTTGTTCGTTGAAGACGGCGTCGCTGTGCGCGGGTCAGTTCCGGCGGTGCAAAAACGGACGCTTCTTTGATCGCCAGTTCTTCGCGATTCCGCGCCTGCGCTTTGTGAAACGCCTCCAGTTTTGCCCGATAGTAGTCGTCGGGCGACATGGGATGGTTGAAATCCACCATCACACCGCCTCCACGCGCTCAAATCGACCATCTTCGAACTCAGCGACAGGACGGACCCAGTAGCGATCGTCATCGCCGCGGTAGATCACAACCTCATCCTCGTCCTGGAGGACGGTCTCGGCCGCGATCTGCAACGTGCCGCGCCCGATCTCGGTGTAGGTTGTGCCGCGCTTCTTGTGGCGCCAACGGGGAAGGGGATCTGCCGAGGGATAAGCCTGTGTCACCACAGGCTCACTCTCTCCCGAAGGTAGAGAGCTGAGACAACCCTCGGCAGAACGACTACCTGGTAAACCAGGTTCGTCATCGTAGGCCGCGGTTTCGATTGCGCTACACCATGCGTCACGATGCGTTCGGCAATCTTCCAACGCCTCCCGCAGCACATCGTCACCGGCCTTGGCGGGCTCGGGGATGAGGGCGGATGTCATGTTGTCAATTTGCGTGAGAAGCCCGATCAAGTCGCCAGTTAACGGCTTCCATTCTGGAGCGGTGGCCTTGTAGTGCTTTTCCCAAAGCGCAACAGCGAGACGCTCGGCGTAAGCCGCCCCCGCGCTTGACGCTGCGGCGAGACGTAGGGCAGCGACTACTTCCGTCGACTGACGAATGCCAAGCTGTTGCGGCCTATCGCCGTGCATCGTGAAAAGGCCATCCGATGCTTCGATTTGATCCGCCAGCGTCGTGTATTTGTCGGTCATGCTTGTCTCCAAGAAAGGCGTGGGGGCTGTGTGACCTTGAACCCTGTCGAGACCCCATAGGAGCGGGAAGCCGAGCAGGTCACTTTTCGTTGTTCGCCGAGCCCCGGCAGCGTCAAAACTAGGCTTCCCTTCGCGAAACGGTTGAAACACTTGGCAGGACTGCGACAGATCACGGGTGAGCAAACTTGGAGGAAAACACACTCGCAATTGATATGGCGGGGCAATCGCCACGTCGCAGTCCAGCTAAATGTTTCGAGAGACATGCGGGAGTGCGACCCGCTTCAACGCCAATAACTCAGCTCCACGTATTCGCACTCCCTGCAATCGATAGCCGCGGCTACCAATTGGTCTCGATCAGAGCGCCTTCAGGCGCTCCGCAATCTTCGAATTCGGGTTGATCGTCAGCGTCTGACCCGAACGTGATGCGATGCCGACGACGTCGAACAGCACCATGATCTGACCCGCTTGCGAGCGCGCCGTGCCTTCGTTGTAGCCAGCACCCGAACGGCTCGAACTGGCGCGCAGCGCAGCGACGAGATCGGCGTTGGTCACCTCACCCTTCGCGACGAGAGCCTCGAAGCACGCCATCACGTAGACGCTGGGCTTCTTGCCGACCGACAGAGAGCGGAACAGATTGTCGAACTTCTCCGCGATTTTCTTCTGGGTCGGCATCCGACCGATAACCTTCGCCTGATTTTCGATCAGATCGTCGGTGTCGCCGGCGAACGTCGTGTCCAGGATGAAGAAATCGGGATCGATGCTCGAAAGCTCCTTCGGAGCGCGGGGCGTCGCCGCCTTCTTGGCCTTCGCAGGCTTGGCAGCTTCGACAGCCTTCGGCTCGGACGCCTCGACATCGACGGTCGAAACTTCCTGATCGGCGTAGGCTTCGTCCATCGCTTCCGTGACCTCGATCGCCGAAAGATCGTCGGCGCTCAAGGACTCGATGACGAGATCCTCGTTTTCTTCGCCGATATCGTCCATGTCCAGATCGGCGAGCATTTCGTCAACGCTGCTCGCGGCGTTGACCTCTTCGTGCAGAATCTTTTCCATTTCACTCTCCTCGTTGCTGTCTTGTGTCGCGTCGTTCGCTACAGTCGAGAATATAGCGTGCTCACTTTTGGAATGCGGTTGGGACATTGCTACTTCTCAGTGGCAGTTGTCGTCGCCGGCGCCAGGCGTCCGAACAGCCCAAGACCGAGCAACAGAAAGCGCGCCACGGTCCAGCCGAGCAGTTGCCCGATGATCGAGAGAAGACCCATCACGACAGCGAACAGCGGCGTTCGCAGACATTGCCAAAGCGAAACGGGCGCCCACCAGATGCTCTCGGCGATGCCCATGCGAACCGATTGAAGCCAGTCGCTGTTCTTGCCGAATTTCACGCGAGGAGTGCCCTTGCGCTTCGCAGCCTCGGCTTCCGCCTTCTTGCGACCCGTCACCGCGTCGAGCGCCTCAACCAGATTATCGATGGTCTTTTCCTGGTTCCGGAGCTGATTGCTGGCAATATCGATGATGGTTTTCAGTTTGCCGATGACATCGAGCGAGTGATCCATGATCGACTTGATCGGGACGTGGAGATCCATCAGATCATCCTTGTCGCAGCCCAATTCAGCCGCGATATAGTCCAGATCCTTGCTGTCCCGGTAGAACAGAGCCCAGGCGCGATCATTGTCGAGAGGGGCGGTCAATGCAGCTTCTCCTGCTTCAGGACGAGATAAACGAGCGCGGAAAAGCTGCCTGTGAACAGGCAGCAGTAGACCGCGATTTCGAGCGGGCTCATTTCTTGGCGAGCGATTTGCGGTAGCGGGTGAGGCGGGCTTTGAACTTGGCGAGAAACTCAAGGCTCTCGGCGTTCAGCTTTTCGTTCCGCTTCTTGCTCATATTCCAGCGCGGATCTTCGACACGATAACTTGCGTAGTGATCGGTCATATCCTCGAACGAGGTCCAGCACCGACAACCGGCGATGATGTAGAACTTCTTGCCGTTCGGTTCGATGAACATGGCGAATTCATACTTGTCCGAACGCTTGAATGTCTTGCCGACGATCATCGGCTTGGCGCGCGACGCCGTGACGACTTGGCTATCTTCCTTCGCATAGTCGGGGTCGAAGTGTTCGGTATAGGATTCGTTCAAATTGATGAACTTGATCACACCGTTACGTTCTCGTTCGACCAGAACCGCGTTTGTTTTCACGCAATAGTCGCTCTCGTACACGAACCGATCGCCAGGCTTCAGTGCTGCCAAATCCATTTCTTTTCTCCTATGCCGCAAGCGCAACGGCGCCTGTTTCGATTTTGAACCAACCCCAGTCGAGCCCGCGAAAGAACGCCTGTGCTGTGCAGTCCACGTCGTAATCTGCGGCGTGCGCTTTCGTCGGGTCGTAGGGAATGTCGAGCGCCCAGCACAGCGCGCCGAGGTTGGGCACCGTGCCCATTGGCGTCGCAAATCGACCCATCAGCATGGTGTCGAAGGTGGGCTTGGTGAGTCTGGGCAGCTTGATCCGCTCCAGCTCGAAATTGATGAAGGGGGCGTCAAAGCCGTCCCAGTTGTGACCCACGACAAGATCACAACGTTCCATGACCTTGCGTAGATCGCCGGCGACGTCATCCCAGACCGGACAACCTTCAAGATCCGAGATCGAAATCTTGTGAACGGCCTGCGCCGCGGGTTGGATCGTTCGCATCGGATGGATGCGCTTGAAATAGTGACCTTTCTTCGTTCGGGTCGTCAGATCATAGAGGCCGACGTAGACCTCTATGATCCGGTGATCGCCGATCTCCAGACCGGTCGTTTCAGTATCGGCGACGCCAATCAGCACTACGACGCCCTCGCCGAACGAAGGTGGGCGTTGTTCGCGTCATTGGCGACGACGCCGACGGAAGCCGTCATCAGCCGGCGGAGAACGCTGATACGATGATTGGTGTCGTCGATCTCCTTGAGGAGATTGTTGACCTTGTAGAGGTCAATCTCGCCGTTGGCGCGGCGCGGGAAGCGACCGCAGATGATGATCTGTTCCAGAAGATCGTGCGTCTCAGCCTTCATGGCTTTGCTCCACAGTTGAGAAGGGCAGGGTGGTTTAGTTGCGGGGTTTCTCTGGTGCGTTGAGCTTCGCGGTCTCGTTGCGGATCCAGGATTTCAGGAGATCCAGACCGGGATTGACCACGTCCTTGACCGTGTCGGATTTGACCAGCTTCTCGCCCATTTCAGAGCCGGCGATCAGAAGCATGGTTTGACGCGAAGGAACGAAGATCAGGCTTAGAAAGCAAACCAAAAACAGAATTATCTCAATTCGGAAGACCTTCTTCGTCTGAGCGATTATCTCTTCCTTCGCGTTCTTGTAGAAATCGAGGTGCATAACATCGCTGTCCGGAAGCCGACAGAGAAACTGAATCCCGGTGAAAATTGCCGCGATGATTGTGATGGTCAGGATGATCCCACATGCATCGCGAAACTGATCGACCAATTGAATCAGATAGACGAACCAAGAGAGCGAGTTCATTGGGGATCCTTTCAGCGCATCGTGTTTGCGGGAGTAGCGTCTGAGTCGTACCGACGCTGCCGATTGAGAAAATTCTGAATCTGCGCCTCTCGCGCGTAGCGAGAGTCGGCGATCGGATAGTTGATGCGGCTGTAGAACCGCTTGCCGGCGTGATCGATGAAAACGTCGGTGCAAGGATGCCCTTCCGACGACACGCGGGCTTTGATGATTGCTGTGGTCATACGTGCGTCCAAGTTCTTCGCGCTCGAATGTCGCGAATCGTCTTTTTGCTAACTTTGAGACTTTGCGCTAAATCGCTGAGGCTTCCGGCTGGCGCCTGACGGATGATCAGCACCTGTGCCGGCGTCAGCTTGGAATTGCCGTTCGACGTTCCGCGGCTGGTTTTCAGGCCCTCACGATGGGCGTGCTTCTCGTTGTTCGCCTTGGACGACCATTCGAGATTGCAGACGGGATCGCGATCGAACCGCTCGATCCAGTTGTGCGACTTCACACCGTCGATATGATTGACCTGGGGCAGGTTGTCCGGGTTGGGCAGGAACGCCAGCGCCAGAACCCGATTCACCAGCACTGATTTCGAAATGCCTTCGAACGTTAGGGTGAAGTAAATGCGACCGGTCTTGGCGTGGGTCGAGAACACGATCTCCTTGAGACACATGCCGCCCGGCCGAAGAATCCGACCGTCCTTGTAGGGACGAATGGCGCCAGCGGCGATCGCGCGCAGAATCCACTCGTCCTTTTTGAACGCTGGATTACTCATGATTTCCACGTCCACTTGAACAACCAGAGCCACGCAACGGCGCAGATGATGAAAATGCCGATAAATCCGCCGACCAGACCGATCCAGGTGACAACATCGACGGCGACGCCAGCGAAGCTCAGATCCGTCATTTGAGGTTGTCCTTGAGGTTCTCGCGCACCTCGTAGATCAGCTCCCAGGCATCCATCGGGATCAGACCTTGGGTGACCGCTGCAATCGTGTCTGCGACCAGCCACAGCGCGGCGTTCGACAGCCGACCCTCTGAATTGCGGAAAACCTGATCCTTAAGATGATCGAGCGATTTTCGCGCCAATTCAGAGCTATGGTCGGGCCAGTCAGACATTCAGGCCGCGCTCCTCTGCAAGAACGCGAAAGCGGCTCAGGAAGCGCTCCTCAGCTTCTTCCGGCGTCCAGTAGTGAAACATCGGAACGTCGCCGGCGAAGTCTTCCGAGAGGTAATTGGCCGCGTTGGAGACGATGTTGCGCTTCAATTCGGCGCCCACGACCACTTCGTCAGCCCAGCGCACTTGCTCGGGATAGGGGAAGACAAGATTGAACCGGTTCGCGATCGCCACCTCGATCTGGCGTTCCAGCTTCAGGTAAATGTCGCTGTAGACGGGCAGATATTTCAGCGGACGAATGACGTCGCCAATGTACGCCTCAGCGCCATCATGTAGCAGCGCCTCAAGCGCGACCTCTCGCTTGACGACCATCGAGCACAGAATGCAGTGCTCGGCGACGCTCATCCAGCGCTTCGTTGCGCCGCCAAATCGACAGATACGGGACAGATGCCGCGCGATATCGTCGATGAAAACCTCTTCCGGCCGCGGATCGCAGGAGAAGAACAAGCGACCGTGCGCCGTGTATTGATAGTTCCCGATGCGATCGGGAAAGCCTGGGGCGTGAACAGCGCCCATCAGATCCGCAATCGACAGTCCATCGGCGACTCGCTTGATCTGCTCTGGCGACAAATCGAGACCCTTGGGTGTACCCGTCTTTGGCGTGCCACCCATCGTCATTGCGTCCATTTTATCGTTCCTTTCAGAGGGTGTCGCGCGCTATAAGTCAAAACTGACTTACATTATAGCGCGCGACAACAGGGAGCAGACTGCTCGTTAGGCCGCTTTACGGATCAGGTTGCGCGACAGAGCGTCCCGATCCAGCTTCAGCTTGTCGGAGATCTGACGAAGGGATCCGCCGTCGTTCAGCATCCGCTGCGCCTTGACCAGCTTCTTGAGGTATTTCGGGTCCAGATCGGCCAGGTGCGGTCGATTGGCGATCAGCTTCTTGAGCATCCGCACGTCCTTCGGGTCGATCTTCGCAGCCTTGACCGCGTCCTTCGGGCTGTTGCTGGTCTTGGTGATCTTCTTCACCGGCTTTTGCTTCTTCCGCTGGACACGATCAGCCTTGACCTCGACCTTCTTGACTTCGATCTGGCCGAGGCCCGTCACCTGCACCGTCTCGCTGATCGGCGCGTGTTGACCGGCGACGACTTCCGACAGAAGTTGAAGGGCCGACGGAATGTCGTGGATCGACTGGCTGTGGTACGCGATATCGATGCCATCCTGCTCCGAGAAACGCGCGGCGATATGATAAGCCGCAACGCGCATCTTGGTGTCCTCGTTGAGGGGAACAGCGATGACGTCCTTCGGCTGAATCTTCACCAGACAGAGTCGACTGTTGGCGTACCAGAAACCCTTCAGATACGGACGGGACGCAATATGAAGCCCGGTCGAACACGCGACACGTCGATTGTCGTCGACCTTCGAGTCGGGCATGTAGACGAGCGAACCGACGTGCTGTCGAACCTTCTTCGAATGATGATCGACCATCGTGTCCTCGTCGACTTGGGCGAGAATCTTAAAGCCGATGATCGAGCCATCGTCAGCGATCGGCAGGTCGGCGTTCTTCATGAACTTGGTCAGTTCGTCGATGGTGTGCTGGCGCTTGATTTCCTTGAACTTTTCCAGGAAGCGCTTGAAGCCTTTGGCGCCGTCGGCGTAGGCCCGATCGACGTGCATCTGCAAGGCGTCGGCGTCGACCGTGTGATTGCCGACCTGCACCTTGTTGCTGTCGTTTGCGGCGACAGTGACGGCGCCGTGCGTCAGCTCCTCGATCTGACGACCGATCGAGAAATCGCCGAGTTCGATTTCAGCCGTCTCGCCTTTGGCGATCTTCGGCATGATCGCCTCGACGATATCCGCAGTTCGAAAGCTGGCTTGCGGCAGCACTTCCGTATTGCCGTCGGCGAAAAACAGAGTGATGCCGACGTTATTGACGGCAGCACCGGTCACAAGTTTCTTTACCATTGGTCTCTTTCTCCGTTGTAAACCTTATTCATCGGGACGATTTGTGTGAGCGGCGGAATATCGCCGGCGAGGAAGCGTTTGCCCTCGGCTTCGATCAGTTCGATCACCCGATTGACTGTCTCATCCGTTGCGCCGCGAGTGCGATGCGCGACGTTGTAGGGCTCGATGACTTGGGCGAGGAATTTCAGGTGGACAAGGTCGTCCCTCGTGACCCCCTGGAACCGAAACCGCTTCAAAAAGTGCATGAATTCCTTCGACACATACTGTTCGAAGGAATTGAACAGATCGTGGAAGCGCTTTTGGTCCGCCGTGAAGTGCTCGAATTCCGCTTCGTCGAGCCAGGCAGATTTGCCCTTCAAATTGCTGTTCGTGAAAAAGGATCTGGCGATGCGCCAGGTCTTGTAAGCCTCGTCGAGCTTGGCCGACGGCTTATAGGGCTGCATGAACAGCGCCGAGACCATACGTCGGCTCAATCCAGCCAACGCATTGATCAGATTGACCTCGTTGCCGGATCGCGCCACAGATCCGAAGCGCTCGAACAGCGAGGCGTAGGCGACGAAGGCGTGTTGTTCACTTCGAGGATTGACGACACGGCGCAATCGATCAAAGACCACGCTGGACAGGCGGGGAATGCCCATCTTGACCAGACGATCGCGCTCCTCGGTCGAGATCGGCAGACAGGCATCGTCCGGCATAAGGTCTTCGTTGAGGTCACGCTGAAGGCTGTAGAGCACCGTCGGCTTGATCCGCTCGATTGTCGGCTGCATTGGTCCGATTGTGACGTACTTCGGCTTGACCTGGACTTTCTTGCGGGTCAGCGCGACCGGGTGAAACATCGAGGGTGTTTCGATGCTCGGCGCCTCGGCGACGAAATATTGGTTGTAGTTGCGATCCTGAATGGATTTGGTGAACTTGAACGGGGTGAACAACATCGATTTCGGCGCGTGTTCGCGCACAATGACGCTGCGCCGGAGACGCTTCTGCGCCTCGACAGCCTTAACCCTAAGTCGGAACCACCCCGCACGCCGGGTCATTTCCTCGATCTGTTCGGGCGTGATCGATTTGGAGATAATTCCGAAGCCGTAGCACTCGCTTTTCTGGAAAGCTGTGACCGATGGCGCGACAGTGAGGAGATCGTAGGAGTTGTAAGTGAGAGACGCGCGGCGCGTCTTTGTCAGTGACTGCGGCGCGCTGTCAAATCCGTACTTGAAGTACAGCTTCGCGTCTGGAATATCGACGATCAGCCGCGCCAGACGAGAGACCATCAGCCGGTGATAGTCATTCTCCCAGCGCATATCGGGATAGTTCTTTCCGATGATGGACCTAAGCAAATATTTGCGGTGATCGCGGTAGTAGTCCGCGAGAGTCCGAACTGTGGCTGGCTCTATGCCGCCCCTTTGATCGTTCAGTTTGGCGTGCGCTATCAAACGCGCGGCTTTCTCTGCACCAATAAATCCGTCGTTTTCCGGGAATGGTTCGCCGATAGTGCTGGCCCGAGAAATCAGCTTTGAACGATCATATCCTTTGAACCGCTCGATGACGATTTCCTTCGTTACGCGACCGTACACGCTTTCAAGCTCATGCGCGGCCCGACGCATCATTCGCATGAGAGCATTAACGGTCTTCTCGTTGTAGCCCAGACCCTCGCGTGAGGGCTGAACCGACAGCGAGGAGGGCGACGCATAGAAGACGAAGGAAAACCCGTCGCGCCGGAACTTGCGCAGACGTTCGGCGAACGGTCGCAGCGCATCATTGATGTCGATCGGGTACAGAACGTGTCCATAAAGGACGCTGAAACTGCTCCGCGCGAACCGCTCGTCATCATCGACCTCGAATAAGCCGAAACCAGCATCCTCCAGGCCGGAATAGTCACGACCATTCTCGAACAACTTGCCGTTCAAATTGATCGGCAAGCCACTATTGCGCGCGAACGCCGAGAGCGCTCGCTCGAACGGGTTTCGATACTTCTCCTCGATCGGGATCGAGACCAGCAGGCCGCTTTCCTCCGTCGGACCCGTCGCCATCACCTGAGCAGTCGGCTTGCCGTCGGTATCGTCGTTGCCGATCGACAGCAGATAGGTGCGCTTCGTTCCTTCATGATGACTCGTGATCATGAAGTGATCGGTCAGACAGAAGGGCGCTTTACAGCCGAGCCCAAACCCGCCGATCTGTTGATCGTCGTGGGTCTTGGTCGAGCCGAAATACGTCAGGTAAATCTCGGAAATCTTGTCGTCCGGAATGCCGGCGCCATAATCTCGAAAAGTGAGCGTTGTATCCGAGAGCGTAACCTCGATCGGACGATCGGCGATGCCGGCAGCGACGTGGGCGTCATAGACGTTGCAGATGGTCTCGCGGACGATCGCCATCGGCTTGTCCTGGTACAACGCATCGGACAAAATCTTGAAGGCGTGCGCTGACGCCGCGATCTGAAATGAATGCTGTTTTCCGCCGCCAAGAACAGCGTACTTGTCAGATTCGTATGCCTGACTGACTTGCATGATTTCCCCTTGTGTAACGTCGTTCGCTAAGAAGAACATAGCGAACGACGCTGCGGATTGCGGTTGGTAGAGTGTCGGCTAGATGTGGCAGTCGACGATGGCGATCCACGTCTCGGGCGACAGACCGTCGAGCATTTCGGCGACCTTCTTCTGCCACTCGCTTTCGCTCATTTCGTCGGACGACATGCCGAACCAGCCCATTTCGCCCTTCTGATACCAGCAGCCGTCTTTGACGATGGCATAGGTCTGAAGGACGCGAGCGCGAGCAGCCGCGACGTAATCGTCAACCGAACCGCTGTAGGCGATCAGATCGTTGTCGCCGTTGAAGAAGCTGACGAGATTCGCCTTCTGAAGGTCGAGGTGAACCTGATCCTTGCGGTATTCCTCGCGCGCTTCGTCGATCCGTTCGGTGCCGAACTTGTCGAGCGTGTCCTTCCAGAGGACAATCGGACGGCCGGCGATGATTTCCTGCGCCTTGTTGAACTGTTCGAGGGCTTTGGCGCCGGCTTCATCGCGAAGCGCATCGAGTGGAATATCCTTGAGTTGCGCGATATTTCCGATGTTGCGCCAGTTGGTCGGCCATTTCGGCTTGCCGTCCTCGTCGATGTTCTCCGGATCGGTCGACGGGTCATATTCCGGCTTGAGCATACCGCTCCAGCGACCACCAACTTGCCACCAATCCCACTTCTTGTTCGGATTGGTCTTTTGATAGTAGCGACCGTCCCGTGCGCCTTCCTCGATGCCGAAATGATCCTCGGCACACTCATCCATCGTCTTGTAGCCGATGCCGATCTGCCGAGCTTCATCGGCCGATACCGTCTTTTCGACGGCGCCTTCGGGCAACTTCCACGTCTTACAGCGGTCGTCCGTGATGACGTAACACCGATCGTCGTAGCGGCTGATCATGGAACCATCGGCGAGAACGACGACCTTCTGATCGCGGTTGAAAATCTCAAGGACTTCGTCGGTAATGTCCTCTTCGACCACGTATTGATCGACAATGCCGGTGCATTCGTATTCGTGCCAGGGCTGAAGGATCGGCGCCAGCGTTTCGTCATTCAACTCCTTGTCGTGAATGACCATGACCGAGAAATGGCTCATTGTGTCCTCTTGCGTGTTGTGAAAGTGAAGAGACGATATCGAGCTATCATCTGGAATGCGGTCGGTAGATCGCTGGCGTTTAGTGGTGGACGATCTGTTTGGACTGCGCGGCGATCTCCCCCATTCGCCGATAGATGATCTGGCAAGCCAGGTCGCGGCGATCGTCCATATGCGTCGTGTCGAGCCGACTGACGTACATATGAGGCTCGACCAGGCTCGCAGCGCCCTCGATCAGAAGCTGGACGCAACGCTGATAGCCAAGGTTCGGCGGGGGCGACTTGGGATCCGCCGTATAACTGGCGAGCGGCCCGACAATGATGACAGTGTCGAAGTGGCGAATCGCCTCGTCGAGGCATTGGTCGACGTACTTGTTGACCCTCTCGCCAAGCTCGACCGATGAATTGTGCATGGTGATCTCGCCGAGCATGTAGCCGATCATGTCGAGTGGCGTGCGATCAGTGATCAGCGGGCGAGGGGCCTTTTGCAGATTCTGGAGGTAGCGCTTGAGCAGAAATTCCTGCGCCTCTACCCGCTGCTCCAGCGGAATATCACCCACGGCGTTGATGCCGAATTCGGCCATCAGCTTCGTGGTGCTGGCGTCGAAATAGTGCATTCCCAGGGCTTCCGAGACTTGCTTCGCCAGTGTCGTCTTGCCGGACCGGTGACAGCCGCTGATTGCAAATGCCATGTCAGACTCCCGTTGAGCCGTAGGCGCCGGTGCCGCGACCCGTCTCGGACAGATCATCGACCTCGTAGAGATACGCCTTCCAGCGCGGCTGAAACACGAGTTGAGCAATCCGATCACCAGGCTTGACCTGAAAAAGCTCCTTGCCGGCATTGTAGAGAATGACGCCGATGCCGCCCCGATAGTCGGGGTCGATCGTTCCGGGGCTGTTCAGAACCGTGATGTGCTTCTTGAGCGCCAAACCGGAACGCGGTCTAACCTGTGCTTCCACGTTCGACGGCAGATTGAGAGCGATATTGGTGATGATCAGGCGAGTTTCACCTGGCGGGATCGAGGCGTCCTGGTCGGCGCACAAATCCATGCCGACAGCTTGATCGGTCGCATACTTCGGCGCGATCGCTGTACTGCTAAGGCGCTTGAACGAAATGCCGACCTCGTTGGTGCAACGATAGGACGGCGCCTTTGACAGATCGCCAAAAAGCGATCGTGATTGTCCGATGGCGGGAGTGGGATAAACGTCATCAAAAGAGGGCTCGACATATTCGAAACGCTCAAGATCGCCGCTTTCATTGACGCGAACGCTGGGAGTGCGAAACCAATTCAAGAAAGACATTGAAAACCTCATGAAAAGAGGAGGCTTAGACCTCCTCTGTTGGCGCCGGCGTTGTTTGATCAGGCGATCAAATTGCTGAGGTTCTTGAGCGTCTTCTCGGCGCGATCAGCGTTGGCATCGGCCTGAGCCGCATTCACCTGTGCGAGACGCTGTTCCTCGCGATGCTTTTCAGCCTTGGCGCGATTGCTCGCGACGAAGGTGTCAAGATCGCGCTGGATCTTGGTGAAGCCGTTAATGATGCTGTCGTAGGTCTTTTCGAAAACTGCCATGATAACTCCGTGGGTTGGCGTGTAGAGAAAGGATTAGGAGAGGGCGATCTGCCCAGCGGCGATCTGACGCTGGCGCCGTTCGCGCTCCCGCTTGCCGTTGGGCGCGTACTTCTTCGATCGGTTGATGCCGGTCGTGTAGGTGACGCGCGGATCGAAGGGGCGGTCGCCGAGAAATTCCTTCACAGCGCGGGGCGGAACCTTGAGAAGTTTCATGTTTTCCTCGAAAAAGTCAGTTCTGACTTATAATATAGCGCAAAATTACAGACACTCGTTCGGAAGCATTTTGCGGTACTGGCGGAACCCGACGAAGTTGCCGTGCTGATGAGGATTGAACCAACCGAACCTACCGAAGCCAAGCCCGCCGATATCATCAGCCTGCGCGACATGCTCGCAGGGACTGGCGTGAAGCGGCGTCGAGGCCACAAGTTTGTCGTGCAGGGCGATGGCGCGGTCGAGCGTCATGTCGAAGCCGTCAACGGTCTTGTAGGAGGTCGAGGCACAGCGGGCGACGGATAGCTTGCGTAGAGCCAGACTTATGCGTTCATTAGTTGGATTGATCTTTACTCCATTGCGAAGGTAATCGATCGTCAGACGAACATCGTCAGGCTGAACAAATGGCATGTGCCACTGACCCGGCTCCAGCGTCTGGATCGTGCTTTCATCGTCCAGACACTTCCGAACCTCACGCGCCAGCATCGCAATGTGCGGTTCGGCGTCGGGATGATCGCGCAGCGCGAGGAAGTTGGACCAGGCGACCAGATCCATGCCGGACGCGAGCACCGTGATGTGCATCCACGGCTCGATCAGGCGGTTCACGATTTGCTTATGGTAGCCGGCCGCGTCAAAGGCTTCGGCAATGCGAATGACATTGTCGCGAGCCTCAAGCCACGCTGCTTCGGGCAAGGACGGGCAATCCGTGCCGTCGAATCCGCGATACCGTACCGGCTCGTTGCACTCCTCGAACGCCTGCATTCCCTTCTGATTCTTGCCCCAATGCAGCGGCACGAACGGATCGTCCTTGATCGACTGAATCAGTTTGGCGACCGGAATGGCGCGGGAGCTGGCCGAGTTCTTCGAAAGCATTCGGTGCGTCATGAACTCGGCGTGGATACAGCGCGGATAGCGGAGCAATAGGGTGCTCAACACCTTGTCCGACGATGCTGCGTTACGGCTGCGAAGAATGGTCTTGGCCGAAATCGTGGTCATGCTGCGTTGTCCATGTCCGTTTCTTGAATTTGAAGTTCCTTGCCGGCATAACCCATCGCCACGAGCGAACGCGCGACTAGATGCCAGACGTGAATTGCAAGGCGGGGATATTTCCGAACAAAGCCGGATCGCTGAGAAGTACGCCGATCAAGATCCTCTTTGGAGCGACCCCGTAGCGTGGTGCAGGAATAATCGCCCTTGGTCGCCGTGCCGCCGATATTGCAGATGTGCATCCGCGCCAGTTCAGAAACCTCGCCTGTGATAGCGGAATGTAATTCGACCCGAACAACGATCATTTGTTACCACCAAGAAGTGTAGTAGACCGATCGTCCGTCCTCGATCGCTGCGCGCGCCAACCGGATGAATTCGATATCCTCACCGATACGATCGGGCGTGGTCTGGCCGAAGAAAAATCCTGATGTCTCGGGGAGAGATTGACCAAGGACGACCTTCTCCAGCGTATCGAGATCGGCGCTGGTGACTTCAACGGTGTTCAGGTTAAAGTCCTCGCTGGTGCCACCCTTCAATCTGTATAGATTGTGCATCCAACCATGCAGATTCGGATGCTTGCGCCAGTAGTACAGCTCCTCGTCAGCTTCGAGTTCTTCGAAGTCCGCCGGCTTGTCGAATTTGCCGTCGCGAACCTTCGCATACATGTCGAGACCCATCATGCCCTCTATTCATTTAATCACCGCGCCCTGGCTTTTCGCCAGGGGCGGGATTTGTGCTGCCGGTACGGGATGGTCTGAAATCAACGCATGATCGCCTCCTGTGTTTCCCGGTAGATCAGATTCGAACAAAAGTCAAAACTGACTTATTCAATGATCACTTTATAGCAGAAATGACGCGGGAAGCGACCGGCTTGTGAAGGGGCTGATAAAGCGTCGTCTTTGAATTCCTGCCGGCGTCCCAGACGCACCACATGACCTCCATCGTCGGTCGGCCGAGACCGAGGAAGTCAGGGCGCCATAGCAGCGGCAGCACCGCAGCCGGACGATGTTTCCGGAATAGGCTCGAACGGCTCTTGGCGTGCCAATAGGTCGATTTGAGCACCATCGCCATGCGTCGGGGTTTCAGCACCTCCTGGCAATGAACGATGATGTCCTCGGCCAGATTGAAGGGCGGATTGGTGACGATGTTGTCCGCCAAAGGCTCCTTGATATCGAAGATCGAGGCTTGCGAGCCGTAACCGCGATCGACGAGATCGGTGCCGACCACGTCATAGCCGTGCCGTTCGAGGACACGAGCCATGGCGCCGTCACCACAGCAGCATTCATGCATGGTTCCAGAGAACCTGATGGTTCGACACAGAGCCTCGGTAACCTCGTCCGGTGTCGGATACCAATCATCGTCCTGGCGACCCTCGGAAGGATCGCCACCCGCCATTGCCGCGCCAAGACCCATTACGCAGCCTTCTCGGCCGCGAAGTCCACAGGACAGGCGCCACCTTCGCAATCGACATGCTCAAAGCCGACGTCCTCCTGCATACCATCAGCAGCGATCGCCGCAGCGATATGCTCGAACTCAGCCTTGGTGACCGCCTGTTCCGGCTGATATTCGAACGCCGTGGTGTCGATCTGCGGCATCACCGAGCAGCAGCGAATCTTGAACTGCCCCTTGATCAGCGTGTCCAGGAAGCGGTCGAAGGTGATCTCCTTCGGCTTGTACTTTAGCGTATAGGAGACCTGGTTGCCGGTTTCGGGAAGCGGCGTCACGCCATCCGCTTCGACGCCCGTAAGCCAGTATTTTTCGAGCAGTTGCAGGAAGCGATATTGCTCCTCCGGTGTCGCCTCGGCCGCGGTGACCACCCAATCGCCACCATCGAGGTCGCAGATCGCCGGCTTGGTCGGGAAACCAACGACGGTCGTGCCCTCGTAAGTCTTGAGGCGCTTGATCGGGTAGCCTTTTTCCTCGTATTCCTTGACCAGCGGATCGTCGTTGCGGAATTGCACCCAGCGCAAGAACTCGCGCATCGAGGGCAGGTGGGCGCCCTCTGTCAGTCCGAACAGCTTCGAGGTCGTGCCGGCGGGCTTGAATGTCGTGTTGGTGTGCGGCGTATTGACGCCGAGTTGCTTCGAATAATATTCAGCCTCCTCGACGATCGCCCGCTTGAACCGCGACATGGTCAGCCACAGATCCTTGGACTTCTCCTCGTCGATCAGATCGTGCCAGGTGTATTTGAACCGGGCATAGGCCCATTCGTGGAAACCTGTGATGCCGACGCCGATCCGGTTGGTGCGGGTGACCTCGCGCTTGTAGAGGAAGTCCATCAGATTGACGCGGATAAGGGCGCGGGTCGCGGTCCGGAACGCATCTTCAGCGTCATCGTCGTTCTTGGCGTGGAACGGCACGACGTCTGCAATGGTGCAGTAGCCGCCCAGCAGCAGCAGCACGATTTCGCCGCAGGGATTGGTGATGACCTTGTAATTCAGGCCAATCGCAGCCTTGGCCAGCGCCTGCATCAACGGCAAGGACTCGGTGTCGAGTTTGAAGCGCGAGCTTTCCGCAAACAGACCGTCAGCGTATTCCTCGATGCCGGAATTGTTCTGGGTCAGGCGATCCTGATTGATGATGCCCGGCTCGCCGGTCTTGTCATAATAGGCGGCTTCGGCGATTGCCATCATGACCCGGTATGCGTGCGCTTCTTCTGCCGAAATACGCCGTCCACGCAGCAACCAGGCGATCTTCTCCTCGTCGTTCCGGAAGCCTCTAAATTCAGCGCGACCGTCGGTCATGAACTTGCGAACCTTGAGCACGGCGTCCCGGAAGTCCTGGTCGACCGTGACCGAGTTGTTCGACGACCACAGAAAACCGCCGCGCTTAACCTGGATGAAGTCCAGAACGCTCTCGTCTCGCCAATACTTGGTGGCCATACGGGCCGCACGACGCGCTCCACCCACGAGAACGCATTCCGCGGCATAATGGTCGGCGTACATCGCAGCGCGCCAGGGAGCCATCCCAGCGTCCCTGAGCTTGGCGATATTGACGATGGCGCCCATCAACGGGCCGGGACCGCTCGCGGGGCGGCCCTGCATCCCCATGATCGGCGCGTTCTTCGGTCGAACCCCGGTAAAGTCCAGGATCAGGACTTCGTCGCGCCGACCCTCGAACGCCATCCGCTCGATTGTCTCGAACGCCTTGGCCCAGCCCTCGCGACTGTCGGGGACGTCGAACGTGGTGATCTTGCGCCCTGAATAGAGGTGCTCGGCGTCGCGCTTGGTCTGGTAGCCCTGGATGATGCCCTTTTCGACGTCCTTGTGGCTCCAATCGATCGTACAGACCACGATCGGCATCTGGTTCAGGTCCGCCTTGATCATCGCATCGTCGTAGGCGCGGCCGACGCCGGATCCATTGAGTAGCAGGTAGAACAGGATGAAGGTTGAGGCGCTGGTCGAACAGTTGGTGAAAACTTCGCCGGGACGGCTCGGCTGCGTTTCATCGCCGTGTTGCAGATGCCGGCCCGACATCAGAAGGGACGCCTGGCGCAGGTGATGCCGAAGTTGCTCGCGCTCTGGCAATTGGAAAAGTGGACGCGGTTCCAGAAGAGAATTGCCGAGAGCGACACGCTCAGCGACGTCTTCCCACTCCTCGACTTCCTGCCGGCCGATTGCCCAGAAATGACCCGACACCGCAACATCATCGCCGTGCGCGACATGATATTCGCCGTTCGTCACGTAACCCTGATTTTCGGCGTGCTTGACGATCTGAATATCCAGCGACTGATTGTCGTCGCGAGGAACTAGGAATTTAATCCGGCGGGGTTTCTTGTATGTGCGGACGATCTTGCGGTTGATGGTGCGGTCTGCAACGGCCTTACCCATTGCTCCAAAGTAGTGACGTGCGGACGTGGAAAGCCGGCTCATTTTCGAGTCCTTCAGTTTTGAATTTGACGGGAATCTGCAATCCTAAATAAGTCAGAACTGACTTACAAAGGAGATATTTCTTTTTCTTGGGGTTGACGATCAGGCGGCGTTTGCCGGCACCGTTCGCCACAAGGCGAGAAGCTGCTGGAACTGATCGGTCTTGATGCCGGCGTGGGCAACGGCAACGGCGTCGGCGACGTGTTCCTCGCTGTCACAGATAGCGCCTTTGCGTCGAATGACCTTGCCCTTGCGAGTGAGATCAGCCGGGTAGCGCTGCCATGGCGCCTTGGGATAATGCTCGCCGGCCCACTCGATGATTTCTTCCTTCGAGGCGGTCTTGGTGCCGACGGTCGCCAGTTTCGTCTCTTCCGGCTGAACCTGAATGACAGGGACGGGACTGGACGCGACCAAGGCTGTCGCCGCGCCAAAAGCAAAAGCGGCGCGGGCGCTCTGCGCGCCAACCGGAATTTCAGCGAACACGATGCGACAGGGGCGAACCAGTTCGTGATAAACGCCGATGATTTGCTTGCAGCGTTTCAGATCGTCGGAGTTGCGCCGGACCTGTTTCGACTTGTCCTTTTCGGTGACGATCGTGGTGAGGCTTTCGACCGCAAATTCAAGCGTTTCGAGCCGCAGCAACAGCCTGGCGACACCAAAATGCGTCAATGACGGATCTAACGCAGCAATACGCACAACCGTCATTACCAGCTTCCCCAGGTCGGATTGTCGGAATAATTCTCTTGTTTTTCTTCCTTTTTGGCGTCCCGTCGTTCCAATTCGTTCTTTCGACGCTTGCGCTGTACGATTCTCTTGCCCTCCGCCATCTTGCGAACAAGAGCCTGATGAACCGCGCCGGTAATGAACTCTGCGCGCCCTTCGTTCAATCGCTCGTATTCCTGATCTATAGCGATCGGCGTGAAGACCGAAACGAAATAGGGATAGTAGCTGTCGTAGTGGTTCGTGCCGACTTCACCCCAGACATGTTTGATGATGGTGTCTTCGAGACGATAGCCCTCAAGGCCATCCTCCTCATTGACCTCGACGACCTTCACGTAGGCGAGCGGCTCGCCCGACAAGATCAGACTTTTAAGTGTCGCCGCGTCCTTGACGACCGCGATATCCTGCAACGACGATCGATAGCCGTCTTCTTCATCCTCGATCACCTCATAGATCGTGTCGTCGAGTTTGAAGCGATTGCCATCGGCGCCGTAATAAGCGACCGTTTTGCCGACGAGATCCTTCATCACCAGCTTCCCCAAACCGGATTGTCTGAATATTCGTTCGCAAGTTCAGCATTGCGGGCTTTCTCGGTCGCGACCTCTTCCTTACGAAAGGCGTCTCGCGCCGTCTTCAAGAAGGCTTTTTTGACAGAATTCCAGGTTGCGTCTGCCGGGCAGGGCTCAGGGCCGATGATGGCAACAGCCAGCATCTGCTCGAAACCGTCGAAGACGTCGAAGACCTTCTTCTCGTCGATCTCCAGCCATTCGTAATCGTCCGGCTCAAGCGGCGTGAACAGAAAGATGAATTGGCCGCGAACCCCAGTGGTCACACCTTTGAAGGTAAAATCGACGTTGGCGTCGAATTTCTTGGTACGGTAGCTGCCGTCGGTTCGCTTGACGCTGGACGAAAACATCTTTGAGTTTTCGAACGCGATGCTGTCGGCATGAACATTTGCCATGATCTTTTCGATCAAGGCGTTATTGGCGGACACAATTGCTGAATCCGCCAATGTTTCTCTTTTCATAATCGGGCCCTAAAGTCAGTTCTGACTTACATTATAGCTCAAATGCTTCGGGTCACATCAGGCTTTTCAGAAAATTCTTCAGCCAGTGTAATCAGGAACGTTTTGATCATCTTGTCGAGGATCGGCGCCCTCTCAGGGAGACGCGATAGCCCGGTGCCGAGACCGTCGGCCGGGATGACGACGTCGAAGCCCTGTTCGAGCTTGGCGCGAATTTTCATTAGATCCTGCTGAATAATTTCAGCACAACGCGGCTCGTCGTCGGAGAAGAACGACCGCGAAAGGTTGTCGGGAGCCCACTTCGTTGCTACGCCGATCGCGTTCGGCTCACCACGCATGGCATTAGCCTGACCTCCTAAACCCTTGCGGCGCGTATTGTCGCCGAACACGTAGAAAGTGCCGGGGTTGTTGCGAACATCCTCGCGCGTGATCCACTTTTGAAATCGAATGGGCATTTTACCACTCCTCGAATAGGTCGAATTCATTCCCCGACAAGGACGAATAGGGCTCATATGATGATTCGTTATCGGTGAAGGTCATCGACCCGCCGTTGCTGAAGTTAATCACCAACGATCCGTCGGCGCTTGTGATTGTGCCAGCGGTTAGCGAGCCCATTTCGGCTTTGATCGCGTTCAATTCCTCGACCGAAACGATCGGCGGAATAATCTCTTGCGCGGGTGCTGCTGGCGCAATCTTCGCGGCGATCGGCGCCGTGGCGAAAAGACCAAGAAGTGAGCGGCGATTGATCACCAGAGATCCTCCGAGAAAAGCTGATAGGCGTTAAACCTGGGCGCGCTGATCTGTTTCGCGGCGAGAGCGATCTTGAGCGCTTCCTCGCGACTGACGAAACGACCCGTGTTCGTAAGAAACCCTTGTTCTTCGGGTTGAATTAACTCTGTGCAGCCTGCGGCGTGATAGGCATAAAGCAGCGTATGATGCCGCGCCGGCGGAAGGTCGGAAATTGTCACATTCTTGATGCGAAGCGCCGCGGCGACGATACGTTCGGTCACGACAGCGCCTCCTCGACGGTCGATTTGCCGTCGACCTTCTTGACCGTGATCGTATTACGGATCCAGTCCTTCAAGTCGCTATGCGAAATGACGAAAACCGAACCGCGATCCCTGGCTTTCTCTTCCAGGATCGTCATCAACCGCTCGCGACCGGCATTGTCCAGCGCATCGTCGATTTCGTCGCCGATGAACAGCTCGATCGGCTTGCTGGCCCGGCGCCCGACCAGATCCTGCAAGGCGAGGGCGCAGGCAATCCGAACCTTGCGTTTTTCGCCACCTGAAATGCTCTTGAAGGTCTCACCGGCTGAGGCGCTCGTCACTTCGATGGAGAACTTCTCGCGAAGCTCGCCCTTGGCTGTCTTGACGAGCGTGGTCCAGGTTGCGGTGATATGTCCGTCGGTCAGGGTGCCGAGATACTTCGCGGTTTGATCGTTCAGAAACGGCGTCACCTCGTCGAGCAGAAACGCCCGAACGCCTGTGGGACTGAACACCTTCGCCACCGTCGTTGCGACCTGAATAGCCTTTTCGACCTCGTAATAGTGGGCTTTGGCCTCGATCAGATCGGTCTCGGCTTTACTCAGCGCGTCGGTCAGCCGCTCGATTTCAGCGTCGATCGGGTTAGCCTCGTCGCGCCTGGTCTTTATCTGACCCACAAGCGACGCCAGGGTCTTTTTATAGCTCGAAATTTTCAGTTCCGTCTTCTCAATTTCGGCCATCTGCTCTTGCAGGGAAGCTCGTAGAGCGTAGGTCGCAGACAGATCAGTCATCGTAGCGCGAAACGCTTCCAAAGCGTCTGTCGCGCTCTTGACGCACTCTGACGCTGCATCCTTCTTCGCTCGCGCTTCGATCAGCGCGTGATTTGCTTTGGAGATTTCGTCCATTGCCAGCTTCTTCGCCGGCAGAATGTCCGCCTCGGTGAACGGACGCGCACAGGTGCTGCACGGACAGCCGACCTTGTGATCCAACGACTTGAACTTGGCGTTGCTGGTCTTGAGGGTGTTGTCGAACACCGCAAGATCGGTCACGGCCTGTTCCAGACCCCGCTTGGCCTTCTCGACGGCAACGACGTACTCACGTTCCTCGACCTTCTCAGCCGCGGCGCCGGCGATGTTTGCATCCAATGCCTTGATGCGATTGGCAACGATCGTCTTGTCGCCCTTGGACACCAGGCTTGTCTCCAACGTGACGATCTGCAATTTGCAGTCCTTGGCGTCCGAATGCAGTTCGCGGATGGCGACGAGGCGATTTTCCTCGAATTCCTTGCGACGAACCTTCATCGCTTCGAGGTTTTCGGTCTTGTGCGCCACACTGAGCACAGCCGTATTGAGAGCCATATTTGCCGCTGACAGATCTTTTTGCTTGTTATTCAGACGCTTGTTGGCTTCCTGGTAGGCCGCTTCGAGCAGCGTCGCACCGGACGCCTCCTCGATCAGTACCTTCAGTTGCTTGTCAGTCATGCTCGGCAGATCGGGCATCTTCTCCTGACCCGAATAGACCGCGCCAGTGAAGACCTCGTGCGTACAGCCAAGGATCTGCTCGACCACCTTTTGCGTCAGAGCGGTTGTGCCCTTCGTCAGGTCGGTTTCATCCTTGCCGTCCTTATACTGGACGACCTTCAGCGAATTCTTGCCGGTTGGGTGCTTGCGATAGCGGGCGACGACATACATCAGATCGCCTTCGGCAATCGTCACGGTGACAACCGTGCCCTTGCCAGCCGTTCGATTGACAACTGCATCACCATCCTCGCCGCGCGCTGTCACGCCATAGAGGCACCAACTGATCGCGTCGAAGATCGAGGACTTCCCGGCGCCGTTCGAATCGGCCGATGTTTCGTCCGTCTCGCCCTGAACACCGACCAATCCGCGATCAGCGAGGGAGACGTTCGCGTTGCTGATTGCGAGGAAATTGGAGATATCCACGTTTACGAGTTTCATCGATAGTCCTCAGTGAGAAATCAGGGAAAGGCAGTAGAAGAACGAATGACCGGCGCGACATTCATTCCAAACGTCGAATTTCACCCACACCGAAAATAGCAACAGCGCGGTAAAGCCGAACGCCAGAATCACATAGGGAAGGTCGCGTTTAATGCCGATCCAAACGTTCTTCATATTCGAACCACCTTGTTTTTATTCGTTGTCCGCTTCGAGCTTGTCGGCGCAGTTTCCACACATATTGTCACAGCCGTCGCCAACGGTGCCGTATTCGGGTGTTCCAGGGAATGCGCCACATTCGGTACAGGCGCCGGCTTCCTCGTTCCGGACATAGACCCAGCCCATGACGTAGGCGCCATCTTCGCCACGCGAGACGACAGCGTTATCGTCGATCTCCACGTCGCCGTCGGAGCCGAAGCCGTACTGTTCCTTCGCCTCTTCGACGAATAGTTTGTCGACCACTTCATCAGCGGCTTTGATCGCCAACCTCTCGACCAAATCCGGACAAACATCGGCACAGCGCTGCATAATCACGCGCTTTTCTTCGGGGCGAAGGTCGATCCAGCTCATGGTCTGACCGCCTTTAGTCCAAAAAGCTCCGACGTGGACATGATTTCGTGATTGGGATACAGGGTTTCCGCCAATTCGTGCGCATCCCATTCGCCGATAGCGTAAATGATCACACCGCCCTCGATCGTGTGGTCCGAGTGCAGTCGTAAACGCACGAGAAACGGTCTCACGCCGCGTCCTCCCAGAGGTATTCCGGACGATGCTTGGTGTTGATCCAGATCCCGTAATGCTCTCGCATGGCTCGCTGGAAATGTCGCCAGTCGCTCAGATCGCACGGGCCTGGCTTACAATCCAGGCATTGCTTGCCAAGCGCGAGCTGGGATGCGCCGTCGTGGTGGACGTCGATGCCGTTCACAGAGAATCGACCCACGCAACAGCCGTCTTCGGCGTTGACCCAGACAGTCCTGCCGTCTGAGACGATTTCAAACGAGCCGTTGATTTCGGAAAACGGGATCATCACGCAGCCTCCGTACCGAGAGCCGCGCCCAGGTCGCCGCTGATCGCAGCCTCGACCGTGTCAATCGCCGGCGCGATGTCTTCCGACGTGACATGCGCGGGTGCATCGTCGGCGCGCTCGTAGTAGTCGCGGCGTGCGGTACGAACCGGCGCCTCGGACGTCATCGCCTGGCGCGTGATTTTGACGCCGTTGTGTGGAAACCTGAATTGATAGGCGATCGCGGCGGAATGCGGCAGATCGGTGATGACGTAGGAGATCGTCTCGATCCGCTCGTTGACGCGGCGCCCTGTATCCGGGTCGTAGCTATAGACGAACTTGTTGCGGAACATTTCGACGGTGTATAGCTGCGACATTCTAAATTCCCCGGATCGTTTGTAACTTCTGCGATCAGTATAGCGCTACTGATCGCGGAAGTCGGTTGGCAGCGTCAGGTAGATGCGTTCAGCGAACGTCGATGCTCGGCAGGATCGTCGACGGCTTGAAGGTCACACGGTAGAAGTACGTGCCGACCTTCGCCTCCTCCATCTGCTCGGAGAAGTAGGTGACGTTGTCGCTAAGGCCGAGGAAGTGCTTCTTGTACATGCCGGGACCGGTCTTGCAGGTCACGGAGAGCTTGCGCGCTTCGTGGGTCTGCGAACAGAGTCCTTCGATCGTCAGCATGTAGTCGCCGGTGATGCCGTTGTAGAACACGATCCGGCGATTGATTTCGAAGTTGTCCGCTGCCTGGGAGAGGTTGCGCGACGCCACGTCCGCGTCATTGGAGCAGCCAGTGATGCCAACAGCGATGCCGATCAGCGCAAGTCCAAGGATGGTCTTCTTCATATCGTAACACTCCGGATGGTTGAGAGAATGTCTGAGGCGCTCTCCTTGGTCATCAAGGCGAGATCCTCATCGAGCGACAGCCCGTCGATGTATTTGTCGACCGACTCGTCTAGGGTTGAGGCTTTAGCCAGGGTCGAACCTGACCGGGCTGATACGACCTCGCGCGTGACCTGAAACGTCACACCACACGCACCCATTTCTTCGAGTTCGGCGCGCATCGTGTTGATTTCGGAATCGGTCAGTTTGAGCCCTCGGATGCGGACGTAGTTGTCATCGACGAGGAGAGGTATCTCTTCCGGATCATCGTCCCCGGTGATTTCGATGAACGATGGCGCATGACTGGCGCAGAACTCCAGACGGTCCGGATAAACCAGCAGAAATCCCGCCTGGGATCCAATGTCACCCCATTGTTGATGGGTCGTTGCCCCAATCGATACGACCTTGCCATCTTCCATGACCTTGTGATTGTGATAGTCTCCCGCGAAGACGCGCTTGAAGCCCCATCCCGCGACCTCCGCGGCCGACAGACCGGAATCGGGCACGCCCGTCAGCACCCCGTCGATGCCGACGTGAATGATCAGATCGATGTCCGATAGCGAAATGCCCTTCGAAGTGAGTTCTTCGGCGATCTGCGCAATCTTGAGCCGCAGTTGCGTCTTATTGGCCTGCCAGGGGACCATCGCGACCGTCGTTGTGCCTCCGACGTTAATCAGGCTCCAGTCGGTCGTGATCAGGAAATTATCCAGGGCGCCCAGCGACTGAAATGCGTTGCCGAGTGCCGTCGTGTCCTTGCCGACCAGATCGTGGTTGCCGGGAATCGCCCAGATGAAAACGCCTTTGGCGAGGATCCCCTGAAACGCCTCGTGAACCGGATTGAACACTTCCGGGTCGATCGAGCCGCGAACATGGAAGAGGTCACCAGCGATGAACATGTTGTGTCCACCCCGGTCGAGCAGCTCCTGCGCCGCCCGTTTCAGTTCGTCGATGATGATCTGAAGGCGCGAATTGACGCCATCCTCGTTGACGGTCGAGAACGCACTCCATTTGTGCGCGTGAATGTCGGAGACGATCAGATAGGGCGCTTCGGACATCACGCAGCCTTCATCGTCACGGGCTTGGCGGCGTGCTTGGCGCGGCATTCCTCCTTCTTGGCGAGGATGCGCTCGATCTCCTTCAACGTCTCAATACGGACGTCGTAGCCGAGCACTTCCGCCAGCGAATAGAGGGTGCATTGCACGCCGGCGATCTCCTGCGGAACGTCACCCTTCTTGCGGACGTAGTATTCGTAGCAGAGCATCGCCGCGAGCTTGTCGAACGGCATTCCTGCCGCCCGAACCAGTTCGAAGAATTCCTCGGCGAAGCGCAGCAAGCGCTCCTCTGGATTGGTCATGTTCTCGACGCCAAAGACTTCGGTGCCGGCTGACACGGTATGTTCTTGAAGGTCCAGATCGCGCATTGTGTCCTCAATAAGTCAGAACTGACTTGAACAATATAGCGAGAAAGCAGCGGGAAGCGATCGGCAGATGCACCCCTCTTTAGGAGGAGGGCTCCTCGAATGTGAGTACCTTGACAACGGGATGCTCGTGAACGTCAAAGAAAATAGTTAAGACCATCTTGGCGAGATTGTAGATCGACTCACCATTGTCGTCCCGATTGTTCAATGCGACCGTGTCGAGCGGAATGGTGTACATCTTGTAGATGTCGTGGGAAAGGTCGACAGAGAGGTCCGTCGTTCCAAAATTGATAACAAGGTCGATTTTGTCGTCCTTATTGATTGGGCCATAGATATCGAAAACAAGACCGCTAGGGCGCACAAACATGAAGAATGCGTCGATCGGCGAGTTCTTGAAGAGAGCGTTCTTCGTCAGGGCCAACGTGCTGTCGAGGACTTGCAGGCGCTTCTTCAGCGTTGACGTGCTGGTCTTCCGATAGATTGTCCCGAGTCTGGTCTCCGGGTCGAATTGCGGCTTGTAGGTGGAGGTCGACTTGTAGTCGGGCGTAATCAGGCGTCCGCCGAGATCGGCCGGCTGAGAGGACTTGCGACCGAAGAGGCGAGAGAAGAAAGACATGGTAGATTCCTTTTGGTGGAGAAAAGTCAGAACTGACTGACAATGACAAGCGGACTAAAGCTGTTCAGTCCGCTTGTTCGCCAAGATCAAGCTGCGAGCTTTGCGAGCTGGGCGTTCGTGTAGGTCTTGCGAATGATCGCCTTCGCCGGACCCTTCAGGTTCGCGATGATGGAGACAAGACCGCCGATATCTGGTGCCATTTTACGAACCTCGCCAATCGTGCAGTCACCGAACGCCTTGCCGTTGGGCATCGGACACTCCATGTAGCCGACGGTCATGAAGTGACGAGCGCCGATCTTCTGCATTTCAGCCACCTTGGCGGCGATCGCTTTCTTCCGAATAATGCGCTGACGGGGCGTCACCGACTTGCGAGGTTTGCGCGGTTGGAGCTTGCTGTCGAGAAGCGGAAACATCGCCTCCAGAAAATCTCGAAGAAGATTGGCGTTGCGCGGCGTCATCATCGCGCCGACCCAGACATCGCGGCGTTCTTCGCGAGTCATAGTTGGGTCTTCGGCATTGATTTCAACGAGCAGCGCCGTCGGTGTTGCTGGTTGCGGCTTCTTGACTCGCGAAAGAGCGCGGGAACTGATCGAGGTGGTAGAAAGCGCAGTCATGATGGTCTCCTTTGTGTTTAGACTGGTAATCCGTGTGAACGTGCGTATTGGCGACAGATTGTATGAGTTTTCCAAGTGACGGAAATTCCATGCGAACGTGCGTATGCAATGGCATACGCATTCTTCTCTGATTGAGCGGTGTTTTTTTGTTTAATTTTTTCAGGGTTATTTTTTGCCCACTCTTTCACTTTCAGACGATCATATTCTGGATTTTTCAATCGAAATGATTTTCGACAACAAGTCTTTGAGCAATAGAGTTGCTTCGTTGTTTTCGATGTAAAACTTGCGCCGCAATGGATGTATGCACAACAACGATTTGAACGCGCAATTGCACGAATAACACTAACTAAATGAACGCGAGGCTTATTGTATTGGACGAAATAGCACTTTCCGCAACAATAGCGTGTACCCATGCGCTTATGCGAAATATCCACGCCGCACGCCGGGTTCGCGCAAATTCGTGTCGAAATCTTCTTCGCTCGCGCCATTTGTCATCGTCTCGCAAAGTCAGAACTGACTTGATGTTGAGACTATAGCGAGAATCACACGGAAAACGATCGGCAGTCGCTAAATTTTCACAGAACCCGGCCGATGGCGAAATTCGCTCAATGGCAACATGCGACAACGCACCCGCGTCATCTTGCCAAGTTCGACTGGAACGGCCTTGGAAGACTGGAATTGCTGGAGCGAGGCTAAATATTTGTCGCCGGTTTCCCGCACGATGACGCCAATCATCTTGATGCCCTTGGCGTTGCAATCGATCAGATCACTCTCGGAGATCGCCCAGCCGGCGACGCCCGCGCGCACCGCAGCGCTCAGATCCTTTTGTGCGACGCGGTGCATCTGCCAGAGGTTCTTGTAGACGAAATAACACCGTCGGCCGTCCGGCGCAGTATAGGTGATGCCTATCTTGCGCCGGCCCCGCTTGTCGATCTTCTTGGCGATCGTCATTTAGTGGAAGGGGCGTTCCAGCCATGCGTAGAACGACTCCATTTCAGCCTCCATATCAACGACCTTCTCTTTCATAATCTTGAGCAAGTTTTCCTTGGTATGGACGACCGAGCCTTCCTCGTCATCATCAACGACGATCTTAAACCGATCTTTTTTCAGCCGATAAACGACAAAACGGCTGGTCTTACTGGCATTCTCGAAATCATACTTATCCGTCATATCAGCTCCTTTGAAAATTCCAGATACCCTGACGCCCAACGACAGGGATGGGACGCGCGAAGAACTCGGGCTCATAAAGACGCCAGGCGTACCGACCGGGCTTCCACCAGCCGTAGCACTGTTCCTCTTCGTTGACGTCATCGAGGTCGTCTTTCGTGATCACGGCGTAACTGTGGACCAGCACCGTGCCCAACAGATAGCCATGGGGCAGATCGTCGAGCCCCGGCAATCCGGTGTGACCGTAGTAGTGCTGAAATCGCTCATCGGCGAACAATGCGCGCTGTTCGGACTTGATCGTCTTGGTCGACGCAATGCCAATGCGCGTGCCAAGAATGGATGCCGGCGCAGCGTAGGATCTGGTTTCGTTCAGCTTGAAGCCGTGAACAATCAGGCTCGCGTAGGGATTCCAGATCGAAACGCAGCGCATTGTCTTTCCCCGAAGTGATCGCGCGTAGACTTTACGCGAGCGACCAGATCGGGGAAAGGAGGATTTACGCAGCTTCTTCGGCATCGTCGGTGACAGGCGGCGGATCGTAGGTCGCCGGCAACAATGCCGTCAGCTCGTGGAAGGCGTTGCGCTTTTCGATATCACGCGCGAGCGCCTCCTTCGAAACCTGCTTCTCGTTCCAGATCACGTAGCCAGGCTTGCCGGTCTTGAGGAGCTTCTCGGCGACGAGGAAATCCACCAGCGAACGTTCAGTGTCGAAACGACCGGTGCCATCTTTCATGAACATGAAGCGCCACGACGCCTTCAGGAATGGGCGGTTGACCTTGTTCTTGATGGTGCGACCGGTCACTTCCATGCCGATCACTTCCTTGTTTGCACCTTCACCCATCGCGATCTTGCTGGCTGCGAGCCGCAGACGCTGGCTGTAGTAGAACTCCTTGGCGTCGCCGCCTGGCGTATAGATCGGATCGCCATACATCACGCCGGGCTTGGTGCGGAGCTGATTGAGGATCATGACGCAGATGCCAAGATCCTCAGCCTTCTGCGCAACAATCGGCAATTGCTGCGATGCAGCCGTCGCCAGTGCGAGATTGTCCTTCATGTTGCGCTCGGTCGGATCGCGCGGCTTGCCCTTGCTGTCGTAGAGCAGGGCGCGCGGCACCATCGCGGCGAGACTGTCGAACACCCAGGCGATCGGCGCATCGGCTGCGATCAGCTTGTTCTCGCGGATAAAGGTCGCAGCGCGCACCATCAGCGCGAAGCTCTCCTCCAGCGTCTCGGGCTTCTTATAGATGAAGCGACCCGGCGAAATGTCGAGGCCCAGCAACGGCGCCAGCTTAAGTGAAAACGACCGTTCGTGATCGAAGAACGCGGCGATCCCGCCGGCCTTCTGCGCCGCAGCCATCACACGGGTCGAGATCGCGGTCTTGCCGGCACTCGGCGGGCCGGAAATCTCAACAACGCGGCCGACAGGGAAACCGCCGTCCCATTGACCGCTCAAAGCGTGATTGAGCGGCGGGAATCCACTATCTAAAAAACGGCGGACCGTTGCTTCTTCGTCGTTAAGGCCAATAATTCCTTCCAGCCCTTTTGCTATTTCTTTCGATGACGCCATTAGAGCCAACTCCATGAGTGCTTGTGAACGATTCGGAATATCTGCATTTGTGATACGTGAAAGATCGCCGCTACATTGCGTTGTTTCTCACCTGCGGCAACTCTTCGTCGAATTTCTAAAACCTGATCGCTTGTTAGTTTACTGGTTGGTTGTTTAGTTCCGCGAACGTCTGTTCCGTGAATCAATCTGTCAGCTTGATTTTGAACAGGAGTGTCCCATCGAAGATTGAACAACGTATTGTTGTCGCGACTCCCATCATTATGACACGCCTGATGCTGTGAACTCGGCGGCTCTCCTTTGAACGCGAGCAGAACGAGACGATTGATCCTGAAATACGAATATCCACGATCAATATTCTTTAGATTGACACGAAGATACCCATCTTTGTCAGGACGAGGTTTTATCAATTTTGGAACGGATAATAAAACGTGACCCGGCCCGTTTTTAAGCCACGTTCTAACACGGCCGAAATCTGATACTTCGTACCTATTTTCAAATCCAGGTACAGAGCGCCAGATTTCAGACGATGCCATGATCGCTCCTTAACCGTCGATGAAGCCGGATCCATCCGGCTCTTTCTTGATTGATGTCGGCTTCTCGAAGATCGGAACTTCCTCGATAACGGGTTCGCCATTGTCGATCAGACGTCCGGTCGCCTTGAGCCGCGTCGGCCCCTTGTCGGTCGTCTTGATATCCGACGGGTGACTGACCGTCACAACAGGTTTCGACGGGACTGACGGAAGATCCATGTCGAGTGAGAACTCGGCGCGGGTGCTGGCTGTACTGGCGGAAACCACGATCAGATCGCGGATCATCGCGTCGAGGCGCAGCTTGACGTATGCCTCGATCTTCCGGATGACCTCTTGGTCCAGGATAATCGAGAACTTATCGGCGTTGGACACCATCAGTCGCATCGACTTTGCGACCATATTGGCGCGATTCTCCAACAAGGCACGCGCCTGGTCCTTGTTGAGTTGGATTCGTTTCTTCATGCTGCCTTCTCCATCATATTTCCAGTGAACGGCTCTAGCCAGCCGTCCAGATCCTTGACGATCGAATTGAAAAGCATCCGCTTGCAGAAATCGGAGAACTTGTCCGGATCGATCGCGCCGTGGACGATCTTCGGATTGATCCACTCGGGGCGCTCGGGACTGCTCAGATCCATCAACTGCATATTGCGGCGGAAAATGTCGTGCTTTTCCTCGCTCGTGGCGAAATCACGCAGCTTCTTGGTGAGCGCACCCACGTTGATCGTCTTGTCGGCGACCTGGTTGAAAAAGCTACCGACAGAGCCGTAGGTCGTGATCAGATCGATGGCGCCGCGCGGGCCGATCCCGCCGACACCCGGAATGTTGTCGGAAATATCGCCCATCAGGGCCTTGATTTCGAGCCAGGCGCGTGGCGAGGGGACACCAATGAAATCCGTGACATCCTCGCTCTTGCAGACCGAAAATCGTCCCTTCTCGGGAACGTAGCCCAGCCGTGTGCTGATATTCTTCGAGGTCAGCCGCGCATCGCGCATCGGGTCGATCCAGACGACGTTCGGCCGCAGGAGCTGCACCCAATCCTTGTCGCCGGAAATCATCACCAGCTTCTTGTCCATTGGCGCATAACGCTCGATCAGAACGCCGGCGAGGTCATCGGCTTCGTAATTTAGAGCCGACATCTGGCGAACACCGAGATAGCTCACGGCCTCACGGATCAGCGGAATCTGCTGTTTCGCCTCGTTGCGCGCCTTTTCGGCGATCTTGTCGCTCTTGGTGACAGCGCCCTTGACGCGCTGTGCCTTGTATTCGGGGTAGTGCATCTTGCGCCAACTGGCGCCATCCCACAGCACGATCGGCGTCAGCATCGAGTAGATGTTGACCATTGGTCGCAGGCTGCGAAGAAATCCGTAAATCGCCTGGGTCGGCTGATCGCCAACGCTCAAGGCTTTGTTCGAGTTGGCCGCGTGTGCGATGTTGGACGCATCGATTAGAAGATAGCCACGGCTCATATTCAAAATCCAAATACGTTGAGAAAAAACGCCCGGCAGGGGGAAACTGCCGGGCGCTGGTCGAAGTCGAGCGGGACAGGAGGAACCCCGACTTCGAAACTTGTCAGTCGGCGCCGTCGAGTTCAGCGAGCATCCGCTCGACTTCGTCGTCGGTTTCAGTCGCGACCGGAGCAGTTGCAGGCGAGGCAACCGTCTCGACCTTTGCCGCCTTCTTACTGACGACGGAGGCCGCAGCAGCTTTGGTCTTCGCTTCCTTCGCCTTTTTGGCCTTGAGTGCCGCCATCCTCTCTTCCATTTCGCGGATCTCGCGATCTTCATCGCTCTCCACGACCTCGGGCTCAGGCTCGGGCTCGGGCAGCTTGACCTCGGCGCGCAGTTCGGCGATCTCCGGATCATCCTCGATGACCGCGTCGTCCACGACGCTCGACGTGAGCCGCGCCGTTGTGGTCTTCGGACCCGTCAGACGCGCCGAACTCGACACGTCGGTCCCGGAGAAGTCACCGATCGCGCGCAGCGCCTTCGGCTCGTCACCCCGGAACAGTTCACGCTCGATATGAGCGTCGAGATCGGGTAGGCGATCGTAGACGTCGGGCGGCACCGGCTTCGACTTCGGCATCGTCATCACGTTGTATTCCGTGTTGAGTCCGCGGCCAACGCGCTCGATGATAAAATCGACGCCATCGCTCGGGCTCATGATGTCGATGTCTTGGAGCTGGTACTCCTCGATCGTGCCGGCGATCTTGTTCCAGGTAGTGCCGCTGAGTTCGAGAATCTGCGGATCGGCGCTGGCATCGGGGCCGGAACGGATCAAAGCGGTGACGAGCACGCTGCTCTTTGCGCGCCACTTTTTGATGATCTCCAGCTCCTCGTCGGTCGCGCCCTTCTTGGCGATCTCGATTGCTGCACAGATCGCACACGGCTTGCCGTAGACCTCCTCGCTGCAACCGGTGACAGCGACCGGCGGGCCATCTTCTTCGGTCTTGATCCAATGAATGCCGATCTCACGCCAGAAGTCCTCGTTTCCCTTCTGGAGAAGCCGAACGACGGTCTTGCCTTCCTTCAGCTTGAGGGTGTTGCCGCTTCGCGCAAACTTGTTCTTGGACTTCTTGAGCTTGGCGAGCAGGGCTGGGTCAATTGCCATTTTGGGTACTTTCAGTGCTTGGGTGACTGGATCAAACTGTCTCGCAAATTAGCGATTTAGCGAATTAGCGATAACAGTATAGCGAAAAATCTTCGGACTGCTTGTGGCAGTTAAATGGTTGATGTTCCTGCTAATTCGGCGAAACATACGCATAGACGCGAGAGGCGGGGTAAACCGCTTCTGCCACGCGATTGTTGTGATTGCCGGAAATCACGATCGGATCGCCGGTCTTGGTGAAACCCGATACGACGCCAACGTGACCGCCTCCGCGACGGTGCATCACCGCAATGGCGCCGACCCGCTTCGAGGTCCGCGGCAGCTTGGCGAACGAACGCGCCATATCCGATCCGGTGCCGTGATGACCGGTACGTTGCAGCACGAAATTGACGAACCTGGCGCACCACAGATGCGCTCGACCGAACCGCGGGCCGGATCCGATATACTGGCGTGCCTTCTCGACGATGCTGGGAGCGCCGTAGACGGGCGTAGTGATCGCGGGCCGCGATACAGCGACCGAGCGTTTTGAACGCTTGGTGGGTCGCTTGGCGCGTTCCTGGGGCTCGTCGCAGAAGAACAGAAAACATTCGGGTGCGGGTGCTGCGACCACGCGCTGATGATGGGTGCGATGACGAGGGCGTGCGTCGGCCGAGTAGATCAGTGCGGACTGTGAAATCAGGGCGCAGAAAATCCCGACGGTCAGGCGTCGTTTCATATTTACTCCAATCAGTGCGGTTTAGTTGTCGAACATTCGGCGAAGCTGGCGTTCGTGCCGGCGAATCATGAACGGGCGATTCTCGATCCAGCCCCAGATGCCGACGACCAGGATCACCACCAGCAGGACGAAGAACGCCGCTAGAAACACGGCAACGACGAACGGCAAAGGCCACATCAACAGCAAAAGCCAGCCGAGCAGATTCGCCGAATTGAACGTGGTGCCGATAAACATGATATGCAGAAAGACCCCGATGCCGAGATAAAGGATGACGCGCATTAGCTTGCCCTTACCGTTGCCTTGCGCATTTCCTCTTGCTTCTTGAGGATGCGAGCCTTGCGCGCTTCGGCTTCTTCGGCCGCTGCGACGGAGGCGGTCATGCGCAGTTCGCCGGCGAGTTCGACGCGATCCTTGGCGCCGTGCTGAACCAGCATATCCTTGCGCTGCTGGAAGCTCTCGACGGCGCCCTTCGCGATCGCCTCGACTTGCTTCGCCTCGTTGATGGCGCGCTTGATGGCGATCACGGTCGGATGAACCGCAACTTCCTTTTCAAGCATCGCCTCGGTGATCTTGGTGCCCTTCTCGGTGTAATCCTCGCGCAGGTCGCGATAAACCTGCGACTCGCGAACCTCCAGAAGGAGCTTGAAATCGTTGACCTGGCGGGACGCTTTGGCTGCGACCTCGGCATAATGCAGATGCAGTCCAGGCTGCTCCTGCATCGCGCTGGAAAGATCCGTCAGCGAATAGCTGATGTCCTTCTTGATCTGATCCGCATCGAGCGGATTCTTGACGGTAATCTTTCGAGTTGATGCCTCTTCGGCCATGTCGCCCTCGTATGAGTCAGTTCTGACTTATATTATAGCGCAAATTTCTCGGAAGCGAACTGGCAGCTATTCAAGCTGCTCTGACACCACGCGGAACACCTCGTTCAGCAGGACTTGCTTGTCCGGATCGTGCCAGATTTCGCCGGGGTTGAAACCGACAACCAGATTTGCATCCAGCTCCTTGTTATAGACCACCTTGCCAGCGCTCTCGGACGCCTTACCCTTGAGATCAGGTAGGAAGTGGCGCACGGTGATCGAGCCCAACAGAACGATGACGGGCGGCTTCAATAGGGCGATTTCTTCCTTGAGATAGGGAAGGTAGATATCGATCTCCTTTGCCGAAACCTGTTTTCCCTCCTTCGGCCGCTTGATCAGCGCCGTGTAGTAGCCGGACGCTTTGGTCAGATCGTTCTCCATCAGCGCTTCCAGCGTCGAACTGAACGCCTCGCTCTGGGTCATCTGACCCTGTTTTTCCTCGCCGGAATTGGGCGCATCGTAGATCACCATGAACTTCGCTGCGCCGCCCATCATCGGCTTGACGCAGATGCCGTCCTCAACGCGTTCGGCGCGATACTGCGCGACCAACTCGCCAAGTTTCGCCTTGGTAAACTTGTCAGTCGCCATGTCGTGATCGATCGGCACGGTCGCATCAATCAGACCGGGAATGAGGTCGCGTTGATCTTTGATCCGGCTCGGATCCTTGGCCGCGGGAGTTCCAGGCATGACGCTGGCGAAGGCGCCGATCAGATCCAGCTTCTTGATATGTCCGACGTTGCAGCGCCGGCGTTCGACCCGCTCGGACAGATTGTCGATGCTAGTGAACGGTCCATCCATTCGTGCCTTGACGATCGCCTGAGCGCTCGGCGTGCCGATACCTTTGACCCGATTGAATGGGATTGACAGACGGGTATCGGTGAGGATTTCGAACTGGTCGGTCGACAGATTGATATCGGGCATGTCGATCTCAATCCCGGACCGCGACGCATCCTTGAGGATCGCCGGCAGCTTGTCTTCCTTCATCAGCGACAGCGCTGCGGCAAAGAACTCGACCTGGAAATTGGTCTTGAGCCACATCGCCTGGTAGGAGATCAGGGTGTATTCGACCGAGTGCGACTTGTTGAAGCCGTAACCGGCGAATCCTGCGATCTTCTCGAACAGATCGACGGCCCACTCCTCGGTGCAGCCGACTGTCGCGATACAGCCCGCGACGAACTTGCCACGTTCTTTCTCCATCGCCTCGGGCAGCTTCTTGCCCATGATCTTGCGAAGCTTGTCAGCGTCCGGCGCCGAATAACCGGCGATCGCGCGCGAGGTCTGCATGACCTGTTCCTGATAGACGAACACGCCAAATGTCGGCTTCAGGATCGGCTCCAGCAGCGGGTGATCGTATTCGATCGTCTCCAGACCTTGCTTGCGCTTCCAGTAGCTATCCATCATGCCCGATTCCATCGGACCCGGCCGATAGAGCGCGGTTGCTGCCGTGATGTCCTCGAACGTAATGACGCCGTCCTTGCCCAGCTCCTTGAGCAGGCGACGCATTCCGCCAGACTCGAACTGGAAGATTCCGGTCGTCTTGGCTTCGGCAAAATTCGCCAGCACCTTCGGGTCATCGAGCGGAATCTGCATCAGATTGACCTTCTTCGAGTGACGCTTGCGAATATAGTCCAGCGTCAGCTTGATGATATCCAGCGCTTCAAGCCCCAGAATATCGACTTTGACCAGGCCCTGATCCTCGATAATGTGCTTGTCCCAGTTCATCGTGGCGCCGTCTTTGCGCCGCTCGATCACGCCACGATCGACCAGATCACAACCACCCACGACGACGCCGGCAGCGTGTCGGCCGTAATTGGTCATGACGCCTTCGAGACGGGTGCAGAATCCCCAAACCTCGGGTAAGCTGTCGCGGAATTTCGCGATTTCGCTGACCATTTCAGCCGCAACTTCCAGCTTGATGTTGGCGCCGTGTGCCTTCGGTGTGAACTTGGAGCAGTTGTAATCGGCTTCGGATAGCTCGAACGCCTTACCGACGCCCCTGATCGAGGAAGCCGCGGCGAGCGTTGCAAAGTTCGAGATGCCGGCGACGCGCGCCTTGCCGTACTTCTCGGTCAGATATTCGATAATTTCACCGCGCCGACTGGACATAAAATCCAGGTCTGCATCGGGGAGGTCGATACGGTCAGGATTGATAAAGCGCTCGAACAGGAGATCGAATCGTATGGGGTCGCAGTCGGTGATTCCAACCAGGTAGGCGACCAGCGACCCGCCGACAGAGCCGCGCCCAGGGCCGACGAAAATACCGTTGGATTTTGCATAGTTGACAATGTCCATCACGAGCAGGAAGTAGCCGGCGAACCCGAGTTTCTTGAGAACGCCAAGCTCATAGGACAGTCGCGGCTTGTATTCAGCCGCAAGCTGTTCTTTCGTCGGGTGATGCCCGAACGCCGGCTTTGACAGCCGATCGGACCAGCCCTTAACGCAAGCCGCAACCAGCGTCCCGAATTCATCGTCAGCCATCTTCGGAAGCGACACAGGCGCTTTCGACCAGGTATAGTGGACCTTGGCCGCGAGCAGGGCGGTGTTTCTGATGCCGTGATTGAACGGTTTTCGCGCGTCGATGCCACGCTTGGCAAGATTCTCGACCGAGATTTTGCTGGCGCTGATCAACTCGGCGTTGGTCATCGGGTGCAGATCGGTGAAAACCGGCCGCTCCACCCAGATATCGGACAGTTTGTTGTTGTCCGACACCGTGCTGAAAACATCGCGCGCATCCGATTTCCCGGTTTCGTAGAGCACCGGGCGCGTCACCAAGGTCGACCACGCGAACTTCTCGGCAAGCTCGATGCCACGCTTGTTGATCGAATCGTAATAGGGTGAATTGATCGGCGTCAGGGTGACGTAGAAGCTGTCATAACCGACCCTGTTCTGGATCCGAATTAGGGTCGCTTCGGCGTCGGGATGGGTGATCAGGCTTTGCATATCGCCGGTTGCGATCGCCACGTCATCGCCCGACAGACCGTCCAGCTCCTTGATGATATCCTCGATGCCTAATTTGGCCGAGAAATAGAACCGCTCGTCTGAATTCGCCAATGTTAGCAGGCGAAACAACGCCTTAAGCCCGCGCTCGGACATGACGTACCAGGTCAGATAGTATTCGGGCGGCGTTTTCTTGTTTTCCTTGGTCTTGCGCCATGCGACATCATCGACGATCCGGAGCCGACAGCCGATGATCGGCGCAATGCCGGCTTCCTTGGCTTTGCCGGTAAACTCGATCAAGCCGGTGACTGACATTGTATCGGTCAGGGCAACCGCTGTTGCGCCGGCCTTCTTGGCATTTTCGACCAGTTGTTCGACGGTCAGAATGCTTTCGCCGATAGAGAATGTGGATCGTGCAGCAAGAACCGCGTGCATTTACAGCCCCATATCCTTGAGACGAGTAATGGTTAATTCAGCGTTGACATGGGTAATCCATTGTCCGCCGGCTCTAATCCAACGCTCTCGATACTTCGGCCAGTCATCGATCAGAATGTCACCCGGCTGACTATGCAGAAATTTTTCCGCCGATCGGCAGGTAATCATTCGAACATCCGTACCGAGATACTTGTCGATCCAGGCGCGTTTGTTTGCCGGCGCTTCCTCAACAGAATGAGGCACGCCTGTCAGAACGACGGGCCTGTAACGATGAATATACCCCCAGAGAGCCAGAAAATCCGACATGGGCGGCAAATCGCGATAGAAGTTCGGCGTGTTGCGCACCAGCTCCCAATCGACATTGTCGTCGGCCTTGCTTGGTGCAACACCAAAACGCATTCCATAGCCGGTGTCGAAGTCGGCCAGCACTCCGTCCATGTCGCAAAATAGCTGGATCATCGGCTACAGTTTCCTCATTCTGAATTGACCATTGATTTCGTCAGCGGCGCCGACCGCGTGAAGCGCCTGGACCGTCTGCAAGGCGTAGGCTTCGGCCGTCCCTTTGCTGACTTTCAACGCCTGCATGAAAGCCTGCGTCATTTCCATCCGCGTGATGCCTGCATCGCCGCGACTGAGCAGCATATGCGTGGCGACAAACAGGAACCCGAACTTCGTCTTGCGGAACGGATTGACGCGCCGCTTCAGTGATTCAAGGATTTTGATGCCCTTGGCGTCGATCTCGGTCAGCAAGGCTCTGATCCGCGCCGGCAACTTGGTGTTGTAGACAACGGATGCGGGATTGACGGGTGTGGACTTCGTCGATCGGGGCTTGTCAGAAACGACCTTGATGCCGCATTCCTCGCGCAGAACGGCGAGTTGCTTTTCAGCGACCGGACCGCATTGCGCTGCGAATGGGCAACTTCGACATTCGGTCGAGCCGGCCTTGTAAAGAAGGCTAATTCCATAGCATCCTGGCGCCATCGAAATGTCGAGTTCATCCATCGATCAGGCGCTCCAGTTCTGCATAAGCCTTCAACTCCGCGAAAACCTGTTTCCGCTTCGTCTTGTCACAGCCCATCAGGTCAAAGACCAAGGCTGAACTGACTTTCCGCTGTGACGGCGCGGCGGGAACACCACGCGACAAGGCGTATTCACGACGCGCCTGTGTTGCGTCGAGGATCGCGAAAAGCTGCGGGGGCGGGCTCTCCAAAATGCGGATGAATTGCAGCGCATCCTGCGACAGAATCTGATCGTACTCCCGAATGCGATCCGCACGCATAATGATCTCGTCGGGCATTTCAGCCTTCGGATCCGCGATCAGTCCGTGGAATTCCGTATCGTTGTCGTCGCTGCCCGTCGCATCGAGATTGAGCCGAGAATTGCTCTCCATTATCTCTTTGCCAACCCAGCGATTGAGATGATGCCGCGCGCCACGAACGAGGAACGCAACGAACGGGACATTGTGCTCGGGTGACCATGCGTCACGCGCCTTGCACCACGCGATGCAGATTTCCTGAAACACGTCCTCGAACTGAACGGACGAGGCACCGGCGTTAAAGCAACGCCGGTGAACCTGGTGCGCCAGTTTCAACAGCAACTTTCGGTGCTGTTCAAACTCAACTTGCGCTGTCATTCCCGAAGTACCTCTGAGCGAGTTCGGAAGCGACCTGTTTGTCAACGACGGTCAGACGATTGGAAAAGGCGAGTTGCATCGCCCAGTTCCAGTGGCCGCCGCGCAACGCGACGATCTTCGCCGCCTCGATCAATTCGCGAGGCGAGGGCGTCTGCGACACCTTCGCGGCACGGAATTGCTTGCGAAAGTCGGTCGCAAAACTGACGATCTTGGTGGCGTCGCTCATCTTGATGCCGGACTGACGCGCGATGATCGCCGATTCGACCTTCGGATCGGGGTAATCCACCTCGATCGTCATGTTGAACCGTGAGTAGTTCGCGGCGTTCTGGATCTGGGTGCCCTGATAGAGACCCGTCTCGTCGCCGCTGCCGTTGGTGTTGCCCGTCGCAACGAACCGGAAATTCGGATGCGGTCGAATCATCCGCAGCTCGGGCGGCGCGTCCTTGATGTAGAGCGGCTTGCCTTCGAGCACCGGCTGATACAGCATCGAGACGGCGGGAATGGCCGCGTCGTATTCGTCGGCGCAGTAGACCCAGCCGTTGAGCATCGCCATCGGCAACGGGCCGAGATTGAATTCGGTGACAGACACCGGCTTCTGGCGAATGGCTTCGTTGCCGTCGCTGTCAGTGTAAACCTCGTCGACGATCTTGGTGCGGACCATGTATTGCCCAAGAACGTGACCCTCTTCGGTGCCGATCGTGTGCTGGACACGGAGGAACGGTCGACCCGTTCGAGCTGCGACCTGTTCGAACAGGGTTGTCTTGCCGGTGCCGTGCAGACCCCAGGCGTACATGGTCTTGCCCAGTTCATACGCCATCAGCACGATCTTGGTGTTCTCGATGCCGAAAACATAGTTGTTGTCGATATCTGGGACCAGCGTGTCGTCGTTGTCGACCAACTCTTCGGTCGAGAAGACGTGAACCTTGAGGGGTTCGCCGCGTCCGTTGAGCGTCTTCTCGACGGGCAGATCGAACACCGACGCCATCGTCTTACGAACCAGCTTTTCGTCCGCAGCCTTGTCGATCAGCTCGGCACGACGCGCCTCGACGATGCGCTTGCCTTTGGCCGACAGGATCGGCGCGCCTGGATATGCTTCGAGGTAGCGGGCGACGTTCCAGTCCGGGTGATGTTTGCGGAGATAAAGCTCGATCGAGTGGGTCAGTCCACCATCAATCTCGCAACGAATTTTGTCGCCAACATAATGCGACGTTTCGACGTCCGACATTATAAATTTTCCCCTTTTGCGTTGTGCTGTCGTGATTCTAATTTACTGATTTACATACGGGATACAAGTCAGAACTGACTTTCTTTTGCAGGGACTTTTAAGCGCGGCCGGTCCATGACGAACTCCGGATCGGCGCGGATTCAGCCTCGACAGGTAGAGGTTCGCTCTCGACGGGCGAAGCATCCGGTTCGTCAAATTCTTCCCACGGTCGACGGCCGTACCGCGCGAAATACTCCGCACGCAACAAAGCGAGACGACGGTTAGCGTCACGGCGTCTCGCCACATAAGCGAGAACCTCGTCCTTAGTCCGATAGCGTAGTTTCATGACGCGCCGTTGCTTGCGACCGATCATTTGCGATATCCCGCTTTGATCAACTGTTCGGCAAGATGCTCAACATATTGCCGTGTCAGCGAATTCGGACTAGAGAAGTCCTGATCCGCCTTGATCAGATCCTGCACCAGCGCCTCATGCGGAGAGGGGCGTGGGACTGACGGCTCAGGATCGGGTAGGGCGTAAGCGCAGTCCGCGCACATGATCGCCCGCTTGTCGCCGATGAAGACGCGCTCTGCTTCCGGCTTGCTGGCACAACCATCACCGTGACATCGAGACAGATAA